TTAGAATGAGAGGTTCACACCGACAACATAGCTGCGAGACATGGGGTATGCCGACGAGTCGTAGCCGGGGGTACAGATGACGTCGTCGTTCTTGGACGATGCGTCGGGGTCGTAGCCCGAGTAGCCCGTGATGGTGGCGAGGTTGTTGGCGGTGAAATAGAGGCGGAGGTTGGAGATGAGGGCTTTCTTCATCCACTTCTGGGGGAAGGTGTAGCCGAGTGTCACCTGTGCGAGACGCAGGTACGAGCCGTCCTCGACGAAGTATGACGAGGGATAGGTGATGTAGCCGGCGTTGTTCTCGGTGAGGCTCCATGTGCGGGCCGACTCGTTGGGGTTGAGCTCGCGCAGACGGTCGAGGCTGGTGGCCTTGAGACCGGTGGCGGGATCGACGAGACGATAGTAGTTGGACGCGAATTCCTTGGGTGCGTTCTCGAAGGGAGCATAGGGGCTCATCGAGTGCTTGGTGGCGTTGTAGACGTCGTTGCCAACAGAGAACTTGAGGAATACGTTGAGATCGAAGCCCTTGTATGTGAACTGGTTGGAGAAACCACCGAAGAAGTCGGGGGTACCGTTGCCGATCTTGACGGCCTGCTTGGTGAACTGAGTGCCGTCCTCGTTGTCGGCGGCAAACTTGATGTCGCCGGGCTGAGGAGTCTTGCCGTCCTCGGGACGCACGACGCCCTCCTTGAGTTCCCAGCCTCCGTCGGGGAGCTGGTTGAAGTCGTCGGTGGTATAGATGCCGTCATACTTGTAGCCGTACATGTCGCCGAGACCGCGGCCTACGACAGCATAGTAGTTGACAGAGCCCGAGCGGTTGTCGCCGGCCGAGAAGGTCTTCTGCTGCACCTCACCCTCGAGGGCGATGACCTTGGACTTGTTGAACGACATGTTGAGGGTCGATGTCCACTGGAAGCCGTGCGTGGCGATGTTGACTGTGTTGAGCGAGAACTCCCAGCCGCGGTTGCGCATCTTGCCGATGTTCTGATACTGCTTGGTATAGCCTGTCGACGAGGGGATGGTGCAGAGCATGAGCATGTCGGAGATCTGGTTGTTGTACCACTCGACCGACAGGTTGATGCGGTTGTTGAACATGCCGAGGTCAAGGCCGACGTTGGTGGCGTGGAGGGTCTCCCATTTCAGTTTGGGGTTGCCGAGGGTGGCGTCGGTGGTGAATGCCATGTCAAACTCCTGATTGTCCATCGGGTAGGTGGTCTGCGAGAGTGTGGTGGCATACATGTTTGAGGCGATGTCGCAGTTGCCGGTGACACCATAGCCCACGCGGAACTTGAGGTTGTTGAACCACTCGGCCACCTGATTCTCTGTCCAGAACTTCTCCTGACTCACGCGCCAAGCACCCGAGACAGAGGGGAAGTAGCCCCACTTGTTGCCTTTGGCGAACTTCGAGCTGCCGTCGGCACGGAATGTCGCGGTGAGCAGGTAGCGGTCGTCATAGCTATAGTTGGCGCGGGCAAAGAACGAGAGCATGTTGCCGTTGCTGTGGCTGGTAGACTTCTTGGCGACCTCGGCCTTCGAGATGTCGTCGAGCTTGTGGTTGGGCACGGGGAACTTGCGCAGCGAGATGGAGTTGCCCTCGCTCTCGGAGTAAGAATACTCCTGACCCACCATCACGGTGAGATCGTGAACCTTGTTGAGGGTCTTGGTCCATGTGAGGGTGTTGTTGACGCGCCAAGAATACTTCTCGGAGTTGCCGATGCTGCCGGTCATGCCCTCGGTATTCTCATAAAGGATGTAGTTGAGCGAGTTTTCGTCCTCGAAGGATGTCGACTTGTCCCAGCCGGTGACATAGTTGACGGCAGTGCGCCAACGGAAGTCGTTGAGGAAGTCGATGGTGAGGCCGCCGTTGATGTCGAGCTTGCGCTGACGCTTCTCTTGGAGCACGGCGCCGTTCTGCACGAGGGGGTTGCTGACGCTATAGGTATCGGCCAGACCCTCGTTGCGATAGATGGGCTGGGTCTGAGTGCCGATGAGCTCGTCGCGGGTGAAGCGTGTGCCGCCGTTGATGGGCGAGAGGAGCACGCTCTTCATGCCCGAGTATGCGCCGCCGCCGTGGGTGTTGTTGTGATAGAAGAACATGCCGAAGTCGAGCTTGACGCCCTTCCAGAGCTCGGCGTTCATCTTGGCACGCAGCGAGTTGCGCTTGTAGTCGTGGTTGGCCAGAAGACCGTCCTGATCATTGTGGTTGTACGAGAGGAGCACCTGAACCTTCTCAGAGCCGGTCGATACGCTCACGTTGTGATTCTGCGTGAAGGCATTGCCGCCGAAGGTGAGGTCCTGCCAGTCAACACCATAGCTGTCGCCATAGCGGTCGAGGATGCGGTTGTAGGCGCCAGAGTGATAGTCCTGCTCGGTCGTGCCGTAGCCGTCGTCGAAGAAGAGGCTGTAGCCTGCCTGACGATTCTGGAGCTCGGCAAACTCATACTGATACCAAGCATAGTCAACGGGGTTGTCCTGAACATCGAGCTTCTTGGCCAGATGATCCCACGAGAAGAAGGCGTTGTAGTCGACCTTGGTCTTGCCCTTCTGGCCCGACTTGGTGGTGATGACGATGATGCCGTTAGAGCCGCGCGCACCATATATAGCAGTGGCCGAGGCGTCCTTGAGCACGTCGATGGTCTCGATGTCGTTGACGTCGATGTTGGCAAGAGCGTTGTCCATGGCAAAGCCGTCGACGATGTAGAGAGGCTCGGTGCCCTGAGTGAGCGATGCACCGCCACGCACGGTGACGTTCATCGACGCACCGGGAGCGCCGCTCTGCGACACGATGTTAAGACCTGCGGCCTTGCCCTGAAGAGCCTGAGCAGCAGTGGCCACGGGGACCTTGACAAGCTCAGAGCCGGCAACCGACGAGACGGCACCCGTGAGGTCTTTCTTCTTGACGGTGCCATAGCCGATGGCAACGACCTCCTCGAGCATCTCGGTATTGTTCTCTAGGGTCACGTCAATCTTGGTCTGGCCGTTGATGGCCACCTCCTTGGTCTTGCAACCGATGTAGGAGAAGACAAGGGTGCCTTTCGAAGGAGCCTGAATGGAGAACTCTCCGTCAAGGTTCGAGGCCACACCCTTTTGGGTGCCCTTGATCAATACCGTCGCACCCATCAAGGGCTCGCCGGTGTCATCGCTCACGACGCCGGAGACGGTGATGTCCTGAGCGCTAAGCGATAGAGTAAATGTCGTGACCAGCAACACTGCAAGCTACAGACGAATTTTCTGAACTGCATTCATACAGACATGGTTTAGATTACTATTTATATTAAGGTTACGATTTAACGCTTATTGTAGTGAAACCTTCATGCAAATACGACACAAAGATAGTTATAATAATTTAACAACTACATATAGTCCCATCTACAATTAACACAAATTAACCAACTAATTGTAATTTCTTATCCATTTCTTGCACTTTTGTGTTAAAAATGCGGATAATCTTGCGGGAGAGAAAAAAAAGACTTATCTTTGCACATTCATCATCAAGAACACGGGGCTGACTGGCTTTGACAGCGTGTAGAGGTGGTGAGTAAGCATGCAGAGTGATGATGCCCACACTCTATAATCAGAGACATCAACAATTCAAATGGCGAAAACAACTACGCTCTCGCTGCCTAATCGAAGCACAGTAGATTAGCTTTATCTCCGCAACAGTTGCAGAGACGAGACATCGCCCGATTGTCCTCTTCCCGAGACTAATCGATTAGGCGGTGCAGGTAAATCGGGAATATAGCGACAAAAGCCTCGAGAGTCGCCGAACACTTAGAGGATAAGGCCGCGGTTGGTGGTCTCAAACCTGCCGCGACACGAAAACCAATTTGAGAATAAGCATGTAGAAAGCTCATTAGTTCCACGTTTGGACGAGGGTTCAAACCCCTCCAGCTCCACAACCCTTACTGATTATCACACACTTACAAACGTGTGGGGCAAAAAGTGGGGCAAAATTAAAGGAAGCACTCTAATTTAGGGCGTTTCCTTTTCTTTTTGACCATAAAGACAACAGGCGCGTTTCCCAACGTGCCTACCAAAATGAGAAAAGAACCAAAAGCTACTGTTTACGTTTTATCTTTCTTATGAGCCAGACCACCGCCACGGATAGAATGGCCACAAGTATTCCGATTGCGATACCGCCAACCTCTTGCTTGAGTCGCTCCAATTTGGATAACGGCTTTTCCACCGGTACGGGTATTTGCTGGATTTGCTCAAGGATGGCGTTAAATTCTTCGCGTTGCGCCTTGAAGATGCTATCATATTTCGCCTGTATCTGCAAGACTGCCTCATCCCTTGAATAGTTGCGGTCGCGGTCGTGGAAAGTTTCTTTACTGACCACCCCACCGGTTTCATTGATGACCATCACAACGCTATCGCGGATTACAACGCTATCACGTGTGTTGACCCGGTGCTGCAAGACGTTTAAGAGGTATTGGAACCGAGCCTCGTTAAATTCTGCCTTTGTGCTGATGCTGTCAGTGCGTACACTTTCAATCGGCTGATAGATTGTCCGGGTGCATCCACACATGACAATGGCGACTATTGCAAGGAATGATAAAAGGTGTTTCATCGTTAATGGTCTTTTTGGATATACTTTGCGTTTTCTTCGTCAAGTGCGCCCTTTATCCGTGACAGTATGTCAAGCGCATCATGTTCCGTAGCACATTCAATCATTTCTTTAACCATGCCCGGTATTTCAGCGATATGGCTCTTGCGCTTCTTGGCGTGTTCCAGCACACTCTTTCCCTCAATGCAGATAACGCCAAGGCAGATGCAGATTGACAGGTACGGCCACGCCCAGAACGGAAATAGGATGCCTATGGTGTCGGCGACAAATCCCATAAGAATAAATCGCCAATATTCACCTATCTTCCGTATCGTCACGCGGAGCTTGTGGCTATGTACGTGCTGCCCAAGTCGCCGGGCTGTATAAACGCCATCCCAAAGGTCAATCAAGACGGCAAGGATTACAAGTATCCAAAGAATGAGGGAAACCCCCATGTGCTGATAGACGTGGGTAATGCTGATACCACTCGCCATCGCTTCAATAAAATCGTGTATAACTGTCGGTTGATGTTAGATGTGATTGATTGGTTGCAATAAAGCGGCTTGCACTGACGGAATATCAATGCAAGTCGCTGAATGGGTTTAGATGTTATGTGCGGCTAATGCGCCTATCAGACCACCGATTGCGCCACCCACAATATAGAAGATGAGTGTCGGAATGGTTCGCAGAAGAATTGCCCCGTCATTTTTGTTGGCTTTCACAGTCTTTACGACATGGTAAACACCAAGCGCGAGGGCGGCGACAAGGCCGGCAAGCCACGACAGCCATTTGATGTGCGGTGGAATGTGGGCGATAAGCGGGCTAATCACTGCGGCTATTACGAAGCCGAGAAAGGCACGATAAAGAATTTCGGGCCACGTTGTTGTAAAATTGCTCATTGTAATGTTGTTTTAAGGGGTTTGTTCAAAGATTGTGTTCCTCCGCATAGGCAAGAAGCTCAAGGGCCACTGTCTTTGCGTGGTCGCGGTAAGCGTTCATGGCGTGGTGTTCGTCAAGATATTCCGCTTTCTTGTTGGGGTCAAGCTGACTGCCATCCAATGTGCGCAGATAGTTATTATTGATTGCCTGCATATCGTCAGCCGGGTAAGCGGCATTGATGATAGCGGCCACAATAGCAGAATAGCTCCACACGGATATGGGCAGTGTTACCCTTTTCCACTTGTATTTGTATTCTTCAACATCAGCGTTTTCCACGTCGAAATTTATGATGCGGATTTTCATTCCGCAGTGCTTTTGCACCTCTACGGGCTGGGGTCGCTGATTGTCGTATTGCAATGTTGTTTTCTGCATCTTCCTGTTCTTTAAGAAATGTGGTAAGTCGGTATCGCTTCATAATCTTAATCACGGTGTAGTCACCTTGAACATAGCAGACATCCCAAAAGGCTTGCGATGCACCATTTAAGATTTTTCGGCGTAGGTTATGGCCATTCACATGAACCATGAAGCCAAGGTAGGAATTAAGTGCGGCAATACAATGCCGAAGCAGCTCTAACTTGCGACTATTAAGGTTTCCTCGTAAGATAGACGTACAAACCTTGTCTGTCATCCTTAATTTGTCAATCATACCGCCCACGGTGCGGTTGCTGATGTATTTGCGACCGGGCATAATGACTGTTCCAACATACTTGACTCCGTGTCTGACCGGCTGGATGTAAAACTTGTCGTGGTGTAACGATACGTTCAGCCTCTTTGCAAGAAATTTGTCTGCCAAAGGCCGTATTACCTTTAATATAATATCCTTGTTTCCAACGACCGTAAAATCATCCACAAACCGCTCGTATCTGCAACCATACCTCGCACATAGCCATATCATAAATTCATCAAAGAATGACATGTAGAAATTGGCGAATTGCTGACTGGTAAGATTTCCGATAGCCATCCCAATAAGGGCAAGCAGATTGAATAACGACTTGTGCGGTGGGAGGTCATCCCATAAGGCTACGTTTCCATTGCGATAGCAGTTTTCTTGTGGGCGATGAAATACTACGATTTCGGTCAGATATATTAAGGTGTCGATGTCACCTCCCTTATATTCCTTTATGATAAAGGCTTTCAGCAATCTCCATAAGATTGTGAGGTCTATGCTCATAAAGAAAGATTTAAGGTCAAATCTTCCGACCCATGCTTCCTTGGTATAGTTCTGGCTTACCTCTATGATGTCGTTTTCAAGAGCGGCAACGGCTTTAAGTGTTCCGAAATTCTTTCGGCAGTTGAAGCTGACATTACCCTGTTCATTGAAACGCTTCTCAAATAGTGGCTCCAGCCGGATGATAATCCAATGTTGCACAATGCGGTCGCGGAAATGCGCTGCAAAGATTTCACGCAACTTCGGATGTGTAACCATGAAGCAAGTGCTTATGGATGGCGTGTAGTTCCGTTGATATACCGAAGCTATAAGCATCCATAAATCAAATTCATAATCAATACGATAAGCATTGCACTGCGGAGAGGATTTCTTCTTTGCGCAGCAATCATCAAAAGCATCAATCCATCCAATTTTAATTTCTTCATCAAATGCGGCGACCGCCCTCACCGAGTTACTGTTGTACTTGTTGTTGTTGTTGGTGTTGCCATCTGTGAAGTTGACGTTCCATGCGTTGTTCTGACTGTTCTCGGTGGATGACCACAATGTATAGACTGGTTTGGAATGTGTCGGCGTTTCATAAGACCCACCGGCAGCATGAGCCAAACCTGATTTAACTAAGGTATCTACGGAAGACACCCCAGTGCTATACCCATTTGATAAAAGAAAATTCACAACATCCATAACCGTAGTCTTGAATGTTTCCTTGATATGATGTTGCCGACTTATTTAGGGTCGGCAGTATCATTGTCTGAATTTGGAGATACTTCCTTTCTAATCTTGCACATCCATGCTCCCGCTTGCATGGCTATGGGATTTATCAAATCCAAGAATTGCACTTCCTGTTGAGCCGTAATCTTCTTCGATGCTTTAAGCACCCGCATTGTCGTTTTGACGGAAGTCATGCGTGCAATCAAGATATGCAAGGACTCGATGCGTGTGTAACCGGCGGCTTGTGTAGTCAGAATTACAGCATCCATACATTCTCTGATGTCGCGGATGAGTAGGCCACCAAGGGTTTGAAAGGGAAGCGATTTGGGAAGACGTTCAACGACCGGGATAGCCCATATCATCAAACGCTCGACTGCGCGATAGATTGGTAGTTGTGCGGGTTTTGACATGCTTTTAATAATTATGCGTTGCTTATCGTATTGATTTTGAATTTGTTATTACGTTGATTTAATCTTATTGTGGTAGACATAGTTTCCGATGAGTGCAAGGGGTCGGGAACGACCCCTTGCGTACCGGATTAAAATGCGGCGACCGCCCTCACCGAGTTACTGTTGTACTTGCCGCCGTAGCCGCTGGTGCTGCCATCTGTGAAGTAGACGTACCATGCGTAGCCCTGACTGTACTCGGTGGATGACCAATACGATGTGGCTCGCCAAGCGTTGAACAAACCTAATTCCACCCACTTTTGAAAGATTGCGTAGGTGCTATCGGCTACGTTGCGCTCCTTGTGATACCAGTAGCATCGGTAATAGTCGCCAATCGCACCCAAGAACCAATTTCCAGCCTTGAATTTCTCGTTAAGTTCCATACCCGTTTTGACCGACGGCTCAAAAGAGTGGCACATCGACGCGGCGGGGTAATAGAACTGTCGCCATTTTCCAAGGTTATCATGCTCAAGCACGATTTCAGACATCAGTCGGTTGAGGCACTGCAATTCCGTTTCATCGGCAGAAGCCTGCGGTAACGGCAATGCGACATCCGAGTCTTGCAGAATGGTGTTGCGGTGCTGAATGATTTGCAGCGTCTTGTAGAAGCCACGCGGCAGATATGTGCCAGCCTCGTAGGTCACACCACGGAATGTGTAATCACGGGGCAGACGCATGAAGCCAATATCGCCAGCACCTACTGTGTCACCAAATTCCTTGAAGCCATCATCGGTGTATTCGTCACGATAGTTTGCATCTGTCACGTAGCTAGAACCCAGACCATTTGACCCGATGTTGGCCACCGGCGTGTCATAGACGTTGTAGCCGGGGGAGTCTGCAAGCTCAATGTCGCGCATGTTGTAGTTAAGGTCGTCACTACCACCTTCCGCCCAAGAACCAGAACCGTTGTTAAAGTATAATCCCCACTGGATACCAGTGGAAACGTCTTGCGTAGACACCATCAGTCGGCGCGTTTCATCCTTGGGGTCGATGTAGAAGCAGATACCGATAGCCACCTTATTTTTGTTGGGCTTGTCGGAGTATGTTCCATCGTGGAATACGACATCGCCGACGCGACATTTCCTAAAATAGAAACCAAGTGTCGCCTGTGCCGTCAGCGTAGAACCATCCGAAAGCGTAGCCTTGCAGGTGACTGTCGCTTCGGGCTTTTCAGCTTCCGTGCCGACCTTTGGCAGAGTCAACGTACCGGTAACGGGGTCAATCGTGGCATTGCAGGTGTTTTTGGAAATAGACCACTCAATCTTCACGAAATCGTTGGCACGTGGGCTATTGGGGGTAATCTGCAAGGGGTAAACGCCCGGCTGACTGAAATATGTGTCGCCCGATATTTCCATCTGCGTCAGATAGACTTTCTTGTAGGTGATGTGGAGCTTGTTGGACTCGCTGTCGATGTTTCCGAAAGCGTCAAGGAGCGCAATCTTTTCGTCGAATGTGGGAGTTGCAGAGTCGTCAAGTTCAATCTTGCCCGACAAATCAGCCCTTATGGATGCAAGTTTCATGAGATGTTCAAGGGCGAAGCGTCGCCAATAAATATCATGTACCTTGCACTCGGAAAGGTTATTGCCCGGTGTGGCGCAGATGCCCGCTACGATGGTCTGGCTATTCAGCGTGGGGCAATTTGAAAACTCAAAACTTTGGATAGCGGTAACGCCCTCAAGTTCAAAGTTTTCGCTGTCAAGGTTGATGTAGTCGGTCAACTGCAAGCGCGTCAGCGTAGCCGGGAGCTTGAGTGACGTGATGCCCGTAGGTTCAGGAACAAGGAACGACGATATGGATGTGCCACGCATATCAATGCTTTCAAGCCGCGTCTGCAAAGTGAAATTGACACTGCCCGTCACTGTGGAAGCACCTTTAATGTCAAAGACGCGAAGATTGGGCGCAGTGACCTCAACGGATGATGGTCTGAACTCAATGGGCTGCTTCGACGCATGGAACTCAACAAGACGTTCACCCGACACCGTGAACGCACCGGAAAGTGATTTGTCGCCAAATTCGCCTACCGATGTGTAGTAATGGATGCCGTGTACCTGAATATTGGTATCGTTGTCGGCGTTCACGCCATCAAGGGTGAATGTTTCGCCGGCTTTCACACGTTGGGGATAAGCGTTTCCACGACCGAACAAGGTAGACGAGCCAGCCGATACAGCCGGGTAAATCCACATGTGCGGAGTCAGCTCAAACGTGTACGTAGGCGCAGCACCGGCGGTTGTGGTCGCAGAACGGAAAGTAAGCGAACCCTCGCCATTCATCGTAAACGAGCCGTAGGATGCGAACGATGAAAGGTAGATAAGGCGTAGTTTGACCCACTGCATCTCGCCCTGCAACTGGTCGCCGAGCGACTGCGTGATGGGGTGTGTGGAAGCGATATAATCGCCAGTTACCCACTTGGCAGATGCTTCTTCGTAAAGGAGTCGTGCGGTTTCGTTGTAGGCTACGGCGGGGAAATATTTCTGAACGTGGAAATAGTAATCCTCCATACAACCCATAAGGGATTTGTCGGATGCCAAGTTTGCCATCTCGCCGAGCATGGTCTTCATCATATCTCGCAGTTCCGACGGGAAAGCAAGCTCAAAGAGGTCATACAGGGCGTTGGCTTCACCATTCCAGAAAGTGCCGCCATCTGCGTCGCGGTCGTGTTCCTCAACGTAGTAGGGCTTGTTCTTTCGGCCTACGTTATCGGTCAAGAAGATGGTGTCAAGGTCATCTTGCGCGAAGTGGATTTTAAGGCTTCCATCGTGCATTGCAAGATACTGGTATGTATTCTTTGCGCGGTTATCGCTTGCGCCAATCAGCTTGCAGAACATCTGATGGAAATACGCATCATTCAACTTGAAATAGTCGCCTGCCTCACGCGCAAATTTCTGCACACGTGCATTGATGAATTGCTGGTTGATTTCTTCCCAGACGTTGCCCGACGGCGTGATGCCAAGCTGCTGCGCAAGGTTTAGCTTCGCATATCTTCCCTCGCCAAGTTTGGCTACACCGGCATCAACCCACTGCGCCGTCAGCTCGTCATAGCGGTAAAGGTCGTAACGTGCCGATGAACTGCCCGATGCTTGAGTGACCCAATACATCTTCTGGCGGTTTGCTTCCAAGTCGGTTGTCGCCTGCAACTGCGCAAGCGTACCGGCATACGGAATAATATGGGGTGAGCAAAGGTAGATGAAATTGAAAGCATCTTTGAAATACGGCAGGGAGTCCGAATTGCCCATGTCGATTTCCCACTGCTTCTTACCATTGAACATGATAAGCTCGTCTTCATCGCCACCGATGGTGATGTCTTCGTTCCAAGGGATGCGATGGTTGGTCAAAGGCTCGCCATTGTCGCAACCCTCAATCATCAGGTAGTCGGGGAATTTCTTCTTGTCGTATCCGAATGTAGGCTTGTCGCCCTTTCCGGGGCCATAGGTATAAAGACCATAGAACACCGGCTCTGCGTCAGCCGTAGGTCGTATGAACATGAAGAATGGCTTTTGCTTGACCGACACACGGCAATTCTCAAAGCCGGGGGTATTGGTGATGGCACTGCCGCCGGTGCATCTGCGCCAAAGGTCGGTGAAGAGGTTGCAAGAGCCGAGTTTGTGCGACTGCTGCGACGATGCCCAGTTCAGTTTGGCTACAAGTTTTGTAGCAAACGGAACAGTGTCATCAAGCTGATGCCCTGCGCCGTGGTGGTTGCCGAGTTCATCAACCCAGTCGGTATTATCATTGGGCTTGCCCTGCAAATTCCATTTCCAATATGAACGAGAGGATGTACCTTGGCCGCTTGTGGTCATATTGTTAAGCGTACCGGAATGTTCAGGGTCGCCGACGATGTGGATTTCCCAATCGCATTTGGTTTTGATGTTGCCTGTTGAGAAAGACGGCACTTGACCGGTGATAACGATGGTGTTATACTTTTCGCGGGTCTTGGCGTAGCTGATAAGGTTGGAGTCGCCCAGAATGTCGTTGGCTTCACGGAAAGCGATTTTTTCAGCCACGGTCGGCAGTGATGCCATGTAGTCCTGTCGGATGTCGGTTGCCGAAAGTGAACGGTTGTAGATGCGTATGCCGTAGATGTCGATGTCGCAGTATTCCGAACCAATGCGTATGCCCTGCGAAGTCCTAACACCATTGACGTACTGCACAAATTCGTCTTCCGGACTCCATTCAAACTCGCGGTTGATGATGCCGTTGACAAATATGCGGACATAGTTCTGGCTTGTGCCGTTAATGCCATAGATGATGTTAAGGGCGATATGTGTACGCACGTTTTCCCCTATCATAACATCTTGGTCTTCACGCTCACGTTTGTCGCGGGTCATAAAGACGGCCTGCCATGGGCGAAGCTCAAAACCTTGCGGGCCACCATCGTCACGATAGGAACACATGCGAAGCACCGGTATGTCGGTGTTGATAGCGTTTCGTGTGGCGATGTCAAGTTCAACCGTCAGCGACGAGCGGTTGTTTGTTCCGATATAGTCCTTGAGCGTTTCAAGTTCAATGTTGATGGTGCGCCCGGCAAGAACGCGAAGACAACGCTGCTTGTTGCTGTCTTCAATCCAACCATCGGCTTTAAGGCCAAATTTAGTCCACGTAGACGGAACGACCTCACCGGTGGCCGCATTGATGATAGACTGCGGATTTGTTTCGTCGTTGGTGCGTGAGCGTGGGTTCAGAATGAAGTCGGGATTGCTTGTCGGTGAAAAGTTTTCCGAGTTGTCAACCTCAAAGCCAAGCACGGGATGAATGACCATATCGCCTGACATAAAGCGCATGTAGGCGTTGATGGTCGTTTCTTCGGAGTCGATTTCAATCACGTTGTTAAGCGTCTGCCTTACCTGACTCGGTATGTTTCCGACATCAAGGGTCATGTACTGCTTATCGCCGTTGTAGCTTTCAAGAATGAACTTGATAGGCGTAGCCTCGCCACTGGGATTGTAAACCGCATAGGTCAAAATCTGTTCCGCAGTCCAGTTGGTCAGCTTGCTCTTGACATCGTTAAGAATAAACTGCGGAGTTGTGTCGCTGGGGTCTGCGGCGACCATGACCTGTGAGAAGATATGTTCACTTTCAATCTTGGAATCGTTGACCGAAATCCACGCTTCAATCTGATGGATGCCGTGGGTTAATACCTTGATAGTGTCAGCCGCAGTGTCGGAAACGTCAACCTGTATAGGTGTTTCGGTGTAAACCGACGTGCCGATGTTGCGCTCTACCTCGCGCTGACTGTCAATCTTGATATGCAGGGTCTTGCTGACCGCGCCACTGACATAATAGGAAAGGCGCATAACGCCATCCGTAATCGGTCGTTCCCACTGCGTAGCGAAAGTAAGGCCGAGCGTTGTCTTTGTGACGGTGAATTGCAGATAGCGGGTGTTCAGTTCCGTTGTATCGCCTTTCACAATCAATCGGACTTGCTGTGTGCCGTTGCTTAACATGTTGGTGATGTCGATAGGCCACCACTCGTTAGTAGAAGATGCCGGGATAGACGGGATGTTTTCTATCGTTCCGCGTGTAACCCACGATGACTGTGCGTTCAGTCGTGTCTGCACCGTCAACGTACCGCCCTCGGTCGTAGACTCGGTTGTCTGCGTGATGGGGTTGTATTCTTCCGATGTAAAGCGAATGTTCAGCTTGACCGTGTTGTCGGTTGTCACGATGTTGCTGGGCGAGTCGGTGTAAAGACCGACGATGTAGCTCGTTGCAGTTGAACCACCGCCACCGCTTTCCGGCAAAGCCACGTCAGTCAGCAGCAGATGGGCGTTTGCATCGGGGTCGCTGTTCCATTCCTTGTAATCGTCTTCGCTTGCGAAGCCATACAGGTGATAGTTGTTGTCACTGCCTTTTTCTTGAGGGCGATGAAGATAGCCCACCGAAGAAGCAAATCGCGCCTTGATAAATTCCTCAACGCGACTGCCGGCGTAGCCCTCCCAAGGAGTGCTAATATTCGGGATTTTTTCGTCTTTGCCTTTTGCCATAGCGTTCAGGATTTAATCAGTAATGTGATGCCTACTCGGATGGAATAGCCGATGGCGACACCGGCGACGGTCAGCGACCAGTCTATCCAATCCCATTCACCGCCCCAGAGCTTATCTTTTAGCTCAAGTGCGGATGCAACGCCACAGCCGCAAAGGGCAGCGCAATAAGGCGTATTGCTGACCATGCCTATTGCGATGCCCCCTGCGAGATGCTTGTAGCGATTGCTTTCCTTAATCCATTTTGTGATTTTCTTAACTCGTTATACAGTATTTGGGGTTAAAAATTTTTCCATGCGTCTTTCCCTTTCCATGGTAGCTTTTCTCGCCAAAAGCCGCTACCGAAGCAACTGCTGACGGCTTCCCATACAAGTTTAGCTCCGACATAAAGGGCTTGCACTTGCTTTTGGCCTATCCAAAGCTGACCGACCTCTTTATTTCCAATCCAAAGCATATTATTCGTCTTCTACGGGGGTGAAATAAAACTGGGAGTCAACTATCTTGCCTTGCGCCACAAGAATATTGATGTCTTGCTGACCGCTAACCTCTATGGGCTTGCTTGTCATAAGAAGATTGAGCGGCACGGCTACGATGTCTTTATCATCTCTGACCGCCGGGATTGATGTTACGCCGTCAAGATTGCCGACCTTTTCCAATGTCGCGGTGCCCTGTGATTTTGCATACAGTTCCGCAAGCACTTCTTGGATGATGTCGGCTTTATCGGCTTCGCTGATGTTCACGGATAACGTGCCGGATGAAAGCTTGTTTGAAATCTGCGAAACGATGTCAGCCTTGGATGTTTCCGATATTTCCACCTTTGTAGAGCCATCGGTAAAGGATTGCTTGAGCTGGGCGACCAAATCGGTCTTTTCCGCTTCGGTAAGCTGATATTTTGTGGTTGTATCTAATTCGGGCATATTGGGGATTTTTAGATTACATAAATTTCAATGGTAAAATCGCCATCGTTAGCTGATGCGTCATCGGATATTTCAACTTTTATTTCCGTATTTGATATACTACGGATACTACCTTTCATCCGGAATGTGCTTTTTGACGCTCTCGACCATCCCTCTATGTGAACAATGGTGTTATTTTCGGATAGCGACAAAGCACTCCACGCATCAGGGAATTTAATGCGCACAAGCCCGGCGTTATCCCCAACCTTTGAAATGGTCGGGTAGTTTCCGTCAAAGGATGTAGACTTAGATGATCCGTATGTATTAGAGGATGATGTGTAATAAATATTGGCGCGATACACAAGCAACGGCATCGGCATAAAATTGCCGCTGTGATGCTTAATCTTTATACCATCGTCTGATATTTTTATTCCGTACTTGACATCCTCCACTTCAAAGTGCATGTGGTCGTTCTTGTCCTTGTAAGCCGTCACATACTGATTTTTGGAAATACCAAGACAGTATCCATTGGCAAAGAAATTGCTGACATAGAACTCGCCACTCCATGATGCTGCAAGATTTTTGCTGCCGCTATGATTAGACCCCCACTTTACTTCCGCATAACTTCTATAGCCCTTTGCTTGGAAATTGATAGTCATCACAATTCTGCAATAACCTTTTTTCGTAGCCTTAACTCGTCTATTATCCATCAGGGAATATGCTGGGTCGTAATCGCGGATGTTGTTGCGGTCATCGGGTTCGTACCAATATTGACCCTCGTAGATATTTGTCGGATCTTTCAACCCGGAATCTGCGCCCACTCCCGTATTATGTATGCCGAAAGTTTTTACATTTTGGGTGAAATTCTCATCATCCGCAACCTCCAGACAAACCGATACATAGACCGATGCGAAATATGGCCTCATATCTTCCATGCTGACGATTGTATCAGCACCGTATGATAAATTATCTTTCCTTTGCTTGTAAAAACCGGGGGCGTATGCGTGGCAATAGATACGGCCTTGACTAAATTCAACAATAGGTGCGGCATCTGCCGGCCATGATTTGGAATATACCTTATAATTCTGCGATTTTTCTATGCCTGAATTATCTCCGTAAAAGCTAAAACCGCCATTTGATATTTGGTTGCCATTTATAGCTGTATAGAGGTCTATTGAGCCACCTGTAACTTCCTTGTAAATTTCATTGATACCACCGGGATGCGCTTCACCGTTTATGGTCGTGCAAAGCTCATGGTTAATGTCATAGATGTAGATAGCTTTCTGAACGGGGTCTATTTCCACACATTCGCCATCTTCATCACCGGCGATAAGATGGTCTACGTGCAACTCTTCTACATTGATAAATTTTGCAAGGATACGACCATCCTTGTCTATGAACATAGACTGCTCGCCCTTGTTGTTTCGGAATATGATATTGTCGGATGTGAATACAATCTTCCTATTGATAATATCAATACCTGTCGCCAACAAACCTGTCGCGTCTTCCACATAAGGGTGTGCGATTTCGCCTATCTCAAGAATTACTTGCGATATGCGCATCATGGTTGACATTTGCACGTTGGGGCGATTTCCACGATGGATAAAGTCGATGAAAGCGTTCTCTACCACACTATCTCCAGTTGTGAAAGTCAGCGTTTCGCGGATTTCATTCACCATTGCATTAGCAAGGAATGTTTTGCTATGCAAAATAGTTCCTGCATCCCCATATTTTATTTCAATGGCAAAGCCACTCGTGTTAGCATTTATACTACCACGCACAAACGAAAGGGTGTATTTGGTATTTGCTTGAAGATTGAAAAGAGATGTACGCAATCTTCTTTCCGACGTATCACCAACGGCTATTATGTATTGACCATTCTCGTCTGGGGTGGTGTCTACAAATTCACCAGTGGTATAGTCTTGTAAAAGCCAACCAGTTCCAGTTCTATTTCCAGTCACAAGGTTTTCGTAGCCGGCAAGCTCTTGCACTTTAAGGCTGATGCTGTTTGCGGTCTGACGTATTTCCGATATACTTGCGCCAAGTTCGTCATCCCATGCTTCCACCTGTGCAAGAATTTCATCGGCTGATTGCTGGATAAGGGATTTATGTTCAGCGTTAATCCTATCTTCCGACTCACCAATCTTCTTTGTAACCTCTGACCGCAACCCCTCTGCCGTAACGTCGATTTTGGTGTTCAGCTCGGCATAAAGGTAATCCTCGCGGTCTTCCGGTGCTTCGGAATATGCGGTGGCTGTTGACCCCTTTTCAAGTTTGGGATGCCAAAGCGAGATGGCAGTCCATGTGTTTATTCTTGCCGGCACAATACCCAAAATCAGCACTTGAGTACCGGTCTTTGTTCCCGTTGCGCTGGCTTCAAGTTCAACGGTCAATCGGTACTCGCCATTTCCTACAACCACGTCAAAGTATGCCGTTTTCGTCAGTTGTACAGACGAGTTGGTGTTTGCTATCACTGCGTAAAACTCAAGAACGTCAGACACCGAATTGGTCTTATTCTTGATGTTGACCGTGAACGTGTACTTTTCGCCCTGTTTTATCAGTTCCGGGCGAATGGGATAGTAGAATATCTCGTATGTGGAGTCGGTGCGTGGTGCTACATAGAAATTGGTGGCGTTGTTGGGATTGTTCAGAAGACCTATGGTCGATGCGTTAGACATACTGTCGGATGCGTATTTCCATACACCTGCCGAGTTGGTCTTCAAGAGAAGATTTCGCCCTGCGCCATTGATGATGTCCTGAATGATGCCCATCTGTTTGCCGATGTTCGCGGAAATGCCATCTGCCGTAATGCGCAACTCGGCAATATCCTTTTCCGTCTGCGATATTCGGCTTGCATGGGCAAAGATTTCCTTTTCATTGACCTCAAAGCGCGTATCATACACCACTTTCATCGCAGATGCGTCGGTAGTCACAACAACGGTCTGCATGTCGATAAGTGTGTTTCCACGATATAGTTTGAAGATGATGTGTTTCATCCTTGCCGACATCTCAATAGCCTTGCCGGTATAGATATGCTCTGTTTCCGACGTTATAACTGGCGACACCTTGCCGGTTGTTTCATCGGTAACATAGTCTTGGTTGACGATGACGTAACGCAAAACAAGGTCGGTGGGAACATCAACTTCAACGGGTCGGCTGACAAACAATCTGCCGTTGAAGAAAAGCAATTTATCGCCTGCCTTGTAGGTCGTGATGGCCGCAGTGTTGGCAAGTGGAACCTCAACGCGGTTTTGATTGCCGATAACCATGTAGACCTTACACCCAAGGTTGGCGGGGTCGCACACGCCATCCATGTCGGCAAGCACCATGGGCTTGTCAGGCTCAATCTCAAACTGCACTGCGTGGTCGCCGGAAACGCCCGCTTCGCCCTCTTTGAGCTTGCAGATGGTCATTACCTTTGTCAGCGTGGGGCAGTCTTTCTTTGTGGCTGTAATCGTGACCGTGGCGTTCTTGTCGGTCAATTCCGATAGATATACATGGTCAGAAACGATGGATGCCTTACAGCCGATGGCTTCCGATGAAAGAGTCCAGTCGGTTTCAACGGTCTTGCCCTTAAAGACTGTAATCTTTGAACTTGGCAGGTCGCCGATAATATTGCCGTTGACATCGCAAGGCACACCGGCCATCTCGTTGGAAAGTACAAGCTGATATGCCTCAAGATAGATGTTGTTTTCAATGTAGTCAACGACATCAACTTCTTCCGTTCCGTTCTCAATGACGAATTTACCGGTGAAAAGGTTGCCGTTGGGTGATATTGCCACCTTGAGATTGTCTTTCGTCAGCGCAAAGGTGTTGATGCCCTTATACTGATAGATGTAGGGGCTTCCGCTTCCGTAGCTTGCAAGGATGATAAGATTGGAGCGGTCTGCCTTTGCCGGGTCATCGTTGCCGACGGTAATAATGCGGTCGCCGGCCAAAGGAGCATCGCTGCCCGTATCTTTTTCTTTCGGCAAGTTGGAAACAACAATATAACCCTCCATACCGAAATCGTCATCGTAATCAGCATCGCCCTTGTTGACGTAGCCGACCTCCGTAACCTTGCGCCAATAATAATGGTTGCCCATCTTTCCGTTTGGCTGCTTGGTCAGGTTGAATGTTTCGCATTTAGCCAAGTCACCGACCTCAAACTGGTTGAAAATCTGAGTGCCGGTTTCATCTTCCGCAGTGAAGAAACATTTATAAGCAACAACGCTGTTGGCATCATTGTATATTGGAATTACCCTTGAGCAGCGCATAGCCGCCGGGGATATAATCTGACAGCCACCGACGTGGGTTTCTTCCTGAATTTCCACCTCTTTGGCTTCAATCTTCTCCCTTGCATCAAGATAGTCGGTTTCAATGTGTACTTTTCCAAGGCCATCAATCCAGATGCGACCACCATACGCACCCGGCTGATAGTAGTCGCCGATGGTCACGCCTTTTTTGACAGTTAGCTCGTTCCCAACAGTAGCATCACCGCCAACATTAAGGTCAGTACCTACCGATGCACCCTTGCGGATTACGACATCGTTAAATTCCGCATCGCCATTGGGGTCAATCTTCGCGCCATCGTTATTCATCACATAGTTGCCTACGCGGATGCCCTGCATAAAAGTCCAAAGGTAATTGATGATTTCCTTTGCCTTTTTGGATGTAAATTCAAGGTAGCTGCGCAGTGCCGAGAATACGTTGATTTCGCTTGCCGGCGTGATGTCGGTCTGCTTGATGACGTAGATGCCGCCATTGGATGATGAAGACCCATCGGAATAGTAACCGCCAAGGTAATTCTTGCCTGCGGTCATGGAGAATTTCAGTGCGTCGATTTTGTCTTCAATTTCACCAAAGCGGGAATATGCCGCCTTTTCACCAATGGTGTAGACGGGATTGTCATACGGAATATCAAGGGGAATTTCATAGCCAATGACACGGCTCTTGCGACCCCACTTTCTTCCGTTTGCGTCGGTGGTGGTTTCAATGAACGCATCGTTGATTAGATTGACGCGCTTTCCGAGTCCGAGGGTCAGCCCGGCTTTCATTACGTCGGGCATCATTGTGCAATCGTATGTAGATGGGTCGGTGTTTAGCTTTTCAAGGTATTTGGTCGCCTTGTCAAGCAGCTCCTTTTCCGCTTCTTCCACATAAAGGTCATCGACAACCGATATATCAAAGCCGGTCAGCACAAACTGGTCGCCGATTTCAGGGCATAGGATTTCATTCGGTATGAAGACCTCGTTATCCCTGACTATTTCCCAGATAGCCGAGCCATCCTTGTCTTTGGTGAATTGCACCTCAAAAGTCCATCCGTTCAGCTTTCCGCTTTCAGGATTGATAAGGTCGCCCACTTTCTTACCATCCGGGATGACATCGCCCTCTTTATATCGCTTTCCGTCTTGGAATGTTATCTTGAGCGTTTCATTGGGTACGATGTAATCATTTTCAAAGGGATGCGCAGACGTGAAGAAATCATCCTTGATTTTGTAAGCGGTAAAGGTCGTTTCGGTTGTCGTTCCGTCATCGTTCTGGATGGTTTCTTTGCGCTGCACGGTATCAATCTTTGTGATGGCGCAAACTGCACGTGGATAGACATCTTCAAATACAACGACATCTTCCACGCCTTCTTCCATGGACAGCCCCGGCTTATAGTCGATATAGGGCGTTCCGTGCGACACAGGGAGCATCAATCGGCTTGTCACGATGCCGTTGCGCACCACATTGGAAATATCATCATAAGCGGAGTAACGGCTGGAAAAATAGCTTGATTTGACCTTGCTTTCAATGATATTCTTGATGCGGAAACGCTGACCGGCTTGCATGACTGCGCCATTCGGCAGTTGAAGCCAGTTCTTATCCGATATTCCGCTCTTATAGTCCGGGTTGTAAATAACGCCATTCAGCGTGGTCGTGACCGCACCGGTGGAGTCGATGATTTCAATCGTGATGCCCTTGACGCGCTTGAGGGTATTGTCGCTTGACGATGTTTCCACCATAGAAGATGCAAACCATTCAGCCTCCAGCGGTCGGCTTGTATCGCTGACACGATTGCCGCCATTGGCTATTTCCTTGACATCAAAAAGGAGGTCTTTGCGGTATCTGGGCGATATGTTGCGCTCACTGCCAAACGCCAAGATGCGCGTCACATAGTCTTCCGACGAGTCACTTCTTGACATCTCGGCTACGTTTATGCCGATTTCAAGGTCAACGTATTCGTTGGTTTCTTCGCATTTTCCGAGGCAGATGATATTGCCATTCAGCCACCACTCACATTCAAATGCTTCCGCGATTGCCGTAAGTGCGTCGATTATGTTTGTGCTGTCGTAGCTGATTGTCTTTGCCGATGCCTCCACGCTGCCATCTATCAACGTGGCCCATTTCGTCGCGCCATTGTATAAATATCGCTGATTGATAACCTTATCGCCATTCATAAGCGTTTCAGTTACCAGAGCTTCAATATTCTCAAGCACCTGTGCCAAATGCACGTCGGCGGTCGCAGTCAGTGACCACGCACATTCAGCACCTCCGGTCTTGGGCAGATAGCGCATGATTTTATTGCGCCATTTCATGTGTTGCGCATCCAGCCTTAACTCGTAGTCATAGCCATTGGTTGCACGATTGTAGACCGGCTTATAAGGCGATACAAGTTCAAACCTACCAAATCCGGGTATGTCGCAATAATCGCCTAACTTGAAATAGATAGGTTTTGCGACGCTGAAAATTAGCGTCACATAGTCGTCTGCCATTAACTTGAAGACACGTTTAGAGCCTTTGTTAATTGGCGTTTCAAAGCGTTTTACGCCTTTGTTATCGTAGATGGTCAGCATAATACGCAAAGGTCATAAAACGAAAGCGAGGCCGGCTTAAACTGACCTCGCTTAATTACGACTTATATTTCATTGTCGTACTTTTCGCCCTGTTAGGGCGTTGGGCTATCGCCCGGTTGTAATCAAAGACCCCATTTTGTTGGCTGAGTTACGGTAATTCCGATGCCAGCCCACATAAGGCATGAAGCGTAAATTTGAGTAGTAACATCCATCGTCAGACTTGATGAAATCGCCATAAAGACGCACATCATCGCCTTGCAGAAAGGCAAATTTTGAATAGCCTATGACCTTGGCGACGGCTAAATCCATGCCGTCAGAGCCATAGCCATACTTGACGATAGCCGGGTAGATGATATTTTGTAGGGCGGTTTCACTGTCGGTCATGTCGCCCACCGGTCTGATGTCTAATATTCCGTTATGTGCAAACCATACATCGCCACGGCGAAAGGGGTGGCAATTCGCCTGCTTGATTGAGCCATGGGTAGCAAGGCGAAAGTGTATGATGCACGGCTCGTCTTGGCTGACTTGTTTAAGGCACTTTTTGAAGCTACGATAGCTCAGACCCTTGTAAAAGGCTGACGGCGATACGATGCCGCATCCGTGGGGGTTAGCGTTGTAGGCTGCGTTGATGATTTCGTTTGAGGGCATTTTTACGCCTGCCGGCTTAACTATGATGACGCACATGGTGTATATCTATTTTGCGGTTGTTGATTGATTGTAGGGGTTATTTAAGGGGTGTTAGGGGTATGTTTCAACCCCTAACACGATAGGCGGTTTAACGGCTTGCAAACTGATTGGCACGTGCCTTGAAAAAGGCTTTTTCGTCAGCGTTCAGAAAGGGTATCTCGTCGATGCTTGCAACCGGGGCGGTCAGGCGGTTTTTCTTTGACCAGATGACGAGCTTGCCGCAGAAAGTGACCCAGTTGATGATTTTGTCGTAGTTGGTCGTGCCGGCGTGCTGCCTAAATTCAATCGTCTTATGGCGGTTGTATGCCATGGGGTTGATTTTCCAGTAGCGGTTGTCACGTAAGGCTCTTTGCACCTCGCCTACGCTATTGGCCGGCATAAGGTATCTGACCTGTGACTGTATGCTTGCGGCATATTCGTTGTTGCGACGTGAGGGCGACATAAAGGTGTCGATGACTGCCTCAAGCATCGCATAGTTGGCAAACACGTTGGCAAACTGCTTGCCGGTCAGATTGGCTGCGCCGATGTGTACGTGCAAACCGCATGTGCTGTTTACGCGGGCGTTTGCGGTGTTCAGCGTCTTGCAAGCGGCTTTCAGTGTGCGCTTGCCGTTTGTGCCAGCCAACACCGGCGACACACATTCAATGGGGTCAGCCAGACCGCGCACCGAGCCGTCTGATACAAACTTAAAGTAGTCGTGACCGTCGCGGTGGTTGTAGCCCTCGTATTCGTAGGCCATACCAGTGCGTTCTGCGGCGTTTCTGATTGCGCCTCGGTTGACGAAGCACTCCATTTCTACGCCAAAGGTGAAGCGACCACGGGTGGCACATTCAACACCCTCAAGAATGATGTCGATTTCGTAGGGCGTGATGCCCAGTTTTGCGAGGGCGGCTTTCTTGGCCGCCTTGCTATTGTTAGCGATTTTGATTTCGTTGATTTCGTCGTTAAGGGTCTTCATAACTTATGGGTTTTTGTGGGTTGATGTATTGGGGTTTTGATTACGTCAGCAAAGTTAAAGCGAATAATTTAATCCACCAAATTTTTAGACCACAAAATTAAAGTAAACGCTTATTTTTAACACTTATTAATAAAAGTAGATACTTTATGTACCCTTACACCTTATTAATATAATAAAAGGCATTGCTTTAATAGCGACAAAAGCGCGGTTAAAGTAAATGCTTATAGCGTCAATTTTGGTGCGTCTGCTATAATGTTGCGTCTTGATGATAGATTTATCCTTATTAGTAGTCTTGCCGTGGCTATGGCTATTTTATGGCTATTCGGATTGTATTTGACCGCATCCCAGCCTAAAAAAAGTGCGCCCCAGTAGCGGATGCTTCCGGGGCGCGATGTAATCAAAACCCAATAAGTTCATAAGGTATGAAAACTTATTGAGCGCCATCCATGGGCTTCGCAGCTTTGAATGACAATGCAAAGGTAGTAATTTCTTTCCACACGGCCATAAATCAGGTTGCGCTTTCCGTGAAACATCCGCTCTTGAGGGTGGCCTGCGATACTAACAAGTATTGATGAGCATTACCCATGGCTGCTTCCGCGCGATATAAGGCTTCAATGGCCTCTAACATTTCTTCTGACGCGGTAGCGAGTTCCGCGTTTTGCTTTTTCAGCCACGCCGTTGCCTTTTGCGCCTCAAGGCGTATGCCTACGATTTTGGGGATGAAGGCACGAATATCGGTCATCATCTCTTCCTCTTTTTGAATTATTGCTTTTGCTTCCATATTTGTCTTTGATTAAACGATTTAGGCATAGATACGCCCGGCTATACACCCTCGGCAATACATCCGGGCGTATCCTCATGTCACACCAGCTTGGCGTAGGCTGCGATGGCTTTTACCACGGCGCGGAGTTGCTCCTTTTCCGTGGTTGCCTCGCCCCACCATTTGCTGTATTGGTCGCGGTCATTGGTAAGGCGCTGGATGCGATTTTCCATTTCCGCTTTCTCGCTTTTGAGTTTAGCGATTTCTTCTTCAAGGGCGGTCACATCGACCTCGCCCTCAACTGCCTTTCCGAGCATTTCAACGCCCGTGGCTTTGTCTTCTTTATTTGCCATAGTTTTATAGTTTATTGGTTATTAGTTTCAGTTGTGATAGTAAGTGTTTCAAACCCCTGCCATCTTTAATGCTTGCGCCGGTAGCCCATCCGCTATAAGGGTAAAATGTCACGGTCTTGCCGTTGTGGATAAACTTTATAGATGTGTTATCCTGCGCGGTTATTTCATAGCCGAGGGCGGTGATTTTCTTGATTGCGTGGCGTATGCGTTCTGGCTCTAACGCTTTTTGCCTTTCTTCATCCAGTCGTGCCATCTATCCTTTGATTGAGTCCATCAAGTCAAGATAGACAAGATGCGTATAATGTTCCGTGACTACGCTGTTCATAATTTCTTCTATTGGTTTGCTATTCAGTACCACGAAAAGAAACATGCGGTCTTCATTCCCGACATCATTTATCAAGATGTCATTGTTGACAATCTGATTGCAAGGGATTGACATTTCAATTTCATCCCAGTTGCCTTTGTCGGCACATTTTTCAAGCCAATTCTCAAGGTTGGTTATTGACTTTCTGACTCGTTCCGCAAATTCCGGGTCTGTCTTGACCAATGATGCCAAATGCGGGTCACGGGTCTGCGTCCATGTAAATTTTATAGGTTTCATTTCTGATATTCTTCTGGTAGGTTATTGTAATCACGCCGGTGCATTTCGGGATTGTAAGGCTTTGCTTCGCCTAAATAAAGCCCATCCTCCAGCGTTGTTATAGGTGGCGTTTTGGGGATGAACGCCCAATGTGTTATGGCGTTTGCGAGGTATTCAAATTCATCTTCTAATCCCCACGGCAATAAGCCCTCGTCTTCATTATCCTTGAAATACACAAGGATGTCGAACACTTGAACGTATCGCTTTTCCGGCGGTTCATTCTCGCCCTTATCCATAAGGTAGATGACGAGATATTGCCCGGATTTGGGCGGTGCTTCTTCGTACACGTCGTGCCATTGATTATTGAATAGCCACGATGCGCCGGCGTTAAACGCGGATTTCAGTAGGTCGGTACGCTGTGCGATATAGTAGTCCTTTGCGGCATAATCCGCAGCAGCTTCCGCAGATGATTTACGCTTCGTCATTTCTCTTCGGTTTTGGGGCGATGAAACATGTTCCGCAGTTTGTCTTCAAGGTTAGGCCATACGCGCAGCATCTCGTTAAAGTATTCTTCCGATACGAATAGCGTTTTGCCATTGATGATTTTGTTGTAGTCTTCGCGCCAGCGGTCAGGCACTGAATAGACGTAATAGCCGTAGGTGTTATCAAAATCATCATCGTAAGTCTTGATGAAATTGGGGTGTCCCATTATCTTGTCTTCGCCATAGCCTGTGTTGCGGTTTGCGCCGCCTACGCGGGTAAGTACGACGATGGTATCTTCTTCCCCTACGAAGCAATCCCTGAATCTGGGATATTCATCCGGGTGCTTGCCGAGCATGGGCAAGATGAAAAACGTGGCAGGATTAACGCCATTGATAAGGTTGTATAGGCTCATGTTTATCCGATTTTTTCGTTTACTTTCTTTGCGATAGCGTCGCAGATACTTTGTTTGACTGCATCGCCATCCGGGGTGTCGATTTCTATGTCATAGACGTAGCCGGTTTCGTTCCGCATATCGTCAAACGATGGGTAACATACTGGGTCAGTCCAGTATTCAGTCCATTCGCGGTATTCCCACGATAGCTCAAACTTATACGAGATGCAGTATTCGTCATTTGGCTCGTCCAGTTCTAAATAGTCATCGCTATCATAGCTTCCGCTTGTCCAGTATTCGCCATATTCAGCCGAGGGGTCATCGCGTGGGTCAATCTTGGCTATCCGGTCATTCATTTCATCGACCATCTTATCGACAATCAAGTCAATAAGGGTGTCGCTGATTTCCACGCGGTCAACGTCCTGTTGTATGCCGGTCTGCGGTTCAATCATTTTTGCTCGGTCTGTGCCTTTTTGTTGTGTCTTGCCTTATGCTCCTTGTATTCGCGTACACTTGGCACGTACATGAGGCAATAGGTTGTGCATGTCATTACTGCGAAGCAGAACGTTACGAATAGCGAGCCGCCAGTAAAGAGGCCGCGCAGTGCCATGTATAACGCCCATATTGCGAGGGCGGCTGAAAATACGATTTGGCCTACATAGTAGATGTTAGCGATTATTTTCATTGTCTTATTGGTGTTATTGATTACGTTTTTTGGTGCCGGGGATGCCGTGGCTGACAGCATTCCCGGCTTGATGTGTTATGCGTTAGCGATGCGCACGAGGTTTGCTTTCTTAAAGCATCTCCATTCCCCTTTCTCGGTGTCGAAGTATGTTTGAACTGTGTCGTTGGCACGTCTGCCAGTGCCTTGTGTAGCCGGCAGGAGATTCTCCTTTAATGTGCCGTAAGCCTCGCGCAGCGTACTATCCACTTTCAGAAAGTAGAATTTCACGATGCCGCCGTGCATAGCGTTTTTCAGCTTGTAGTTGCGCCATGCGGTTTTCATAGCCTCTGCCATAGTGAAGCCGTTGCGACGTACAAATGACCACGCCAGAAGCATGATGTCTTTCAGGTTGTTTCTTGTAGTCTTCATATCTTTGCCTTTAGGGGTTGATTACGTTGAATTATTGTTTGTGATAATTTCACACCGCAAAATTACATTATAAAATAATGTCGTGCAATAGGCTAACAGTTAAAGTATGTTAAATCTTACTTTATGGGCTAATTTTCTTTGATAGTATTATTTTTTATCGTAATTTTGCGTACCCAAACAAATTATCTTTTATGAGAATTAAGGATATTCTAAAAAGTAGAGGACTAACCGCAAAGGACGTCGCAGCCACCGCCGGTGTGACGGAGGCGATGCTCTCTAACATAGCAAACGGCAAAGGAAACCCCAGCCTGCAATCATTGATGAAAATCGCTGATGCGCTTGATGTGTCTGTTGCGGAATTATTCACCGACGAAATCAATGCCAATAAAATGGTTGCTTTTTTGCACTATCGCGGAAGAAGCCACACCCCAACTACGATAGCAGAAATTATGGCAATTCTAAAAGACTGGCGTGAGGAAGAGTTTCACAAGTTGTGTCATACCCATGATTTTGAACACATGAGGGAGCTATACGCAGATGATGAGGTTATTCAAAAGCTGATGGATTCTCTGTGCGCACTTTTGCATGAATGTAAGGATTTAGACCATTAAAATCAATAAGTAATGAAAGCTCACAATGACCCAGTTTGCGTTGGTGACGAATACACATCTTTTTATGGATTATCATACGAGGTTGTGAAAATTATCGGCAACGGGGAATGTCTTGTGCGCTTTAAGGAAAGTGGAAACGTTCAAAAATATTCTTGCAAGGCAATCGGCAAAAATGCACACATAAAAGACTATGCAATAGAACAATTCTGCGGAGTTGGATATGCTATTGGAACCATCTCTTATCCAGTAAACAAAGATACCCCTGCGTTTAAGCAATGGCGCGGAATACTTGGAAGATGTTATAGCCCGGGCAGACCCCGATGTTATAATGATGCTACGGTATGTGCGGAATGGCACTGTTTTAACAATTTTGAAAGATGGTATAATGAGGAAAAGAGATTGTTAATGGATTCATTATTCATATCTCCTTTTGATGTTTGCGTGGATAAAGACTTATTCGGTAATAATCGCAAGATTTATTCGCCGGAAACATGTTGCATCTTGCCTCGCGCAATAAATTCTTGTCTTCATGGTCTTGGGTTTCAAAATGGGAAGGTGATAGGCATGTCTAAAAATAGACGAGATACACTGATTGCTCTTCTTGATGAATACGGCTCATTGTTAAAAGAAAGGACAATAAGCCGTTTGAATTGGATGCTATCACACAAGCAAGAAATATCGCCATTAAGTACACCTAAGAGTCAACTCCGGGCGGTTATTTTGTATAAAGGCACGAAATACAAAGCGAAGACAATAGATGAACTCAAATCAATAATAAAAATAATAGATACGGAACAATGAAAGCCTTTTCAATTCAACAGCCGTGGGGTACGCTGATATGCAGCGGACTCAAGGATGTGGAAAACCGCAAATGGGCGTTGAAGTCAACACCTATGCGTGTTCTTATTCATGTCGGCGCACGGAAGCCTAACATCGACGAAGAAACCATGCCGCTGGTATGGGCTAATCCGATAGAAAACGCGCAGACAATGGGTATAATCCCCACAATCGCGGAAATGCCGACATCTGCCATCGTAGGCGTGGCGACAATAGACCGGTGCGAAGAAGAGAATTTTTCAATTTGGGCGCAGGAGGGTCACGGAGCGGAATACAAATGGGTCATGCGCGATGTAATGCTATTCAAAAAGCCTATTCTTAACGTCAAGGGCAAACTGGGCATCTTTGACTTGCCGGACATTACGGAAGACAATCTGCCTGAATGTGTGGACGTGCCGCCTATCACACGTGACGGAACACACATGACAATCCCCTTATGCAGCGATTTCTTCAATCAGTTGCAGGATGGCGAAGCCGACTCGGTTTTCTTTAATCTGACCAATGATAATCTTGCGCTTTTCGCTACGAAGGCATACAAACCAAAGAAGACGGAAACGGCAACGTTTGTGTGCGGCGATGAATCCCTTGAAGCCAATGTCGCCCAATACACCATCGAGCCGGTATGTGAAGCCGGCTCGGAAGTCCCGATTACATTCACGGATGCTTTTGACCGTGAATATAGCTGGTATCGCGTCTATATCAGAATAGAATAATAGGTTATGAAAAACAAGGAAATGCGTAAGGCTTACGATAAAGCAATAAAAGCCATAGTGGTAGCCGACTCTGCGTTACAAGAATTTGGCAAATTTATTGTCTTTAAGGGGTTTGGCGAAATTGAACCCTCTATTGGTTTTGTCAATGAATATTGCATAGCACTCAGTTATAGCGACGTTGATGAAATACACGAAATGGATGCCGAAGAAGCCATAAATATCATGGAAGCAAAAGGATTTATCGCGCCTGACGATTTCATATCTTGTAGATAATAATCGCTACCAATAGCGATAAAGATTGCGCCATAGTGGTCTATTCCACCGTGGCGCATTTCTTTTGTAAACGGATAGGCCACCATCTCACGATGACAGCCATCCATCAATTTATGAAAAGAGTATGTCTATTCCGTCAGTACAAAAGCGTCGAAGCCGGCATCGCGCAGCTCCTTGAGCCTGTATTCTTGTAGCGGTCGTGGCTTTCGTCCGGGTCGTTTGACTTCAACGAATGAAGCCTTTCCATCCTTGAGTAACATCAAGTCCGGGAAGCCTCCTTTGTTGCATAGTCCAATCTTGACTACAAGATAGCCATCGTCTTCATAACGCTTTATAATTTTGCGCTGTATCGCGCTTTCCAGCGGGTCTGTTTTCTTCTTCTGAAACATGATGATTACATGCCAAAATCCAATGCCATCTGCTGAACAGGCGGCTGATTGAACAGTTCCGGATTTGTCGTATAGTAAGCCGCCCGGCATTTGGTTGTCTTGTCGATGCCCTTGTGGTGGATTTGGATTCTTCCGTCATCCTCCATGTGCGACACATAGCGGCAGATGTTAGCGCGTAGTATGCCGGTTTCAATCGACACGTCCAGCATCGTCTTTGGATGCTCGTAGAAGCATCGGAATACGCGCCCCATCTGTTCGCGGTATTCTTTGGTGTTAGAAAGAGGGGATTCCATGTTGTTTTGCTTTATAAAATGAATACGTGTAGTCTGACTTGCCATGAACGGCCTCAAGAATATCCTGCTCTATTCCGCAGTCCGAACATACGAAATAGACCTGTGCCGGGTCAATGCGCTCTTTGGATGAAAGTCGGTTCTTGCCCTGTTCATACGATAGATAGGAATATTCAAGATTGAAGAAGATAAGCGCATCGGCGGTGTCAAGGCGAACACCCTCTCTTGCGCTGCGGACTTGTCCCAGAAAGACCATGCCGAGGTCATCGCTCTGCTGAAATACTTCCGCAGTGTCAGTCCAATTAGGAAATGCTTTTTTCAGCAATTCTGCTTCGGTCTGATAGACATAGAAGATGGCAATTTTCTTACCGGCGAAGTAGTCGCGGATGTATTTCGCCTTTGAATAGTCAGTAATGATATGTGTTCCGCTTTCGTCGATAACGCTGCCGGATGAAAGCTGGTGTAGTTTTGTCATCAGCTTCACGGGGGTGTCGCCAAGAATATTGACATCATCCCAAACGAGAACGCGGTCGCGCTTGAGTCTATTGATTGCGCTTGCCGTCCATTCCGACATAGATACGACCAACGTATGCTCCACTATCTTCGCGTCAAACCCGGCTTCTTCCTGCGAATAGTCGATGAACAGTTTCTTTACAACCGCATCAATCTTATCCTTGCGGGCGTTGCTATAATCGTTGATAGTGTGACCGCCTACCATCTTCTGCGTTGTTTCCACATAGACCTTTGCCCACTTATAGAAATTAGTGAACAGTTTGAACGGCGAGAATGAGCTTACCCAGAACTGATGATATAACTGCGAGAATGATTCCGGCGATGGCGTACCCGACATGTAGATTATGGGCAGGCCCTTGCAGAGTGCCTTAACAGTCTTCGTGCGTTGGCTTGGCTTGGGAAATGCGCCGAGATTGTGGGCTTCATCAAGGATTACAAGGTCATATTTGTTCCCGGCATACTTGTGTGCGGATTCATAGTTGACCGCATCCATCGTGAACGTAGGGCGCATTAAATCGTAGTCTGCGCGGATGCTTGGCAATGCCTTGACCTTGGAAATTACAAGGACTGACTTTGCGCCATATTTCAACGCCGTAGCCAGTGCGGTCAGCGTCTTGCCGGTGCGACATTCCATTGCGAGGTAGCACATCTTGTACTGCTCAAGCAACTGCGCCGCCTTTGATGATATTTCGTCTTGGTATTCTCGTAGTTCCAACATATCTTTATCTTAATTTGGGGTTAGACCGTGTTCTGTTCCATACCGTCTTTCTTGTATAGCCGGGGATGGGGTTGCATTTGGTCTTAACCTTTGGATATGTTTGTTTTTGTCCTGCTTTCCGTTTGCATTTTTGTCCGAGTTGCTTACCGATGGCTTCCATCTGCGATTTTACATCAATGATGTAGTCGTCGATGCTTATTTGAACAACTTGACCGGTAGCGATTGCCAGTTGCTCTAATGCTTCGTGCAGACGTTTCGTTTGTTCCGCATAAACAGAGTCGTCAAATTCATCAAACACTACATTGTGGATGGGTAGACCGACGCAATCTTGAAGCACGCGGTTAATCATCCTTATCGTTGTGCCACCTTTTCTTCCCTCTATTTGGTCAATCAGTGTGGCGTATCGTTGTAGTGCGGATTTAAGCTCAATGGTCGCCTCCAGAAGACGCACGCGCATTGGCAGTTCCTGTCGGTCGGCGGTGGCGACTGCAAAACGCATATCCCTCATAACTTCTCAATCTTTTCTTTGGTCTTCGCGATTGCCCTATCGACGGCTTCCACAAATTCGTCGCGCAGAATGTCGGGCATGTATATCCCGTCGCCATCATTTCGGTATTTCAAATGTGGGGCGCGAAACGCCCACCAATGCGAGCTTTCATTTTCCGTTGCTTTCTTGATTTCGTTCAATCCATTAAGTGTATTGAGGAGCTTGCTTGCCTTTTCTGCTACTTTGACATCCATATTATTCTTATATTTAGCTTATTTAATTGTTCCTATCTGTTGTGGTATCTTGGAGAGTATTTTTTACATGAATATTGATGCTGATTGACTTTCCGTTTGAAAAGCTGACACCGAGATGGGTGGGCTTGGAAATGACAACAGTGGTCACAAGTAGGGTCAATCCGTCGCTCAACTTTCGGAGTTTCTGCAAGGCGAATTTCAATAGCCTTATTGAATGGATGGTCAGCAGTTATAAGCCTATCTATTGCAGCAATGCGCTCTCTATTTCTTTCATCTTCAATGATGGCGTGCATGATGTTTATTCCGTTGACCCTTACTTGATAGTTTGAAGCGGATGCCCTAATCCTGCCACGTTTATCTTCCATGCTCATTTAGAATCTTTTTGAGTAATACATAATCGCCTTTCCCGCCAAATTCTACATCGTTGTATCCACTGCGATAATACCATTTGAGGATTTCGGTGGGCGTATCACATTCAAACCATTCCAAATACACGGCAGCATGACCATGTTCTTTTGCGATTTGTTCCGCTTGCTCAAGAAACCTCTTTGCATGTCCTTGTCGCCGGTAATCGGGGTTAGTCCATAACGCCCAGATAAATGCCGTACCGCCAAAATCCTGCGCGGTGTCGAATAGTTCCAAGTGAACGGATGCGTACTCGTCGATAAGAATATATCGGATTTTATCGTGCCGCTGTTGCCGTTGAATAATCATAGCGATTGGATTTCTATTTGTTCAACTTCTATATCGCACTTACGAAGCAATTCCAATACCTCGCCAAGGTTTGCGTTGTTGCTTGTCATAATGTTGCTGATACTGGTCACGACAACGTGCATCTGCTCTTCCGTCATGGCTTTACACTCGTTTTATCGTTATGCAGATATTCAGTCGTCATCGCCATCTTGAAAAATATCATCAAGATTGTTGTCAAAGTCCTGAATAAAGCCGTTTTCGTCTATTTCCATGATGACATAATCTCCCCATCCATCTTCTTCCGGACAAAGAAAGCTGGGAACATATCCCTCGTATTCCTTGATAGTGTTAGTGTTGCGGTCTTTGATGTCAATTTGATTATTATCAACAGATTTATAGTGAACGCTTGCGGTTGTGCCTTTCTGCCAATTCACAATCTGACCATTATCAAGATTGATGATAGGATTCCAATGCAGTCTGCATTGCTTATCTTCTTCAATACACGGCATTTTAGGGTCGCTGTCATTATCTTCAACGCCGTTGACTTGGGATGTTTCCCATCTACGCGGATAGATATGGCAATCCGCAATCGCAAGGTCAAATACTTGCTCTACCATGATTTTTCTTTTCATTGTGCTGTTGATTTTACTTTTGGTTTATTGTATTCAGTTAACATCCACTTATTCAGACCATACGCGGCATCAATAAGCTCATCTTCAATAAATAGGATTATCTGACCATAGCCAGCACTCCATTGTTTCCCATGTCGCTTTATCAGAAGCGGCCACGCAGAAATGCCATCGCTTGCGGTGGCGGGCAATAACTCAAGGGTATCCGCCAATGTGAAGCATGGGCGATAGGATATTCCGAAGAAGCCCTCTATGACGTAGACTTCGCTTGCCTTTTCCGATGGTACGCCTAATCGTACCAATTCGTAAGACTGCTCGATGGTCAGCTTGTCTTTCATAATTCTTCTTCCAATGTATCCATAATACCATCAGCATCCCAATCCACATGATAGCAGTTCTGGACTTTGCGGAGTGTCTTTCTGATGTAGTCAAGCGAATAAAATTCAGGTGTGTCATCATACTTGTCAAACTCCTTGCAGAAAGGGTCGCAGATTTTGTCGGTAATCTCATCCGGGATTTCAGACATCAATTCATATCCTTGTTCAATTCCGTAATTGACTACCATTCGGGTTTCGCTTTCGGTCATGCGCCGACCTTTAGATTAAATCGCCCATAGTCATGCCATTCCTATTGCGTTTATATTCCTCTAAACATAAGTCCATATCTGTGTAGTTGAAAATGGCGGCGGGCGACCACGTTAAGCACCCGCCACCGGGTTATTATTTAGTTACCTTTACGAAGTCAATCGGGGATGAATAGATTGGGGCTTTTCCATCCCACTTGTCGATAAACTGCTGCTGTAAGATTTCCTTTGTAAGACCGCGTGACTTGATAAGCATCTGCTCGGTTTTGAGCTGTTCAAGCTCATTGCGCTTACGCTGTTCCGCAATCTGCTGGTCAAGCACCGAGATATTGGTGTTAACCTCATTGCGACTGTCAATCTTTTCGCGTACCTTGTTAGAAAATTCAAGCTGGGCGGAGAATGTAAGTAGCTTTAATCCGCGTCGTTCAAATTCCTGTTCGATGACCTGCTCAAGTCGTTTCTCAAATAGGAGCGAGCCACCATCGGCCATAAGGCTATCAGTCTTGTGTTTTCGGCTTTCTTCTTTGATAAGGTCGTAGATACGGGGTTCAAGGATATTGTCTTCCAACGACTGCATAAAGCCATCTTTGCCGCTTTCCGTTTCGGCTTTGTCGATGTGCTTGTTGTCGAATACCACGTCGATGGCGCGTTCCTTGATGACCTTGTAGGAATATGTAGGGCGAGCCTTAAATTCCGTGTTGTCAGCCGCCTTGAGTGTAACCGCTTCGGCAAATTCGCCGCGTTGGTCGAAGAGCGGCACCTGAAAGAGTTCCGTACCCCACTCCCATGTGGATACCTTACCGGATACTACCTTGAAGTCGGATTTGCCTTCCTTGCCGTAGTTTTCCATAAGGACACCGGCGTAGTTGGGCGCGACACGTTCACAAGACGAGAACGCAACGACGGCTACAAGAGCCATCAGTATAAGTCTAATCTTTTTCATTGTCTTTGTTGATGTTGGTTGGTTTAACTATGAAGTAGACCGCAAGGGCGACAGCAAACAGCATGATTGCTATTCCACCCCACGCGGTAACGTGGTTGAAGAATCGGTTGCCTACAAACAGCAGGGCGATGACTGCCAAGATTTTGAGTATTGTTTTCTTTTTCATTTCAGTCATAATCAGTAATCGGAATCCGGGATGTTGTAACACTGACAATTCGCATCGTGGGCTATACTTTCACTTTTGTTGTGACGATAAAGCAGATATGAATGACCCTCGTAGTTGAATTTTGTTATACGGGTCGCACATTCCTTGTCGTGATATTTCTGCCAGTCTTCATGTGTTGCCGGCTCGCACGACGCGAGGCATAACGCCAATACTGCGGTGATAAATGATAATTTAGTCTTCATCTTTGTGTGGTGTGATTATTGGTTTCCAATGGGTGTAAAAACTATGCTTCTCAATGTCGCCACGCCAATCATCCTGACATACGGCTTCAATATCGTTGTCTTCGCTGTCGTAGATTACGAAAGGCATATTGTCAAACATTTCATCAAGGCAGTCTTCCGTGGCAAATCCATCTTCGTCACGTTTGATTTCTGCCCAGAACCCCATGCCGGCGATGAAGTCATCGATGCTATACAGTTTGTTGTGTTCAAACTGCGGGATTCCGTCAGCATAGGCTTTGGCGAATTTGTCTATGATTGGCTTGTGTTCCATTGTTTATTGGTTTATTGCTACATCGTCATCATCCCAGCCGGTAAAGTGGGCGATAAGTTCCTCCTTGGTGGCTTTCTCGCAGTCTGTAAACATCTGGTCATGGCACATATCATCTTCAACCTTATCTTGCTTGCAGATAAACCAAAAGCGCGTTGGCTTTTCATCGTTCCATGTGCGATTGTCGTAGACAAACCATTGATGGAGGTCGCTATCGTCGCGTAGGGCGGCAAGTGCGAAGAAAAGCCCCTCGTTGTCCTTGCAGTCATAGATTTGCTCGTCGATGTTGTCTTCCGTTGTATTGTAGAACGTGCCGCCATCAACGACCATGCAGACTTGATTGCCTTTGTTCCGAGCAATCATCGTCGGACTGCAAGGGTTGGGATGCAGACCAAAATTCATCAGCCTGCGCCATATCCGGGGGTTGCTTTTGTGGATTGCACACTTGCCAAGAAAAGCCATGTCAGTCTATCGGTTTTTGGATTTTGAACAATGGTATTCCGTTGACATTCTTTGACCACGACATAGTGCCATCGGTGATAAATCCGTTGAGCGCAGTCTTGACTTGCTCATTGATAGCGTGTGTGATTTCGTGCATGGATACGCAGACCGGTGCGCGATGCTCGGCTTCGCATTTGGCTTGCAGTTCCTTTACGACATCGTATGTGAATTGCTGAATGGGTGTCATTTCTTATACATTGGTTTTCCGTTAAGCGGTCAGTCGAATACGACCGACCGCGTACAATCTTAAAATGCGGCGACCGCCCTCACCGAGTTACCGTGGTACTTGCCGTAGTAGTAGTTGGTGTAGCCATCTGTGAAGTTGACGTACCATGCGCCGTTCTGACTGTTCTCGGTGGATGACCAAAGCCATCCCTTAATAGGAGTTCCGCCGACATATTTAAGGGCTTCATTGATGAGCGATGCGTAAGACATCAGCACACCCCATTCGCCCATAGATGCGATGTATTCGCCATCTTCAAACTTGTCAAATGGGATTTCCGAGTCGTAGTCCTTTATGATGTGCGCCGTATTATTCGCCCCAGTGAAGTCTTCAAAAGCATTAATACCTTGCTGACGGGTATAATATACCGAGTGTTCCGGTGACTTTGCGCCATCTTTCAAGAATTGGTATTCGGCAGCTTCGCCACCGATATTGTGCAAGGCGACCGCGATGCGACGCTTTCCATTAATTACACCGACGTACTTTACACCATTCTTGCGGTTTTCACCATTAAAGGCTTCGTGCGTACCATCTTCGTAGATGATGTAAACGCCGTCTTCTTCCGTGGCGGGGTTTGTGGTCGCTACGGCAGTGATAGTTTCATCGCCTACGATGAAATCAAAGGCCTCTTGAGCCTTGTCGCCAAACTCGCGGTAGAGTTCCAGTTTAATCTGCTGAATGGGCGATAATGCGATTGTCTGTTTTGGTGTCATTTTTGGCTTATCTAAATTCTTCGATTTTTGCATCTTTCATCAATTCTGGATTGTCAAACACATTTCCGATTATGCGTAGGTCTTTGACATTGTTATGGCAAAGGGGATAGCGGTTTATCCACGGATTACGTTCCGGTACGCCATAAGTAAGACCGATGAAAGTCAATGCAAAGCCACTGTCAATCCATTTGCAGACAAAGCGGTATCCGTTGGTCTGATATTCGCTTGTCTTGGAGTCAAGAATATCGCCATCAAAAATCTGCTTTCCGTCTATATCGTGTAGCCCGGTAAACTGGCAAAGTGTGGCGGGGTCTATCACTAACCCGGCTTGACCTTGTGAGCCTTTTTCGCGTGGCAAGATGATATTGTGTTCAATCTCGCCTTTATGCTGATTTTGGTAGTACCACCCAAATAGCCACTTACCCTCTGGGATTAACTCGCCATTGTAGTAGTCGGCTTTAAGGTGTTTTGCCCTAAATAGGATTTCTCTTTCCATATTGTTACTCTTTTCATTTTGGCAAACCCTTATATCTAACAAGGATTAACACTGCAAAGGTAAACAATAATAATGTATCTACAAAGTAAAATACTGATTGAAATAAGTTTTTAACAATATTTAATACACCAATATCGTTTATATTGATTTGGAATGGCTACCTTTGCAAAGAAACAAGAATAGACATGAATAGGAGTAACATCAAACTGCGCATCCGCGAGATTTTAGCCCAAAAGGGAATGACGAATAAAGCACTTGCCGATAAGATGGGTGTGCTGCCACAGCATATTTCAAACATATTGAACGGAAGAAGCCTGTCGATAAACGCGCTTACGAAAGTTGCAGATGCCTTGTCGGTGGAATTTGGCGACCTCTTTGAGTCATCGTTTACTCCCAATACGCCTTTTGAGAATGAATTTGTGGCGATGGTCAAATGCCGACGCGGTATCTTTACCGCTTCCAACGTGAATGAATTACAGGGCATCGTCGATACGCTATCCAATCGTTCCAATAACGCCACTGAACTGATGAAGCGCACCCTTGAGCGTATGCTTCGGTTTCCGAATGGGAAAGACAACGCCATCATATCGGAGCTTATGGCAAATCTATCGCGCTGCATGAACCCGGATGAATGGGTGGAGTACTACAAAAAAGAATTAGCCGACTTGTTGCCGGCTAACTTTCAAGTAGATTATCGCTACCTATCCACGTTTATGTCGCAAGATGATGTGCTTGCATTGGAAAGGTCGCTGATTTAACCGTCACGCTTATTCTGGCGACGGCGGGCGGCCATGTCTTTACCGCTGGAATGACTGATTTTGACACCGGTGCATGGGTGCATCTTGTCTTTCTGCATGATTAGCAGATTTCGGTATGGAATTTTATGGACTACCTCGTCATAGGACAGGCAGAGAGCTTCCATAAATGATGCGATTTGGCCGAGCATACACTCGTTGCCAATCATTTCGGTTTTGCTATCAGCCGACTTGCGCTCTTCCGTAAAGCCGATAGCCGCATAAAATTTTCAGCTTCAATCATGGAGAAAGCGGCCTCAAGACCATCCACGATTTCAAGCATCTTGCCTTGGGATAATTCTTCCGCAAGTTCATCGTTGCCTTGGATGAACCATGATAATGCCTTTGCAAGATTTTCGCTTTTTGACAGCGACATCAGAATATCCCTTAACGTGCTTCCCGTTCCGCTTTCGCATAACCAATACGTCGCGCCGGCTAACTTGGCGATTGTGGGCGGCTGGATGACGTATGACTTGTCGTTAACGATGGCGATGCGGTAGTCAAGCCCTATAATCGCACTGGCGACCATTCTCGCACCGTCGTTCTTTTCTTTGTTTTCTTCTTCCATATCATTTTGGATTTATTGAAAAGAATGGGGTACGTCATTGGCGCACCACATTTCACTTTCACAAACTTTTAGATGAATCGGTTTTCCTTACGCGGTCACTACCTCGGAAGAGTCGAACCAGTATTCGGATGCGATGTTGGGGTCGGTAGGCTCCATTGCCGTTCCGACGATACCCAGACCTACTGCGCCGTCGGTGTTGGCTTCACGACCGGCTACGTTGGCGTAGGGCAGAACGCAATACTGATTGTCTTCGGTGAGTGCGATGAGGACTTTGTGGATTTCGACGACACCGCGGGGACGCTTCCACGACTTGTCGGTAGCGACACCACCGAGGAACTCAGCCTTGGTAGGATAGTCGTACTGACCGATAGTCCAGTTGAAAGTTACGTCGCCCATGGTCTTCGTTCCCATGCGGTAGATAGAACCGGTGAGCTGATTGCGATAGCCGTCCTGCGAGGCTTCGCTCTCTTCGATAGTCCACGTGTCCTGATGGATGTTCTTGACTTCCTTGGTGGCTTCGTCGGCAAGCAGTGCGGCGAGCAATGCGCCGGTAAGGTCTGCCGTTACCTTGCTGGTGTCGGCATAGTACAGCTTTTTGATGCCGACCGCGCAAACTTTGGGTGCGTTGTTTGTAACTCGTTTATGGGTGTTAAGGGGTTAATTATTCCATTGTGTTTAATACCTTGAAAAGCACTTTGGCATTGATGTAGTGGGCTTTCAAATCGGCGTTTTCCATCGGTATCGTAGAAGCTACGGAAAAGGTGTATGCCGTACCGTCATGCCATCCCATGCCCTTGAGGTCTTTGACAGCCATTCGCTCAAGCTCATTAAGACGGATTAGGTCAGACTTTCCTTTCGGCGTGTCAGCGGCAAAAAGATTGATTTCGACAAATCCCTTTTTCCAAGTGGAGCCGGGGGTGTGTTCTTTGACGTGGATGACCACACGGCCATCCTTGCCTACCTTACCCTCCGGAATGTTCCCGGCTTGATAGACGGGCATCCCAAAGATTTTGCAGGCGGTGTAAAGAATGTTGGCTGCGTCGGTTGTGGTTATCATTCAAAAATCTCTTTAAGTCGTTGTTCTGCGTATAAGGCCGCATTTCCAATCACATCCTTGCCGTTTGCCTCAAGCTCTGCGGCGTGGTCGCAGTCATTATAGATGGTCAGATTGTTGTTTCCGTCAACCTTGTAATGATTGCTTGCGCGTGTTTCGCCTGTGACATCGTGGTAGTCGCCATTTTCAATAGCGTATTCCACGGCTTCTTGCCCTACCTCCTCCACTTTCTTTCGTACTTGGCGATTGAAACGTGCAAGAGCCGGGGCTACATCGCTAAAATCAAATTTACACGTAGATTTCGGCATAAGGCAGATAGTTTAATGTTCTTGGTCTGATAGCACGACCCTCACCCCGGATGCTTCCGTCAGCTTTCAGGCATCGCACATAATCGCCGGTCTTGATGTCGGGGGTGTTACCCTCAAGGACAATATGGTATTCCGGTCTTATTACAGTGCCGTCGGGCATCTTGATTTCCTTATCCCCATTGTGGTCACATCTGCATCTGCACACCTCAACCCATTCGTCGCCTGCTTCGCTTGGGATTGGTCTTCCAAGTTCATCAGACACCTCTTCGGGTATCACGAGCTTTTGCAATATGTGTGGAGCGTAGTACATTGCTTTTACCAGTTGTCTGTGCGGTCTATAATCGAGGAAAGGCCAAGTAACGCCATGACATCATCGTTAGGGGTCAATCCCCATTTGCGACAAAGCCATAGGTAATACTTGCCCACGGAGTCGTAGTTCCATGACATCGAAAAACCGTTTTCGCTCACATTAGACAGTCGCGGCGCAAGGATGCACTCCTCAAGGGTGTGCGTCAGCGCAACGCCTACAACAGCGGGGTCGTTTGCCACAACATCAGAGTCAAGGTTAAGACCGGATGCAATAGACAAGTCGATTAGCTGCGCCTCGGAAATTCCATAGGCTTTCAGTTTGTCGGTTATGTAAGCGCGGATAGTCATCGGTTGTTATTCTTTGTCGGTGGAATTTTCTACATCAGCGTCGGTGTCTTCTGCTTCGGTATCGGTATCGGTGTCGGCATCCACCTTTTCAGCTTCGGGAGCTACCTCGGCGGGGGCTTCCTTATCTTTCTTGGCGTTTTTACCTTTACCTTTGCCTTTACCCTTTGCAGGCTTGACATCTGCGCTTTCTTCGGTTTCGGAGGCTTCTTCAAGGGGTTTGACAAGACCGCGGGCGGCGAGTGCCACCACACGGTCATTGTCAAATTCCTTTACATCTCCGGGCGAATACACTACCTTGTGGTCGTGTTTGTCGCGGAAAGGTATGAGGACGGTCGCTTTCATTCCTGAACTGTCTGAGTGTCGAGCGTGTAGATGCGGTCAACGTTGTTCAACACAGGCACAACCATAGCCTCGGAAGCGGTAAACTCGCGGAGGGGGTCGGTCTTGGAATATTTCTTTGCGAGGATGTACTGGTCGGCAGTCTGATAGACAACGCCTTCAACGGGGCGCGAAGCCTCGGCAACGTTAGTCCATACGAGTGAGCCAAGCTCTTCATCGCAGACAAAGGAAATTGTTCCGGTCTTCCACGGGGTATGGTTTTTCTTTTCGCCGTTAAGCTCGGTCTTGACACGGCGGGCGACGCGGTGCAGATTGATGTTCCACTTGGTGAGGAAAATCTGCTGGAGCTTCGCAAAGTCAAGCACCGGCACGGTGGTCGAACCGGTCATGGCGATGCCCTGATTGAACGCGAACTGTGAACGCACCTGCTTGTTCTTGTAGAGAAGACCGAGGGCGGTGTCGTCAGCGTATGCGTCGATGATGGTGTTTGCGTCGGTAATGGACTTGTCAACAAGTTTCTGGATGTCGTCAAGCGGAGTTGCGTCGGTGTTGCTCCAAAGTTTGGAAACAGCGAACTGGTTGTCGTCATAGAAATTCATGTTGATGCGCACACCTGTGCCGTTGTTGCGCTCGGAAACGCCGACACCCGACGAAAGCTCCGAAAGGAAGATGTCTTCGATGCGCTCCCAGATGCCCTCGATGCAACGGGGGGTATCAGCGAAGATGTTGTCGATGATGGTCTGGAGGGGAACACCCTGCGCAATCATCGAGTCAACGTCTTTCATCTGCTTTTCGGTCAGGTAGAGCTTCATACCGATTTTGGGAATTGTGCCGGAAGCAACCTCCAGTGTGTCACGGCTCTTGAGCGGAAGCTCGGAGTCAAGTGCCACAACGTCGGCGGCTACGCGGGTGTATTCCGCAAGGATGGAAGCCCAGCGGCCATCAAGCGAAAACTGCGGGCGAAGTTTTTCTTTGTAAAGGTAGGTGAGAGCGGAATTGGCACGCTTCTCGTTGAGGCGTTCTACGATAGCCAGCACAAGGCCGGGGAAGAAACGCTTTGCGTAATCGAAATAAAATGACTGATTAACTCTGATTCTTAGGCCTCCTCGTCCTGTTCAAAAATGATGTGAGGGCAAGCGGTCTTGAACGCGGTCAAGATGCTTGTCATGGGATAGGGAACTAATTTGTCGTTTACGACGCCATCGTACATGATGGAAGCTGCGGGGTTCTTTACGCTGATGGAGCGATAAAGGATGCCCACGTAGGTTGCGCCGGCGGGAAGCGAGTCGTAGCTCGCGGGCGTTGCGGCTGTTTCGCCTGATGCCGGAACTGCTGCCTTAACGGGCATGGGGGCATACTTGCCGTCAGTCTTCTTGATGATGACGTGGCCGGCCAGCACGGTGTCTTCTTTGAAACCGGTGCAGTCCAGAGTACGACCACCGGGGATACCGCTGATGTACTTACGGATTACTGCGGAATCATTGCCGAAGACAACCGTTTCCTTGTTGGGTGAGATGTCATTCTTCATAATTCTTGTTGGGGTTTAGTTGTTACTTAACGAGGTTTGCAGCCATCGAAGCAAGCTCATCCTTGGTAGGCTCATTGCCGGCCATGGGGAACATGCCACGATTTCCCGGAAGAATATTGGTGTTGATGTTGTTCGCAACCTTGGTCAGCGTTTCGGTTACAACCTCATCGGTCGCGTCATCCGCGATAATGAAGCCCTCGTCGATACGCCACTGCGGAACGCCCAACTCTTTGGCTTTCGCCACTATCATCGCATTGCGTGCTGCTTTGGCAGCTGCTGCTTCCGCTGCGGTATTCTTGTCAGTGAGGTCTTTGACCGCCTTGCCAAGTTCCGTGTTCCTATCGGTAAGAGCCTTGATGGTTGCAGCCGACTCAGCATCGCGCTTCTTTCCGGCGGCGACGATTTCGTCAAACTGCTTTTTCAGTTCGTCGTATCGCGGGTCGCCGGCGGGGTCGGTAACTTCGGGCTTCACTTTGCCCTTTGCCTCTTCTTCCGCTTTGCGACGCGCTTCCTCGGCTTCCTGCTCCTTTTTGCGAGTTTCTTCTTCGTGCTTTTTACGTTCCTTTTCAAGAGCGTCGGTAACACGTTTGTCGTTGGACTTTTGAAGACCCTCAAGCTCTTTACGCTGACATGCCACGACAGCATCGACGTTATCGTCAGTCACAAGACCGGTCGCTGCAAGGGAATCGGCTTTTGCCATCAGATATTCGTCGCCTAACCCAAGAGAGGAATACTCCTGTTTTAGTTTTGCAAAGATTTTATTTTTCATCTGGATATGATTGGGGGTTTAAGTTTATCTACGCAAAACTACGACCCAAAACCGACAACCACATTATTAAAGCAAGCATCACTCACGACAACTTACTTAAAGTCGTAACTTTATACGGAATAGGCAAAAAGAAAGCGCATCGTTTCACAACGACACGCTCCGCAAAAGTACTAATTAACAATCTATCTTTACCTTAAAACAATATCAGTAGCTAAATATGTTGTAGTCGGCATCCACGCAGGAGTCTAACCAGAACGTGAAATCATCGCCCAGATAATCAACTACGCTCTGCTTCCAATAGATTTTCTTGCCGAGCTTATCCAATCGGCTGTTCCATCTATCAAGCATCTCCTTTAATGCCGCCTTGTCGGGTTTTGCACCACCGCTCATCAGGCCGACTTTGAATAGCTGACAGTACGGTAGCACATCCGACATCGCAAGTTCCGAATTGACTATATCGACAATCGGCTCAATGCTTGCAAAGGTGTGAAATCCCCAGCTTGCGCATAAAGACATCGCCGACACTCTTTCCTTGTGCGGACTTGCGCCCGGTTCAAGGTCATCACGGCATGTCAATGTAAAACCGACCGCAATTTTATCCGCGTAATCAGCGAAGAATTGCTCATTGTCTTTCCATGTGTCGGTATCCCACCAATCCGCACGTTTGGTCAGGATTTGAACCGGAACGCCATTTGTCAACGCGACTTTCATTGCGTCAACCGTCAATTCAAACGTCTTGCCGGGTATCATGGGGTCAGTCGTGAAGCTGAAAAAGATGCCTGTATTGCGTAGCTCGTCGATATTGGCGGTCAGTTCCTTTGTGAATACTGCAAGTGCATCGGCTTCATCCTTGAAGCACTTTTTAAGTTTGGGTTCATCGCTCCACACATGGCTCATAACGCCACGCTTGCAATAGCAGTATGAACAGTTGTTTGAGCATCCGGTATAGAAATTGCAGGCCCATGCGGAATATTCGCCAGCCTTGTTGTCGATGTCGTACCACTGAATGTTGATGCGGTCAACGGGTGTTTCCGCAACATGATAAGCGGCATCAAACACATTTTGGGGCGACCAGCTTTCATATCCGTCGGGATAGACAACGTGATAGCCGGGATTTTCACGTTCCGTAGCGTCGATGTCGCCACGAAGCAGTGAACGGTCATACGCCTCGCCCTTGGTCATAGGCTCTGCGCAGAGCTGTTTTGTTCCGATGTAGGTTTTCATTGTTTTTTTGGGTGTTAAGAGTTACAGATTTCTTCAAAAAGAGATGGTGTATCGTGGCTATTGCCGATGATTTCGGAGCGTTTGCCTGTCACGGGGATGTTCTTTGTCAGCATTGCATCTTCCGAAATGTCGTTTTCGCAAAGGCAGGGCGAAAGGCACACGCCCCTTGTACGAATGACAACGATGCCGGTTTGATTGCCTTTTGCAGAGAAAGCTCCATCTTCATCCGTGATGGTTGTTTCCCATGCCTGACGCACAACATCGCCCTCATAGATTTCGTTTCCGTTGCGGTCGCGCTGACCGGTGTACTGACCGACGGTATTGGGTCTGACCTCTACCATGCCGCCATCGTGTCCTTTTTCCGTAGGCCAGATAGCCGCTTTCTGGGTAGATGTGTGTACCAAATCGCCATAAACCCATTTGCCATCGGCGATTGATTTTCCGCGAAACTTGATTACTCTTGTCATAGTTACTGATAGCAATCCCATGGGTCGTAGTCTTCTTCCGTCTTATCGCTTGTCAATCCAAGAATGACCGCAAGGATAAGACAGGCGAAGACTGCGTAGACCATGAAAAGAATGTCTTTGATTTTAGATATTACTTTCTTCATTGAGCGGAGCATTGTATTCCATTACGCCTGCTGAATACTCATCGGCATACAAAGCAATGTAAGCTCGCCGTATTCGTCGTTTTCCGCGGGCAAGAATAAGCCGGGGCGGTCAGGCGTGGATAGCTTCATTACGATATTCTGCGTTGCCATAGCGTTAAGCACACCCTTGAGGTATGACGAGCTGAAACCGATTTCCAGCTTATCGCCGGCGTAGTCGCAAGTGATACGCTCTTCGCCGCCTACGTTGAAGCTCATATCCTGTGCCATGACATCAAGCGTTCCATTTGTCATTTTAAGGCGCAGGAGCGATAACTGCGCATCGGCGCAGATTGATACACGTGTGATGGCGTTGGCGAAATCCATGCGGTCAATGTTGACGGTGATGGGCTGATTGGTGGGAATGACACGGTTGTAGTCCGGGTATCTTCCGTTGTAAAGCGTTGTACGCACCTTGAAATCATCGCCCTCAAAGACTGCGGCTCTTTCGGTGACGGTCAGCTTGACATCGGCCTGCTTTCCGATAAAGGCACGGATAAGGGATACTGACTTGCCCGGCAGATTGAAACTCATTGTCACGCCGGGGGCGGTCTGTGTGCTGCGATACTTGGCAAGTACGCGGGAGTCGGTAGCTACAAATGTGATTGCGTCTTCCGTAATATCCCAATAGATGCCGTTCAGCGTCTGACGCAACTCATCGTTACCTACGGCAAAACCTACCTTATCAACTGCGTTAAGGATTTGCGATGCCGGCAGTGTGAAAGAGCCTTTGGTCTGCGAGTCGTCGATGTCTGCCATGGGGTATTCCGCACCGGGCAGTCCTGAAAGATTATACTTGCCATTGGTATAACGGATGACCACTGCGAGGGTCGCGTCGTTGATGTCGAAAGACACGGGGCAGTCAGGCATTGCCTTGAGTAATTCCGTAACACGTTTTGCGTCGATACATACCTTGCCTGCGCCCTCTGCATCGTTGACGGTGATGCGTGACACCACCACATTGTCGGAGTCGGATGCCGTGATGGTGAGAACATTGCCCTCAAGGACAAACAGGAAATTACTCAAGATGGAAATCGTGGGTCGGTTGCTGACCGCCTTTCCAGCGGCAAGCAGTCGGCTTAATAGAGCCTTGTTGTTGATAGAGAATTTCATATTGCTTGTTGTGGGGTTTGATGTGATTGTTTAGTCTTCTTTTACTACGAAGCCGAAAGGCAGGATGCCACTGGCGATGCTTTCCCTTGTTTAGTTCCGATGGCAATATGCGCAGAATATCATCAAGGGTTATCTGGTCTTTCGGTGGATTGTAGCCTACTATTTTAAGCTCCAATATCTGCATAGCAGTCAATGTTTCCATGATGCCTATTTTAACTGTTCTTTTAACCGTTCAGACAAGTATTCGCCCACCTCTTTGAGGATAAATGGTATCATCTCTTTGGTTGCGCCGGCTTTTGTGAAAGCCATCGTGATAAGGGATAAATACAACCGCACCGACTCTCTTACCGTCAGTTCTTGTTCCGCTATCTTGTTGTTGATTTCGTATAGCAGGTCAAATATTTCTTCCGCTTTTGCCATCGTTGCTTGGTTTATTGCCTTTTGAAATCTTTGGGGATGCTGATAGTTTCTATTTCGTAGGGCTGACCGACCATTCTTTCCGGTGTGCGATATTCGATTGTGAAATCAGCGATGACTTCTTGCAAGATTGAAATCCGCGCTTTATTCAATCGTTTGTAGCAATGATGATTTGTCAGCGTGTAGTGTGTTTCCGTTTCGGTAAATCGATGCACACATCCGGTAAACGCCTTGAGCAAGTTCCAAAACTTGAAAAATAGATGGTGTATTCGCGGCTTTACGACTATCACATCATTCTCATCTACCATGTAACACTTGGGGCAATAGTGCGCATCGCCATCCTTGTGCCAGCCATCTTCCGTCGCCTCTGCCTCAAAATCATCCTTATCAACAGCAACGGTGTAACTTTCGCTATTCTCAAAGATTTCATGGCAACGATTGCACTTAATGCCATACATAATTTCTTCGTATATCATTTTGCTTCTATGATTTTTATGTTCATAATTTCCGCGAGGATGTTTATTCCCTTTTCGGTTAGATGGTAAACTGTGTTCAGTTCGTATAATGTATCTTGGCGTTTTGTGGCAAGGCCAGCGGCGACTAATTCATCCCAACTTGCATCTCCTTTTCCAGCGACAAAGTAGTTGCGGTAAGCGGTGTAACAGCCCTTTCTGACTTTAGAATATGGGTTGTTAAGACCAATGGCGTGTTGCATAAGGCGAATTTTACGCCCATCCATCACAGCTTTGCGAATGACTGACGTAGAAATAGACTCGCTGAACATTTGAGCCTGCCCAAATAAAGGGGTATCAATTTGTTTAGTCAGTACCATACCTGTCGTTTATTGTGGTATTTAACCTTGCAGTCGTTAGAACAGAATTTCTGCTGATACGATTTTTTGAAAAATCGTTTTCCACAAACCGGGCATCGCAATTCTTCTCCCATCTTCGCACCGGCATTTTTAGCCCTAATTTCTTCTATCAAGGGATGCAATCCGGGTAAAATGTGGCGTTGCACAAATCGCGAGGGGCGGTCGGTCATGCAGCTTACGTCATCGCAATCCAGACTATCGTATAAGTCATAATTGCTATCGTAAGCGTAATCGTCGCAATCCTCTTCTATGTAGCTTTCTGCTTGACTCATTGTTTTAAGGTGGTCGTTTATAGTTTGACCTCTGCAAAGGTACACTAATATTATTTATCGTGCAAGTATTAACCATTACTTAAATCAGTATTTAACAATTTTTCACTCTCTGAACTCGTTTTAACTGACTGCGGAAGAGTAACTTTGCGATACTCATAGCAAAACAACCCCAATCAGTAAAATACTTTATGTCAAAATTCAGAATTAAAGCAATCGTTGCCGCCAAAGGTATGACACTGAAAAGTCTTGCCGAAAAAATGAATATAGCTCCCCAGACTCTTGGCAGTATCGTGAACGAGAAGAATAGCCCCAACATCTCTACCCTTGAAAAGATAGCGGAAGCTCTTGACGTACCAGTTGCATCACTATTCACAGACTACCTCGCACCCAACCCGGCAACAATCATCTGCCCGCAGTGCGGCGCACGTATCGACATCAAAACCGCCACGCCGCGATGAAAACACCTCTTTATCGCGTCGGGCAGACAGTCCAAATTCCAAGCAGACTCCTGCACGGTAATGATGGGGGCGGTATTTTTACGGAAGCCAAAATCTTATACCCAAAAGATGATGGCTCTTACTTTCTGCGATTGAAGAAATCCGGCGGTTATGTAATTGTTGACGAAACTGATATTGTTTCATACCCGGAACGTGATTTTGACAAGCCTGTATCACGCAAGGGAATACGCATCATATTCTTCGGCAATGGGCAGTTTGCGCTTCCCACGCTAAAAATGCTTGTTGAAAACGGATATGATGTCGCGGCAGTCGTAACTATGGAAGATAAACCGTGCGGGCGTGGCAAGAAACTGCGGCCATCTGCGGTCAAGGTTTATGCCGAATCTATGGGCATCCTTGTTTTTCAACCACGGAAACTTGACTCTAATAGATTTCTGCGGCACATCCACAATCTTCATGCGACGCTCGGCGTAGTAGTGGAGTTCAGAATACTGCCACGTGCGCTATACACCATTCCGTCGTGGGGTACAATCAACCTCCACTCATCTATGCTGCCCATGTATCGCGGTGCTTCCACCATCGCATCCGCAATCAAGGATGGTAATGCCATGACCGGCGTGACAACGTTCATGCTTGAAGACAAAATCGACACCGGCGGCATCATAAACAATCTTGCCATCGGCATTGATGAAGATGATAACGCGGAAGACGTTCACATCAAGCTACGCATTGCCGGCGCGGAAATGATAGACGATGCAATCCAGCGCATAGCCCATTCATGCAACCCCATTCCTCAGTCGGAGCTTATCTGTGACTTCATCCAGCCATGCTACGCGCCAAAGCTACATCGCAAGGACTGCATCATTCCGTGGCTCAAGCCCGCCGATTACGTCTATGACTTCATACGCGCACTTACTCCAATCCCATCAGCTTGGACTTCACTGGCCATGCTTGGAAAGCAGGCCATGAGCGTCAAGATTTTCAGAACGGAAAAGACCGACATACCGCGTGGCCACCATGCGCCCGGCGAGCTATTCTGGCAAGACCGAAAGCTATACATCGCCTGTGGCGACAATCTTCTTTCCGTACTTGAATTGCAGATGCCGAACAAGCGACGCATGACCGCCACTGAATTTTTCAACGGCTATCGCGGAGCTTGCAAGGGCTTCTGCGATTTAGGATTGTCGGTGGCTGCTGAAAATCCCGATACCGCAAAAACGATTAACCCGGCAGACGTGACCGACACTAACGGCGTGACTGCTGAAATCAAACAACAATGACCCCTTTTTCACACACCCTTTCCTATGGCGATGCGCCGAGAGGCGTGTCGCCTTTTTAGTGGTACTGGTGGCACTACAATGCTAAATTCTATTCCGCGCAATACCAATGCGTTGCCGAATTTGTTTTATCAGCATATCTGGAAATTGATACAACATTGATACAACAAAGAAAGCGCACCAGTCGTGATGACTGATGCGCTTATTTGCTTATTCCAAATAAATCAATAAGTAATATTCCTTAGTTTGTCAAAGAGTTCCTTTTGTCTGGGGGTCATAAGGTCGTAATGTTTATTTAGAAAACCATTTGCAGAGCGTACATCATCCACATAAACTTCCCTCATGGTAGATTGACCACTTTCTCTTGCCTTAATATAACCAGCCATAGCGTTAGCGAGCTTCTTTAAGTTCTCGTCTATTTTATAGTCGATGTATTCAAGCCTTGCCGTTTTAGCATTATCTTCGGAATATGGGCATATTTGCAAAACTGCAAAATATTCTCCTTTGGGGATAAACGAAACAACGTAATTGCCAAAAATCCATGCTCCATATTCTTCATACGGTTCTTGCTCTAACCGCTTTCCGAATACATGAAAATGGTTTTCCAGCACATCGTTAATCTTACTCTCGAAAACACGACCATCATCTTCCGAATCCTTATGCGCGAGTAGTGCAATGGAACAGAGAGAATCTTTTTCAAACCTTGCTTCTATCTGCATCCATCTAACACCAAGCGTATCAAGTCGTCCCTCATAACCGGTGGAATTGACCCATGCAAGTTTTCGGAAACCTCTATTAGACGCAACGCTATCAACTTCCATTTGTGTTTGCCCAAAACGAAACCCAAATAGCGTATTATCAACTTGATTAGGTCGGTCGCATGATTGGAGATATAAGACAATCATTCCCAAAACAAGGATGATTGCTGGTTTAAGTAAATGTTTCATTCTATTGTAGTTTTGATTGTTATTGGCTTTCCGCAATGGGGACATTGCGTCATAAGACTATCGGATTTGTAATTGGCGAGCTGCTCGCGAGAAACAAGCAATTCCCACGGTTCAACACCCAATGCTTTTGCAACTTCATCTATTCCGTTAAGCGACAGATTTTGTCGCCCACTTGTAATGTTGCTTATGTACTGAGGTGTCGTATTAAGCCGAGTCGCTAATTCGCGCCCTGTAACACCTTTCTCTTTCATTACTTCTTTTAGTCGTATCGTCATTTCTGGTGATTACTTTAATTATGCGGCACAAAGTTAAAGAGAATAATTTAATCCACCAAATAAATGTACTTCGCGAGTGTTAAACAAATGTTAAAGATTTATTTTTGTTTCTAAGATACATTTATTTGATTTACCTTTGCAACATCAAATCAAACAACAAAGATATGAACAAAAGAAACAACCCCTATAAGATTGAGATGGTCAGCGATTACGGCAAGACCTACTATCAGGTAGTACGCAAGCGCGACGAGGCGATTCTTTACGCCAACAGTAGCATTGACAACATCGCTTCTTTCATACTTGATGAGGGCATCGACATCGCCGGTTTTGATGCAGTACCTGAATTTGCTGGCAATCACATATTCTAAACCCAATAACAACAATCGATATGAGCAACGAAAGAAAATCAACCCTTAGAAACATTATGCAGACCGCATGGATGTTTGTTAAGAGAAACGGCTACACTATGGCCGAAGCCCTCAAGGCGGCATGGCTTAACGCCAAACTTACAAAGGCCATGCGTGGCGGCATCATTCAGTTTTTCTATCAGAAAATAGACGGGACGCTCAGACAGGCATTTGGCACACTTGACCCACACCGCCTCCCTGAAACACAGGGTAAGGGTCGCAAAGCCAATGAAACCGTGCAAGTGTATTTCGATACCGACAAACAGGAATACCGCTCGTTCAAAAAGTGCAACCTTGTAAAAATGATATAATCATCAACCCAATAAAACCAAAGACTATGCAATCATTCAAATTCGATTCAAAGACAGCATCCCTTGCCGTGGCCGCAGCAGTAGCCGCACTCAATCCGGTGGTTCACGGATATTTCAACCTCGCCATAGAGGTCGGAAACGACATTGTTGTGTCGGTCTACGCCCAGAACAAACCCACTCTCGACATATTCAGCTATCGTGTGTGGACGTGCGATGAAGACGGCAACGAGGTTGACATACCTTTCGCAGCCATCGACACCGAGCTGATTGAATCATCCGTAATAGCATAAAAAGTCAAAACGGGCGGCTCGTCAAGCCGGGTCGCCCACAACACCCATAATAATGTACGAAGAAGATATAGATTTCCCGGAATACGGAAAACAAGTAGAGTTAAAGAAGCCGTGGCGTGGATACCATCGCGGAACAATCGTAGGACGCAACGGATACCGCTTCACAATCCAATTCAGCAGCGGCGCGACCATCGACCTTTACGATGATGAATTTGAAATCAACTAAAACGAAAACAATATGAATCCACCTATTCACCAACCCACAATGACCTCGCTCCAGATAGCGGAAATCGCCAACAAGCAACATCGTCATGTCCTTGAAGCTATCCGAAAGATGGAAATGGCATGGGTTAAAGTCACTGGGTCAAAATTTCGGCTCAGTGAATATATCGACGCAACCGGGCGCGTCCTGCCGTGCTACAATCTGACAAAGGAAGAGTGCCTCTACATCGCCACCAAGTTTAACGACGAAGCCCGCGCACGACTTATACTGCGATGGATGGAGCTTGAACGCAAGCAAGCGGAATGGTCGCCGGAATCATTGTCGGAAACTTTCAGACGAACACGAGGGATAGCGGAGAGTCTGAAAGAGGAACTTGCCAACAGCAAGGTATTACCAGCCGTAAATGAACCATTGAATAACAACGACATAGCCATCTACTGCTATCTGCGGAACGGCATTAAATCAGCATCGGATGCGCCTTTCTGCATTACGATAGAGATGGTATCAAAAACGCTCGGAATAGATGCCACGGATGTGGAATCATCATTTGAAAAACTCGCCAAAGGAGGGTATATCGCCACAAGGAAGGACTGCGACATGACGGTTTTCGTTCTTGGAAACGTCCAACCATAGGTCAATCATCCTTACCCGGCTTCCTATTAATCCATCGTTGCGCTACTTCGGTGGATTTTTTGTTACAACCAACAAAACGCCAACACAATACACTGAAATTAAATCGTTTAGGTCGCACTTTGTAAAATTTACAACCAGCCAACAACCAACAAACAAACATCAAGCAAACATCAGACAACCATCAAGGGCTATTTTTCGCCATTTTTGTACGATTTTACTTAATAAAAGTGATTAAGTAAATCGGCAACAACAACCAACAAAATGCAGTGCCGAATTTATTTGCTTTCAGTGTGTTAGACTATGACTACTTAATAATGACAACCAGCAAATCGCCATCAAGCAAACATCAAACCGCCAACAAAATTCCTTTGTAACGCCTTATCATTCAATCTTTTGCAATAGGCTTAATTTTCGCAAAAACACTTTTTCAGCCATAAACAAGAATAAAGAATATAATATATTAAAAGAATGATAAGAATGATAAGAATAATAAGAATATTATTATAACGTCATTTTTGCCATCTTTGTTTGCTGCCGCCTATACCTTGCCGTGGCTAATCAAGTGATGCCGGGCATCGCCAATAGAGATGCAATTCCGATATGCGATAAGTTTGCACCGGTTGAATATCCTCACGCACTCTTTCTTGTCGTTAAATTTGGCAAGAAGACGTGCGGCTCGTTCACCGTTCCATCCCCTGTTGATATGGGTGATGGATTGCTGCTGAAACTCCTGTAATGTCATGCTTCATCAATCTTTTTTTGTTTGACAATGCGCCGGCTATTATGGTCGGCAATATAGAATAGCCATATTAATGCGACAAAGACGTTTTTAACGGCGTTTGACGTGCGAGTGGTACGTCTTATCATTTTGGGGTCGCAAAAGCCGTCAGACGCTAAATCTGGGGCGTTTTACGCTTGTTTATTCTCTTGCCCGGTTGCGTATGTCGATAATGAAGAAACAATAGCTTGCGAAAGTGGGGCTTCCGCAAGTGTTGTATATCCATATCCGGGTCAGAAAATTTTGAGCGTTGTAACCTCGCGGGTTATGGTCTTGCGCAGTTCGTCAAGTTCTGCCGGCTTGAGCTTGGCTGCCTTGACCATCTCGTTTGACCATGCAGTAGCATAGTCGATTGCTTCATTTGCGGTGTTGAAGCTGGCGAGTGTTGTCTGCTTGCCGTTTTCAACCTTGTTTACTTTGTAACGTTTCATATCTTATTACTTATTGGGTTTGTTTTTGATTACGATGCAAAGTTATAGCTTTTGCTTTAATCTACCAAATTTTTAAGCCAAAAAATTAAAGCATATTGTTATTTTTAACTATTGTTAATATAAGTAAATACTTTAATTGGCTGATAGTGCGATGTCTACATAAACAATGCGCCACACCCTTAACACAGAGCGTGGCGCATCCAGATATGAAACAATGGCAGATTTATGCGGAGATGGGGTTGCGCGGAACGCTAACGAGAGGCATCGCCGGTTCTTGTTTTGCCGGTTCGGAAGCTGGCGCATCCTGCTCTTGCTTCTGCTCTGCAGCTTTCAACAGGCGGTTGATTTCTTCTTCCGGCGCATCGGTCAGCGACAGCATTGTTACTGCGGTTTCAAGTGAAACAAGACCGGCTTGGAACAACTGGGCGATGGATTGCCATTTGGCTTGTTTATCGGCAGTGAACGGTTCCGCAAATTCAAACTTGATTTTGAGTGACTCAAGAGCCGCCCTTTTGTCAGGATGCTCAAAGATGAGTATTCCGATAACGATGTTGCGGAAGCGACCGATAAGCTCTTCGTAGATTTCCTTGCGGTTGTCACGCTTTATGTAGCCAAGGATGAAAGCGTTGCGGATAGCCACGCCGGATAATGTTCCGAAGCCTTTCATAGCCTCGGTATCAAAGTTGGGTGTGTAGGTGTCAAAAAGGATACTCCTTTCAAGGTTGGATTGTTCCGATTCGCGGGTCTGCGAAGACTGCGGCGGATTGATGTATTCAAACCGCGACTTTTCGCCAGTCAACTGAATCAGCTTGCCGGGTTTCGCGGGGTCAACCATAGACTGAATGACATCTGCGGAAGCGGCGGCGATGGGGTCTGAGAAGTAATTGTTGGTGTCACCGGTTTTGCTGTCAAGCATCTCCTCACGGTTGATGCGCTGTTCCGCGCCATCCCATGCTTTCGGCTGACGGAAATAGATGACGTTGATTTTGTTTGTGGGATTGGGGTATATTTCCACCTCCCAGCCGATAGAGGACTTTTTGCAGAAAGCCAAAATCTTTGACGTTTGGAAATCCCAGTGTTGAACACTGCGACCGCCCTCTTTTGTGACGTATCCGTAGGCAAAGGCGGCAAGGTTTCCAATCGTATCGAACAATGGACGCAGACGATAGCCGGTGGAACGCGCCAAGACATTCATCTTAATTTTGCGCTCGCCGGTATCATCGTCGCGATAGATGTGGCAGATAAGGGCTGATTCGGTTTCCGACCCGGCGAGGCGTTTCGCCTGTCTAATGCGCGAGTTGAAATACTGGTCTTTCAAGAAATCCGTGTAAAGCGTGTAGCCGTCATCGTCGCCCTCTTCTTTCTTCCATTCAATAGGATTGCCGAGGAGAAAGAAAAGCTCAATTTCGTTGATGTAGCGGGCGCGGGTGCGCGGTAGCTTTTCCGTGATGTATGGGTCTTCGCCTTTTCGGAATTTGTTAGGGCGTTTCATAACATCATGGGTCTGCGGATTGTACTCCTTGATAGCTTGGTCAACCTCGTCATCGTGGTTTTCCATCATTTCAAGGGCGCGGTTGATGTCCTTGTCTTGAAGTAACTGATAAAGTGTGCGATTAACCCCAACGCTATTCAGCGTAAGGTTTCGGAAGTAAGTTAAGAGTTGCTGTAAATAGTTTGTCATATCTGGTAGTGTTAGAATATTCCTAAATCAGATTTCTTTACATTCTTCGGCTTGAGTATTTTGCCAAGGATGCAGCCCAAGACATAGTAGCGAGAGGCATCGACACAATTATGCACGAGTATTCCATTTGCAAAATATTCGTGTATGTCAGCAACCTGTATGTCGTATACTTTAGCGGTATTTTCCGCTACTATCTCTATCCCTTTCAGGACGCACGGCTGCGCTATGCAATCCCGAGCATCGCCGGGAGCAATAGTAAGTTCGTGAGTATTTGTTTGCGACAAACTCTTTGCCGCATTGCTTGCAAATTCTTGTTTCGTTGTCAATACCGGAATGGTATCTGAACTTCGTTTTACATCCGTTTGAGCAGAATTTGTTAGCTCCACATGGCTTGGACATAAACTTCTTTCCACACCATTGGCACGTAAATTCAATCGGCTCAAGATTCTCTGCCACCTCTTTGCCGTGTTTTCTATGCCATTCGATGCCTTCTTCTGAACGATGCCATTTATTTGCATACCCTCTGGCATAATCCATTCTATCACGCAGCTCGGCAAGCATTTCAGGATTGTCGTTGTGCTCTTCAGCATGTAGCGATAGGTGTTTTTTACACTCCACGATTTCGAGGTTTCCGATTTCGTTATTGTGGGTATCACCGTCTTTGTGGTGGATGTGACACCCTTTGGGGATTGCACCGTAATAATACTCCCAGACGACGCGGTGTAATCGCTTACATCCTCGCGAGAAGTATCTTTCTCCGGGATAGAGCGAGTACTCCTTTCCATTAAAGGTTTGCACAAGTATAGCACATCCCCTTTTGTCAATTCTTGTAGTTGTTTCCATCCATCAACTGTCTTTATTTTATGGTCTGGTGTCCCTTTTAACTCAACTACAAAATTAGCAAAAATCAACCGAATATGCAATATCTTCTTGAGTCCATTATTAAATGTGTTTTCTACTCTTTTACAACCATTTGATGTTAGCACATAGTCATTTGTGGTTATTTCCGAGATGGGTATTTGTCCCTTTGTTGTCATGATTAGTGTATCGCCTGTAAAGCAGTGGTTGAATCTGTCTTCCGGCACGTTGATGTAGTTACCATCTTTGTCTTTCGCCCACACATAATTTCTGAACTCGTCCTGAACATTCAGCGAGCGTTCCGTGATGAAGATGTTGTCAAACGATTTCATCTTTTCTATGCCGGCGATGATGCTTCCGGCTGGCTTCGCAACCGGGTAGATGATTACGCCACCGAGGGCGATTTCGTCAATCAGTCGCGGGTCGGCACTGTCGGCGTAGACGAAAGAATCATCTTCGCGCAGTGCTTTTATCAGCTCGGAAGAAAGCATCCCGGACTTGAAGAATTGTTCGTCGATGTAAAGGTCGTTTCCGATGATGCCGCATTTCACGCACGCGCTGACATCGTTGGTATATCCAAAGTCAAGACCGCGGGCCACACGTTTGCAGTTTTTCGGAAATTCTTTGACGATGCCCCATTTCTTGAAGACCGCACCCTCGGCTACGTCTGCCCATCTGCCCATGAAGATGTGGGCGTACCGTTCCGGGTCGCGCTCTTTCATCTCCTGTGCAGACTTGATGAACTCTTCCGATAGATTGGCTTTGTTGTCAAGATATGTAGTGTGGATGTGAAGCACTTGCGGATGCGTGGAAATCTGCACGGGGAATCCGTCAAAATACTCAATCCGGTGCGTATCCTTGATGTATTTCTGATAGATGAAATGATTACTGTCGGTCGGGTTCATTATGATGATAATCCTATTTTGGATACCCGGCTGACGGATGGAAAAGGCGATTGTTTCAAACTCGCGGTCAGAAGTCCATTCTTCCGCTTCGTCGCATACAAAGGTTGTGATGCCATGAATTGATTTCAGCTTGGCGGTTTGATTGCCCGATGATGTCTTGATGCCGCGGAACATGATGCGGCTGCCGGTCATCTTGTTGACAATATCCGATTTCGTTGTGCGGAAATACCTGCCCGTGCCGTCAAGGTCTATCTTTTCCAAGAACTCGGGGATAACGGAAATGCTGGCACTCGTCATCGTGTAGCGCGTGTAAAGTACGTTGTGGACTATCTTATCGGTGTCTGAATTGGAATAGCCTTTGCGCTTCAATTCAAACGATAGGCGTTCTATGAAGCCGCCGATTCCGAATGATTTACCAGAGCCACGACCGCCCGTAACAAGGATGATGAAATGCTCCTTGTCGGTATAAAGGGGGTAATATATCTCATGGTTGATTATCATTGTTCCGTATCACGCTTCTTTTGTTCCACTTCCTGCTTAATCCAGCTTTCAATATCGATTCCTTGTTCAATATTCTTCGGAATGTCGGTGTCTTCGGCTTCCTGTTGGATAGGATTCTCGCCATAGCCGTATCGTCTTCCGAGTGTATTCAGATGATAGCGCATCATCCAACTGTCGGGGTAGCGACTCCATCCCGCAAAGTTGTCCTTTCCTTTCACACCGCCCAATGCAAGGATGCGGCTGGCGACATCAATCTGCTCAAGAAATTCAAGGTCGCGTTCCGCCATTATATCTACGAATATCGGCTCTTGCGCCAACCACGATTGCAGTTTAGTCCAGCCAATTCCGAACTTTTTCATCAGTAGGGTGCGCTTTCCGTTACATTCAGCCCAGACCTTTGCGAACATAGCGGGTGATGGCATTTCCGCGCCTTGCGCACGCGCACGCTCGCGGGCAGACGCTATCGTGTTGCGCAATTTTTCGCACTGACTTATCGCCATTTCCAATTCGTATCGGCTAATGTTCAATTCGTCAGCGATTTCCGTATTGTAAAAGCCCTCAAAAGCAAGTGCATCAATGCGCGACAGAAATTCCTCACTCTCGTAGTCAAACGAGGGTGTTGCCTTGGGCTTGCGCGGTGTCTTGTTGCTAATTCGCTTCTTCGGCATTGTCGTGATAATGAAATTCCGTTATTTTTCTATGCTGCGTGTGCAAGAGTCGAACTTGCGATTTCCGTCTGATGACGGCGAGATGACCGCTTCTCTAACACGCATATCCTTGAACGGAGTGTGCTATTTGCCCCCCCCGGTCGCCATTCTTAATCCGTTTTGAACTAAAGCACGCTTCTCGGCTTTATCTATCAATCGGTCGCGTGACTCTTTTGCCCTACGGGATGCGGTGCCGCTTTCCCACACATTACGCCTGCGCCAATTAGCTTCACTGAGGCGCGATGCTTGGGCTTCTATTTGTTCTCTTGTTTTCCTGCGTCTAACTCTGCTTTGCTTTTTAAGGGTTTATGGTCAGCCGGGGATTGTGTAATTTTCCGACTGACCTTTATCTTCGTTTCGTTGTCAGCATTTACCACCCTTGCCGGGCTTCTTCTTGCCGCCGCATGATTTGCGTGATTTCATTGTGACCTCCTTTCTTCGTTTATAGGGTTAAGTGAATTTCAGACCGGATAAGGTGATAGCGTTGATGCGCCGTTTCCAGCCTTTGATGAATTTCTTCTGACTCGGCTTTCTGCGCACGATGCCGTCAACAAAACTGATACGGGCTTCGTGGATAGCCGTGAACAACTGCGCCTCGTTTGCCGCATTGACAGCCGCCAGCGTTTTCGGGCCGACAATTCCGTCTTGCGTTACGCCCAGTATGCGCTGCGGTATCTTGATGCCGTGAACACCGCTCGCCCATACCCAATCAACGAGATTGTTCGCGATGGCTTGGCTGCTGATTTCGTCGGCTTTCCATCTATCCCAGTAAAGCGTTTTCAGCACGTCGCGCCACTGCTCATAACTGATAGTTTTCAGTCTTGCGACCGTCGGCACGGGATAGCCTTTTTTCCGACAATATGCCTTGTAGGTTTCAATCGTGATGCCGCACATCGTTGCGCCGCCGGCATCGTCAGGGTCATTCGCAAAGCCGGTCTTCCGTGCCTGTGCAAATATCTGCTCCGGGGGCAGGCTCATGCACTTCGCGTTTACGCCGGCTTCAAAGTAAAGGATGAATGGGATAAGTTCGTCAATCTTTGCCATAATCGTATTTGTGTAGGTTAGTTATTTTCCACCGCCAAGTGCGCCTCTAAGAGCTTTGTTTAATATTATTCCTTGCACCACGCTTTCTCGCTGAATTTTCCATGTCATTATACGAAGAATAATACCGCACCCCGTTAAGGCTGACTTTTTGTCTTGGGTTGTAAGCCTTAATCAATTTTTCAAGGGAGTTTGGCAATCTCATCGCTACAATTGGATGATGAGACTTTCCATCCCACCCGGGAGGCGCATATCGCTCGTCGAAATGTGTTTTTCCTGTTGGACGCGCACCATACTTGGCATAAAGATTTTGAAGACCACCTGCGAAACAGTCCAATCTTCTGCCACCCATGGCTACTGCAAATGGGATAATTTTACCCATCGCATTACTTCCTTTTGGCTTACAGCTAAAGACAGACACTATATTATCGCCATCTAAGGCAAATCCCATCTTCTTATCTTTAGACATAAAGAGGCGTAGCCCGGAATAACTTCCCCTGCCCTTTTTCTCTACCATCCACCCATTACCATTATTTCTTTTAGCAATTTTAATTGCTTTATGGAATTCACCCACCCCAGCAGGATATAAACCATCGGGATGATGTTTTATTCCACCATCCGACAACTTACGATTCAACTCTTCGTTGAAACTTTTTTTAAACTTAGGCCTCTTAACTCTACATCGTCATAGTATCGGCCAACCCTTTTGGCGTTTGACCTTGGTGAATAAATGTAGCGATTTCCTTATCGTCGTAATATTCGTATGCTTCAAACTGGACTTCTTCGTCGGTATAAACCCGCAAGCCGTTTTCGTCTTTGTAAGACCTAAAAACATCTGCGTAATCCTTACGAAAACGCGCAACTTCTTCCGGCGTCACAAATTTATGTGCATCATTAAGTTTGCATCGCAATGCCCAGTAATTATTGTTATTTTCTATATTACTCATGTTTTTAATAGCGCTTATTTAGAGTGCAAAGATAAACAAAATTCTTTAATTACGCAAGCAATTATTAAAGAAAAGAATTAAACTTTACTCGTCTTCGCCGAACTCAATCTTATTCTGGAACTCTTCACCGTTGATGTATTTCGCCATCGGGTCGAAGCCGTATGATTCCATGAAACGGACTTTTTCGCTCGGTGTCTTGAAGCTGATGACAACATAGGACAGCATACCGCCATCCTTGTCAACATCATTCTGACTTGCGATGCGGTCTTTGATTTTCTGCACCTCGTTGTGGCGTGCAATCTGGTTCGCCTCACTATCTTCATAGAAGCCAGCCGACCGGTCAAGTTTGTGGTTCTCGCCACTTTCCTTTGTCATTTCGTCATGTATGGCAAGGTCTTCGCGCTCGCCAACGACATCGTTCTTTGACCAGTCTTTTGTTTCCGGCTGACCGGGGGGTGTGCCTGTGTCGCCGTTCTGCGATTCGCCGGCAGTGTCAAAGTCGCCGATTCCCAGATTAAGGGTGTCGTAGTCGCCAAAATCGCCAAGACCGAGAAGCTGTAAATCAACATCGTCAAATCCGGCATTGGTGTAATCTATTTCCGACAGTAGGGAGCGCAGCATATCGTCATCGTATGTACCCTGCACCGCCTTATTGTTCATAAAGAGGTTTTGCTCCTTTTCCGTCTTCAAATCAAGGTCTACGACCTCAACACGAAATTCATAATCGTTCTCGCCCGTTTCCGGGTTGTAACGATTGACGGCATCCATGATGGCGACTTTTTGATGGCCGGATACAAGATTGCCGGTGCGCACGTTCCATACGACACCGCCAAGTAAGCCGACTGACTGCAAATTCTTCTTGAGCTTCTTACGCGCATCGTCGCTGATGGTGCGGGGGTTGTATGAAGCGAAATTGATTTCGCTTCGCTTGACGGTGCGCTGTTCCGCTTGTTTTATCTTGTTAGGCTTCATTCTCTAATTCGATTTCTGATTCGGTTTCTATGCGTTTGATGATTTCAAGCACCTCCTTTTCCTGACCATGCGGCAGTATGCCGTTCTCATAGTCGAAGATAAGTTTTTCACAAAATGGAAATTCCCGGATGGTGCGCTCGTAGTCCTGCGGGAATCGTTGTCGCAATACAAGTAAAGAGCGCAAATCCACACCGAAGCCTTGACTTACATCCTTGGGATTGTAGACAAACGGCTTGATAAGATTCCGCATCTCAATGTAGCGAAGCACCTCCTTGTTAGTCCAGACAGCCAACGGGTAGACCATGCCCTTGTCGGTGAGGTATGTTCCGTTTCTTTTTCTGAACGTCAGCAGACGCATACGTTTCATGTAGCCGTCAACGCCTTTCATTCCGCTGAACGCCCACTTGATACCTGTTTCTTGGCGCACCATCTCTTCCACCTCGCCGACTTTGCGCGGCTTGATGTCGGGATTGCCCTCGCCAAGCTGAAAAAATCCATAGCGGTCGTAGTAGTCGCGTTGATAGTGCTGAATCTGCCTTATTTCCACGTTGGGATATTTCGTTACCGCCCATTTCAGATAGGGCTTCACATGGTCAAGACCCGGCACAAGCCACATGTAATAGCAAATGACTTTCTCAAAGACCGGCGCAAGCATATCAAGCAAGGCGATGCCATCCTTTCCACCGGCTGAATAAAATAAAACGGCAGTATCCGTCTTTTGACGGATACTCCGAATTATTTGCATGGTTTCTTCAAACTTATTCATGCGACTCGCGGTTAGCCGGTTGTTCCGCCGGCAGCGCGAATAGCATCGCGAAAAGCGTATCGGAGGTCTGCGCGTTTCTGTTCGCGAGTTCCAAGTTGGCTATTGCGACGTCCGCTATTTGTCGCCGTTCCGTTTCTGCGTTCACCTACATAGCGACCGCCGCCACCGCTACCGTAGCGGCCACCGCCATTGTATCGCTGCGCGCCAACGGCGCGGGCGATGTTTCTCTGGGTTGTAGTTTGTCTGGGCATAGTGAGATAATGTTTAGGGGGTTATTTTTTTCTTGACACCACTACGCATTAACCACATCTGATATTTTCCCAAGTGTGTACCATACTTGGCAAACCACGTATTCGACTCCGTTTTCTTCATAGGTCATGTCTTCGCCATTCTCGTCTGTCAAGACGATGAATTGCGCTTCCTTGACTGCGACGGTCATTTTTCGTGCGTTCTTACTACGTCCACATGAAAATTCAATGCAGTCATAGGGTATCGGAGTGATGGTAACAGTTCCATCCGGGTTATCGGATTCAGTCACGTAGCGGTCTACGTTGTTGGGGTAGACGAAACGTTCTTCTACCTTTGCGTTTCCTTCAAGTATTTCCTGAAAGTGTGCTGCATTGATTTGTAGTTTTAACTTCTTCATCGATTAAGTTTGTAAAAGTGATTTTTATTTGTGGCGGGTGTAGGACTCGAACCCACGACCTCCAGCAAGTTAAACTGGCGAGCTTCCAACTGCTCCAACCCGCGATGTTTTATGACGCTAAATTAAGTCTTATTTCGCATCATAAAACATTTCGGTATCTATCTCTTACGACCTATTACACAAAGTCGTAAATAGGGCTTCTTCCATCAATCATCCCAGACTTGCAGGGTTGTCCAGCCTACGCCTTTGCATCGTATACCTTGTTTCAGAAATTCCACCATTGCGGCTACGGCTTCTTCAAAGCTGTTGTATTCTATCGTTCTCATATTTGGTTGTTCTTAAAATCCTTGATTGCGTTCTTGTATCCAGCGAGATACGCCTCAATTTCGTGACGGTTTGCGCTTGCGTATTTGTGTCTGCCATTGATGGTGATGTGGTAGGCATTATTCCATTCCGCAACCTCAACAGTGGCTTCTATTTCGCTTGATACTTCTGCGACGTATTCAGCCAAGTATTGCATATCAAATTCATTCATCGTATTTGTGTTTTTTTTATGTGACGTAAAGGCGAGCCATGCCGATTGTGACGTGGCTCGCCTTGATGATTTTATTTTGCGTATTCAACCTCGTTGAGGGCTTCTGCAAGTGTGGTCTTGCCTACGTTGAAATACATGTCGCGTTCAACGCGCAATCCAAAGCGACCGCGCACTTCTTGAAGCTGTGACAGGGTAAAGTAGCCAAGCTCGCCCTCTATGCCGTCAACATAGCCAAAGAAATAATAGTCGCCATTCTCCATCTTTTCTGCCTCGGTTACATACCAAGTCCAGCCGCTACCCGGCAGAAAGAATTTTGCGATTACTACCGCGTTCTTGCCTTTGCCATCCTGCGAGTACAGGGGATACTTTGCAAAGGTCTTCTCAAGTGCTTTTGTTATAAGTTTCATATCTTTTACTTTAATTAGGTTTTTGATTACGATGCAACGTTAAAGCGAATAATTTAATCCACCAAATTTTAATTAAAGTATTTTCTATGTCTTAACAATAATTAACAAAGTAAACGCTTTAACTTTATTCCTATTTTACTACCTTTGCATAACGATTACTTTAACGACCAAATTAGGAAGAAATGGAGAATAGAATCAAAGAGCGCATCAAAGAAGCCGGTATGATGCAGAAAGACCTTGCGGAAAAACTTGAGATGACAACTGTGGGTCTTAACCAGATTGCCGGCGCGACAATGCCCAAGATTGAAACATTCGTAAAGGTCGCCGATGCTTTGGGTGTTCCCGTCTGGAGTCTGCTTCTTACCGACGAGGAGCTTGAAGCCATCCGTGCCACTGCGCCCTGCGCCAACAAGCCTACAAATGAGTTCCAATGCCCCAAGTGTGGCGCAGTGCTTAAAGTTGTTCCCTGCGATGAGGCGGAGTAAATTTGAAAAGGCGTTGATGGATTATGGCAGTCAGGTTATGACTATCATTTTCCAATATGCCCTGTCTACCGAAAGATATGAGGATTGCGCCATCATCAAGGAGCTTTTCGCCAAGTATCATCTTGACCTAAACCAGACGATGGAAGATTATCAGTCGTATTTTTGGGAGCTGGGTATGTCGGGGCGCAACGCCATTGCCAGTATGGGAGAATATCTTTCCGAAGCATTGGCGATGGTGGGCTATCCGTCTGACGCTATTGAATTGCCGAGTTATTCCGCTATCTAATCAACAAGAAAAAGTTCATCCGGGAGTGTATCGAATACTTCCTTAAAAATTAGGTCTACATCTCTGCGAAAATCCGCATAGGCGTGATATTGCACGATTAGACCGGAGCAGTTGTCGGAAATTGGGGTGCTTGTTGTCAAGCCGAACAATTCCGACACTTGTTTTCTTAATCCCATACGCATCCTGTCGCCGGCGAGGGCTTTTGGCGAATAAAGATAAAGCACAACCATAAGGAATTTCTTGCGGTTGCGCACAGCCATAGCCTCGTCGGGGCATCCACGGCGGGAAAATACACGTTTGTATGCTTCGTAAATTCTTGGTAATAGAGAAAGGTCATCAAGAATTGGCTCACCTAATTCTTCCATTACGTCGGAAAGTTCAATAACCTTTTCGCGCAACTTCTTCAAGGCGGCGACTTTTCCGATGTTGATTTTTGCACTTTCATTCATTTGGCAGTAGGGTTGATTTTTTGGTTTATCGACCCTCTCTGCACACATCCCTTTGCCTTTCAAAGCACAAAGTTACGACTTTTTTCTGATAGTACGTTATACGTGCGCGGAAAATAATGTGTAACACGCTATTTGGAGGTAAATTGGCTGATTGAATAATAACAATTCTCAGCCATGCCGCTTTTATCATTTGACGTATATTCCAACTACGAGGAGGTCGCACGACTTCGCTCCGAGATAACAATGCTTGAGAACCGCCTTAAATCATTCGGGCCGGGAGCATCAATATCTTCCATTCGCGCTGTTGAAGCACAATTACAGTCTGCAAGGGCAAAATTCCGTGGTCTTGCCTTGGATGCCGCTCAAGCCGGTGCTTCCCTTGAGATGAATATCCGCAAGGGTGTCAATGGAGCAATCGCCGCAGTCAACGACTTACAGCAAAAACTTACAGATCCAATACAGGGCCTTACACAAATAGCCGGCGTAGCGGGTCTTGGAATGTTTCTGAATCAGGTCACGCAGATTCGCGGCCAGTTTCAGTTAATGGAAACAAACATCAACACACTTCTTGGCAGTGCCGACAAGGGCAAAGCTATGATGGCTGACCTGACTGAATATGCAAAGGTATCGCCACTTGACTTTCAGGGAACAGTCGGCGCGGCGCAGAAGATGCTCGGCTTCGGTATCGACCAATCAAAGATTCTGCCGTTTATGAAAGCCCTTGGCGATGTGTCAATGGGCAATGCGCAGCGTTTCCAATCGCTTACACTCGCCTTCTCGCAGATGTCAGCCGCCGGCAAACTGATGGGTCAAGACCTGATGCAGATGGTCAATGCTGGTTTCCAACCTCTTGACCAGTTAGCAAAAGATACCGGCAAATCCATCGGTCAGCTTAAAGAAGAAATGTCGCAAGGCAAGATTTCCGCCGAGATGGTTCAGCAGGCTTTCATCAACGCCACATCCGAGGGCGGTAAATTCTACAACATGGCTCAGTCTGCCACCGCAATAATTACGGGGCAGATGTCGATGCTTGGCGACGCTACCGACCTTATGTTTAACGACCTCGGAAAACAATCCGAAGACGCAATCATCAAGGTCATACAGGGTGCGACATGGATGGTGGAAAATTACGAAAAGGTAGGTGGTGTACTTGGTACAGCAATCGCCACATTCGGTATCTACAAGGCATCCGCAATGGCAAGTGAATTTGCCATAAAGGTTGCATCGGAGGAAAGAAGCAAGGCAGTCGTTAAAGGTTTTGAAGAGGAAATCGCCAAGATGGAGGAGTATCAGCGTCAACGCGCACTTATGGCGTTTGATGAAGATGTCCGTGGCGCACTTGAAACCGGGTCTATTTCCGAGGAGATGGCTGAAAAGATACAGGCGTTGCGTAAAGAGGTGGATGCAAGAAAGGAAGCAGCTCAAGCAGCCGTTGATGCCGCAAAAAAAGAACAGGCGGCAATAAACGATGCTCTTAAAGTCGCCAATGAAAAGGTTGACGAGGCTCAAGAATTGGCAGATATGGCTGAACAAATCGGTACTGAGGAAGAAAAAGCGGCCGCAGCGCAGGGATTAGCCTCGGCTCAGATGGAACGTGATGCTTTGATGACCCAGCTTGACGCTTCTGCAAAAAGAGTCCATATAGCCGAGACTGAGTTGGATACCGCCACCACCCAAGCTAATACTATTTCCCAGATTCAGCAGACTAACGCGACCAATACAAATACCACTGCCCAGAATACAAATACGGTTGCAACAGACAGAGGACGTATCGCAACGGCTCTTTCTACTGCCGGGAACAAGATTGCTACTGTTGTGCAATACGGATGGAATAGTGCTGTTAATGCCGGTAAAAAAGCAATCGATAGTTTAAAAGTTGCGATAGCCACAAATCCAATTGGTTTGTTAATTACTGCACTAACTACCGCCATCGGTCTATTTATGACCTTTAAGAGTGAATCGGAAGAAACAACCGCAGACATGGAGCGTTTCGGTGAAGCCGCATCCAAGACAAAAAGCAATGTCAACACCCTTTATGCTGTTCTTGATTCCGTAAATAAAGAAAGCAAGGTTTATAAGGATTCCCTTGAAGAGTTAACCAAAATTGCTAAAGATCATGGCATTCAGATTGATTCAGAAAAAGATACGCTTGACCAACTTAATGAGAAACGCGCACAGCTTATCGCCCTGATTGAAAAGGAGGGTGAAGCCCGTCAGATTGCAAACCGCATCGCTTCCTATGAGGAAGACAAAAAGAAGCATGGTGATGATTTCGTCAAGGATATGGCTGAAAGCATTGCGGATGAAAGCAAAAAGGATGCTAAGGACAATGCAGAGCGTTTTGCCCGTATTATTGCAGATACCGTTGATAGAAAGAAAGCCGAATTGCTTCCGCTTATCAATGAACTTGAGCAGCTTCAAAGGGAGTATGCTGCGGAATCATCAAAGGGTGAATATGCCGATGCCTCCCGGATGGCCGAACTCCATAAGCGCATCGCGTCCTTGCAGAATAATATCGCTAAGACCGCCAACGAGGAAGCGAAAAATCATGCAAAGGCTATGGGTATGGCAGAAGATTATATCCTTGACATTAAGGACACGTCTAAATTGGTAGGGGAACTTACCAAGCAGATTACTACTGCCGACAATTTCATTAAGCAGACGCAGGCTAATGCTAAGGCTGTCAATGATAAACTTGAACGCGCAAAGGTCGCTGCGCCACCGGTTGATTATTCTACATTCGATTCAAAGAAACTTACGGAAGAATTGACAAAGGTATCCAATGCCGTGGATGACATAAACAAGACTCCCGTCAAACCTCTTACTGACCCCATAAATATTCATTCCCTGATTGAAACCGCGCAGAAAGCGGAAGAAAAGATAGGTGATGTTGACAAATCATCTGCAACACCCACAACCGATAACACTGCGCTTGATGAAACCGCGCAGAAAGGGGAAAAGGCAGAGGATAAACTCAAGGATATAGACAATACCACTGCCACACCTTTCATTGACACCAAGTATCTTGATATTGCACTTTCCAAACTTGATAACATAAAGATTTCATTGAAAGAAGTAGGTGGTCAGGTATTGAATACATCCGGTGAGGAACGTCAGCAGCTTCAGTCGCTTGTGGCAAAATATGGAAAGGATGGTAAAATTGCATCCGGTACAAAGATGTCAAAAGAGGATGCGGCACTTTATAACAAGATTGTAAAGAATGCGCGTTTACGCAGTAATTTCTCTTTAGAGGGTAAAAAGTATCAACTTAATTCCGAACAGTCGGCAATTCTCCAGCAGTTCATAGACCAATATGGCACCAAATTGAATGAATCAAAGATGTCTGATGTTGACAAACGTCTATATCAGCAGTTGAAGAACGACCTCCGTGTAGGTGCTTACAACGCCAATAAGAGCAGTCAGACAGGGGCAATGAAAGCCATAAAGGATGCTCTTGAAAACCAGATAAAGACAGCCAAAACTACGGAGGATTTTGCCAATATTCGCAAGTCTATCAATGCTCAGATGCAAAAGGTTGACCAAAGCAGTGAACTTTATAAATATTACGAAAAACAAATAAAAGAACTTGACAAACGCGATAAGTCTAAGAAAAACAAAGGCAAGGATGACCCCAAACAAAGGGCATACGAGCTTCGCAAGGCACAGCTTGAAGAGGAAAAGCGCACGGCTGAACTTTTGCAGGCTGAAAGAAACCGCCAGCGTGAACTTGAAATCGCACGTATGGAGGATAACTCTGAAAAGGAAATTGCGACTATCAAATTTACTGCCGAAAAGAAGCGTCAGGCTCTTGAATGCGAACTGCAAAAGGAAGCTGACACTCTTGAAAAGAACGCCATGCAAGAATGGCTGAAAGGTGGAAAGAATAGGCGCGAATATCAGTATTACGCTCAATTCTCCGAAGCCCAGCTTGCGGAAATGCGCGAGGGTTATAGACGACAGGCGCGTGAAAATATTGGGTACGACACTCAAAGCTCGCTGATTGCAAACGGCGAGTCATCTGACTTGCAAAAGGTCTACCGGGCTGACGCGGAGGCGATGCGTAATTATTTGAAAGAATATGGCACTTTCCAGCAAAAGAAGCTCGCCATCGCAGAAGAATATGCCGAAAAGATACGCAATGCCCAGAACAAGGGCGAGGAGCTTACGCTTACGGCACAACGCGATACGGAACTGCGCGACCTTGAAGCAAAGGTTCTGACAAGTCAGATTGATTGGTATTCCGTATTCGATAATGTAGGCGTGATTATGCGTGGTCAGCTTGAACCCCTATACAAGCAGTTGCAGGAATACGTCAAATCCGATGCTTTCAGAAAGTCCGGAGCTGACAACCAGCAGACGGTCATCAGTGCAATGGAAAACATTCGTAGTCAGCTTGGCGCAAACGAGTCTTGGAAAGATTTGTCATCTGCGCTTTCTGAATACCAGACGGCACTTAATGAATTGCGCATTGCTACGGAACAAGATACTTTGGTTAACGCAGAACTGGCACGTCTGACCGCCGCACGTGATAGTGCAGACCGCGCACTCACAGAAGCACGTAATAGCGGAAAGTCAGACGCTGAATTGAAACCTTTCAATGATGCACTTGCCGCCGCTAATCAAGAGCTTAATAATTATTCTACCGTTGTGGCTGCGAATACGCAAACAATGACGGAAGCACAAAACCGCGTTCAAAGCAGTGGCACAATGCTGTCGATGACTGCAAAGAATGTAATCAAGCCGGTCAGCGAAATCTACACATTCCTAAGTGGTGCAGGATTATCCCAGCTTGCCGAATTATGGGGCGCATTTGACCAACTGAAAGGTGCTGTTGATGGTCTTAAAGCCCTCAAGGATATAGGCAAAGACACAAAAGAACTTAATGAGGGAATGGCAGAAGCCGGTGCGACAATCGCAAAAGAATTGCCGGCTGAACTTACAGAAGGACTTGGAAAAGCCGGTCTTATTGGTCAGATTATTGCCGCAGTGCTGAAAATTCTTGACATACTCAAGGATGGTGTCGGTACGCTTATATCTTCCATCCTTGATTCGGTTTTCGGTGCTATTAGTGGTATTATTGACAATATCCTTTCTGGTGAAATATTCAAGCAGATTGGCGAAAGCCTCTATAAAGGCATCCTTGGAATATTCAAATCCATATTCACTATGGGCGGTCTTTTCGACTGGTGGGGTAATGGCGATAGCGATAAAAACCTTGAAGAGGATATAGAACGGCTCACCGCCATCAATGAGGCATTAAGGAAAGCGGTGGATAATCTTGCCGATGAAATGCGTGATGCCGCGACTGCGGATATGGGCGCACTTTATCAACAGCAAAGGGATGACTTGCTAAAATCAATGGGCAACACACAGGAGATGATGGCACGTTCCGGAGCTGCGTATTCAAACGGCTTTCTTGGCATTGGTGGCCATCACTCGTCAAACTACAAGATTAACAAGGGCATGAGCGGTGGCGACTGGTCGCGTATATCCCAAATCGTCGACAAGTCGGTGCGTAGTGCCGGTGATTTTTGGAACCTCACATCCGAGCAGATGGCGAAGATAGCACAGAGCGCACCTGACCTTTACGCCAAAATCAAAGGTCTTGCCGATGACGGTTACAAGAACGCCGCGCAGTTCATGGATGAATACATCGAATACTACAAGGAACTTGAGGAGCTTGAGAACGCTTTCCGCGAGTCGCTTACCGATGTGTCGTTTGATAGCGTCAAGGATGAATTTAAGTCGATGTTGCTTGATATGGAGTCTGACACGGAAGATTTCACCAACAACTTTGAAAAGATGATGCAGCAGGCCGTTATCAATAGCCTTATGAACTCCGAATACAACAAGAAAATTAAGGAATGGTACAAGGCTTTCTCCGATGCGATGAACGACAACGATGGTCTTACCGCCGCAGAACAGGAACGACTCAAAAACCAATGGGATAACATCGTTGGCGATGCCGTCAATGACCGCGATAATCTTAAAAAGGCTATGGGCTGGGATGGTTCAACCACGCAGCAGTCATCAAGCCGTACACTTGCAGGAATGTCGCAAGACACCGGTAATGCCATTGAGGGTAGACTTACCGCCTTGCAGATTGCCGTGGAGTCTATCCGTTCAAGCGAAAGCCAGCACACGATGTCGCTTGCTGACCTTAACGACGAATTACTCCAGATAGCGATGGAATATAGCCGTTTCAATGTTCATCAGGACAACATAGAGCGTCAGCTTGCCAAGATTTACATTGAACTGCAAACCATCAGCGAAAACACCGGTGCGATTGTGAAGCCCATCCAGACCATGCAGGCTGACATTGCGGAAATCAAAAAGAACACGAAAAATCTTTAATATGGCAACACTACCTGAAATAAGAATCAACGGAAGCAGCACCATCTATCAAGACTACGGGGTGCGCATGGGCGAGGGTTTTCTTGATGCGCTGAATGAGCCACTGACCCTCAAGGAAAACATCGAAAACGAGTCAAGGCTTGAATCCGGCAAGCGTGTCGTTGTGGAAGACGAGCCTAAATATACGTCACGAGAGGTCATCCTTGATTTCACACTTGCCGGTTCAAGCCCGACTGATTTCCGAAAGAAGAAAAAAGACTTTTTAGCCTTAATGTATAAGGGCGAGATTACCCTGCAAGTGCCGGAGGATAGCGATGATGTCTATCATCTTATCTATCGCGGCAAAGGCTCGGAATACGCCCAGAACGCACAAAGAACTTTCTGCCACATGATGCTCAAGTTTGAAGAGCCAAACCCGGCGCATCGCACACTTTAATCAGCAGCCATAAACAATAAGGGCGGTCGGCATCAAAACCAATCGCCCTTTGTTTATTCCGATATGTCAATGTCTAATCGCTTGCGGTTTATCGGTGGCTTGACAACGTATGCCGACACTGTGAGGTTGCATGTGTTGATGTCGTATTTGCTATCGGCTATTTCCACAAACATAAGACCTTGCCGGATAAGCTCCGTCGCCAGCTTATTTGCGATTCCCTCAAGGACATCATTGAAGACAAATTCACGGGTGTTTGTAATTCCGTGGCTTCTCAACAATTCATCCTCCGATGGTTTGAGCAAACCCAGATATTGCGCTTCCATTTCATTCAATACGCGACGCGATATTTGATGGCGACACATTACCGTCTGAATACCATTGTATTCTGAAATACCGGATAGAATGTCGGCTTGACGTATCCTTTCAGCTTCCGCTGCAAGGTTTAGTGGTGGTATGCGGCGATTGTCATCCATTACCAAAAGAGCGTTTGAATTTAGGATATGCCCAGAAAACAAGCCAAGCTATAAACAGCATCGACATGCCCTCCAAGACCATCTGAAAATAATGTTCCGTGTACGCCGCTTTTATCGTGTCTGCGCCCATCTGAACGATTGCGAAGATTGCGGCGCATAGCCACGTCTTAAATGCCTTGCCATCCATTTTATTTCAGTTTATCGTATTCCATTGCAAGCATGATGCAGTAGTTTGCCATGTCAAGCAGTGTGTCGTGAACGGTTTCGTCGATAACAAGAGCTTCCGTTCCCTTGATGATGTTCTTTGCGCGATTGAATTTGTGCATGATAGGAGCGAAGCCCACCACCATGCCCATTCTGCCGCCAAATTCCTGTATGGACTCCGAAAACGAGTTGCCGTAGTCGTGATTTTTGGCGACATACTTTTCAGTCATCGCTTCCACGATTGACCTGAATTTAATGGCATCGGTATTTTCATTGCCGGCCATGTCTTTGCTGAAATCAATTATGCGGTCGCTATTTTCCATTGTGTAGTGATTTTATTACTGCCTCAAGAGCCTTGATGCGCTCCTTGAGGCCGTTATTTTCTTCTTTTAATCTTCCGTTTTCTTCGGTCAGATAGTCAGCAGTGCGTTTATTCTTTGATGACTCGGTAGACCTTTTGATTAATTCGTAGACATACGCCCTGTGCGCCCTGTCAGCGATTAAAGGCTTTGCGCCATTGTAGGCATCCATCAGCTCGTCTATTTCTTCATGCTGACGTTCCGTTAGTGCCTCAAGCCGTTTTACCTTTTCGCGCTGAGTGTCATACATACGTTGAAGATGCGCCATGTATCGGTTACGCTTCTTATCATGTTCCTTATATTTCTTGATAATATAGCGAAGCCGGCACACTTCATCTTGAAACTGTATGTAATGTATTCCATTGTCTTCTTCCGCCGCCATATCAGTTCACGAATAATAGCTTGTACTGTTCCAATTCTTTCTTGAACATTTCGGTCTTGTTGTAGCCGCAGCATCTTTGTTCGCAGCAGATACCGCCACGGTAAACGCATTTCCGCACAAGGAAAGGTGCTAAATCCGGGTCTACCTCTGCGATTTTGGCTTTGATGACACCGAATAGCTCGCGTGTTTCCGGTGATGCCATGGTGCAAAGGCGCAGTTTAGCCATATCAATGAAAGCCTGTGCATTTGCAAAAAGCAAAAGATTGACTTTGGTGTATCGGTCTGAATTTTCGGCAAGCCAGTCAAGGATGTCACAAGCCTCCCCAATCTTTCCATTGGCAAGCAACTCGTTGACCTCTTTGATGCGCTCTTTCAGATGGGGATTGCCGCCACCGGGTCGGTCGATGCGACAAGTTAGCTGGTAGGGCTGCGAGCCTACGTGGTGACGGATGAAATGGGTGCTTACAAACAAGGGTATTCCATAGCACTCAACCGAGAATATCTGGGTGCGAATGATAGAATGTTCCGTCTTATAGGCCCGTTTCAATGTAATCTTGCTTTCATGCCCGGATGTGAAGCTGGCGGCAAGCTGAACAAGCTCTATGCCCGTATGCTTCTTAACGATGATGTTGGGTTTATTTTCCATTGCTGATTATGGTTTCTTTTAACGGCCATGTGCGTATTGCACCAAGCCGTGCGAGTTGAAATTGTTCCTCAAGAAACAGCTTCTTTTCGCCACAATGATAGTTTATGTTGTAGGGTTGCATGACGATAGTAGGTACGCAATAGCCATCCCATGACTCCTCGTAGCTGATGATGCCCCATGTGCGCTCCGGGTCAATTTCCGATAGCTTCTGACGGCACTTATCAAGGATGGATACCGGCACTGCGTAGTAACGCCATGATATTTTGCGGTCGTTGTGAGTGTGCTTCTTCCGAAAGTCCGCAAGAAAGTCAGCCCAGCTTCGCTTGATTTCAATTTCCGTCAGATAGCCGCTTTTATTAAGTATCAGTAGGTCGGCCTCATGGTCAAGCAGACCCCATGACACTTTCGGCACAATGACGTTGTTCCGATAGTTGAAATACTGCGCGAGTCCAAGCTCAATCTGCGTTATGGTCAATGTCGTGTCAGCAGCCATCACATAGAATTTGTGTGACCGAAGCCACCAGTACCGCGTTCCGTATTCGATAGTGTATCAGCAAGCACAAACTCGGCATTTTCAACCTTGCGGATGGTCATCTGCGCTATGCGTGTTCCCTTGCGCATTACGAATTGTTTACCCTTGTTGATTACGATAACGCCAACGATGCCGCGATAGTCCGCATCCACCTTGCCGGGGATTACATCGCAGTCATAACGCCCATAGCCGGTAGACATGAGCTGACCGGTCGCGGGGTCGTTCCATAAGCATAGATAGCCCTCCATACCTTTTGATGAGAAACCGCTACGCGGTTCAATCATCGCTTCGTATCCGTCGGGCATTTCCATACGAAAGTTCAAGGGGAGCATCTGCCGCCCCTCTTTGATGGTGTAGTCGCACGGCAGATAAACATCGTAAGCCGCAGACCCCGGTGTTCCTTTGGTTGGCAGGATGCCTCCGTCTTCAAGTTTGATTTTTACGTTTATTGGTGCTGTCATCATTACAGTTATTTAGTATATCAAGAATTTGTTTTGTTTCCTTTGCGGTCAGACCTCGCCGGTCATTAACCGCCATTCGTAGTGTGGGGATGATTTCGCTTATATCGCTGACCCTATAACCATATCCACCGCAGTGTTTACATTCTATCTTTGTGGGTATTCCGTCTTCATACAATTTCCACGATGGTTTATCATAGGAGCGCGGATTATCTACCATGCCGACACCTTTGCAGACAGGGCATATCATAAAATTACGGGTTTGTCGATTTCAAAAAGGCGATAGAAATGTTGCAGGTCGTGAACGTATCGCAGATAGACAACATGAAGATACTCGTCATCTTTTCCGTGGTACTTGGCAATGAACTTGTCTTTATATTTGTGGATGTCAACCCAGTCATTTAAATCCCATTTGGATATTACTCCCGGCACGGTTTCCGTTACGCCATATTCTTCGTTGACTATTCGCTTTCCGTAAGCATCAATGCTTATAAGAAAATCCTTGGTTAGCGGGATGGGGCGCACATCTTCCAAATCAACCTCAAAGGGGTCGCCCTGTTCGGGGTCAATTTCAAGATAAAGCGTATCCTTGAGCATCGCCACGATATACATAGGCGGTGACATCTTGCCGGTTATACGTGAATATTCCTGCACCCAGTCGCCTAACTGATAGTGTATGGCCAGTGTCGGCAATTTGGGATTAGGGTATTTCTCTGCTTCCATCAAACATCGGTTTATATCGGTTCTTGGCTACCTGATAGATGCAGTCAGTGGCATAGCCTACAAGATAAGCCATAATTTCTTGGTGATTGGTGTTGATTTCCTCGCCCATTGCAGAATACATATCCATTGCGAAATGAGTTGCTTCGTGGGCGCAGTCTGATACCGAAATATCGTTTTCCAACAACACGACAAGTATGCCGTATTTCATGGTGTCAATGTTGTAGACCTCGCCATACGTCACAGCTTTCGCATCATCCACGGTATATTCCGTCAGCTTTTCGCCGTCAATGGTCTGAAAGTGTTTCTCAAGCCATCCGGCGGTCGGCTTCTTGACAACATACAACCTCCGAGGGAAAACCTCGCAGGCAAACATGTGCAATATTGTTTTCTGCTTTGCCATTATTTCTTTGTTTCCGTAGGCTCAATTTCTTCTTCAAGCATTTCAAGAAGCTCTTGGGCGCAGTTCCGTGCGTACTCGGCATCATCGCTAATAAAGATTTTTACGACGTGCCATTTCAGCAGCCCACGCACCTCAACGATGAAAGCCGTGTGCTGATACGACATGGTATCGACTATCATTCGGTATGTTCCAACCTTGTCAAGCCATTCGTGGATGTTGTCAAATATGTTCATTGGTCAAAGAGTGATGGTTGATTGGTTTCTTCTTCTTTCTTCGCCTTTGTGGGCTTCTTTGGTAATATGGGTTTCTTGCCGACCTTGACCGCTGTGATGAAATCATCCCACGGCATACGTCGGTAGAATTTCATCCAGTCATCCCTTACCAGAATATCTCGTTCCGGGCAGTAGATGAACAACTCGCCATTGATTGTTGCGCCGCCGGCGTGTCGCGCCACCGAGAAATACGATGAGCTTACATCTGCGACAATGATAAATCCGTTATTCATCTCTTTCAAGGGTTTTGATGGATACTGCGGGCTGGCTTCCGAATAAAGTAGCGGGGAAAGCATCATTTGTATAGTCGCACTTTGGTTGTGGCTTGAGCTTCCACAAGTGATGCCTAATGACCTGATGAATATCATAGAGAATGTCAGCAGCATCATCGTATTTAACGCCATGTGATGTTCCGGGGCCTAAATCCCATACAAGTGACTTGATTTCATACAAGCGCATCCTTGCGGTTTCCCTTATGTCGTGGCGACGCTCAAAATCAGCCGTGCTATAAGTCCGGGCAATAGCTTTTTCAATGACCAATTCCAAACCTACATCCAACTGTCCGCAGATGTTTCGTGAATGGCAGTCGCAGGCTTCTGAAAGCACCTCAAGCTGACGTTTGTTCAGTTGCATGGTAAAAAGTCGTTGGTCGGCATCTTCCACCATCCTATCGTCTGCAAGTTTGTAAATGCGGATGTTGCAGTTTTGCGCCACCGCCATTTCAATGCGACAACCCTTTGACTCGTTCCAGTCAAAATCAAACAAAACCGCATCGCACTCCATTAAGCCGGTGATGTCGCGCCCCATCAGTTCAGAATAGGGCAAGGTGCTATCAGGGCAGATGTCGAAAGGTGTAACACCCTCGTATTCTTCCGATATTATGCTATTTTTGAGATATTCTGCCCGACGCTTGACATCATCAAGATTGCGCCCGCTTATCGGCAGTGAGATGTATAGCTTCTTTTTCAACTGTTACAAGTTTTTGGTTTATCTTTTCACTGCAAAGTTAAGTAATTACTTTTATTCCACCAAGTAAAAACCACACTAAATACTGATTATTGCTGATTTGAGTTAGTATTATGGTGTAGTTTTTCCTGTGCGTAGGCAAGGGCGGCGAGATTGACGCTATTTGCAAAAGCCGGATTGCTGCGCATAATCGACAAAAGCATCATTCCAAGCCGTTCCGGGTTGGTCAGTGATGCCATGTCAAGGTTGTTGTCTTTTACGGTTACGCAGATAAATGAGTCTGCGTTCAAAAGGTCGTTTATCGCCTTTTTCCTGATTTCTTCGTTCTGGGGGTTCATATTATTGTCTTTTAAGGTATTTATCGTGTAATTTCGCACACATCGGACACATCCAATTTGTCTTTATGTCGTAGGAGCTTTTCAACTGGTCGATAATGCGCCATCCACGCTTACACAGCAATTCCGGTACACGAAAGGCGTTCGTTGTTCGGATGATGGCAACTTTTCCGCATCTGCAATTTGCTATAATCCTTGTCATTTTACTAATTCAAATTCGTAGGCAATTACATAGGGGTTTCTATCCCACGTTCCCTTGCCGGATATTCGGTCTATCAAGACCGAGTATGCAATCTTTGGCGTTGCATACGTTACGCCCCAACCGACTTGCGATGCGGCATCTTTCAGCGTTTGGCATGGGTAGTAATGCGTCAAATATTGTTCCGCTTCGGTGGCGATGCGCCGCGTTTCTTTTATTACGCCCTCTGCGATACAGTCTTCATCGGATATGTCTTGCAGACGTTCAAACCATACCCTCTTGATGCGTATTCTATGCGGCATAAGGTCAGCTCTGACAAACATCTTGTTATCCCACCCCTTTGTCTGTTCCGCGGGGAAAGAATAGCATCCAAATTCATCATCCTCTTCCGGGATGAAATGAATATTGGCATCCTTATACCTTTCTGCGATAGCCACGACATCACCTACTTTGAATGGTAATTTACCGGTAGCTTCAACGATGAAATAATGCTCAAGCAATTCTATTCCATCAAGGCGGTCAAACGTGGCCTCGTAGTAACAATGCTGAAACGCCTCAATCTTGTCAAGGATTGATTGCGGTATCAGTCTTCTTGTCTGCGTTTTCCGACCCGCAAGAACAGCTTCGTGCAGACCGTACTTTTCGCTGAAACATATCTTTTTCATATCTCGCTTATTAATTCCTTAAACACTCGCTCTTTCTCTATGTAGCGCATCGCGCCTTGCTTACGCATCGCCTTTTTATGCGCTCCAACTACAAGCTGGCAACCATTTACACCGACAAAACAAAACTCCAGCCGGTGTCGGATATTTGTTTCCAAAGCCCATCTAATGTGGTCTTCGCAATACCGATAGCTATCATTCTGAACACCCATGTAGCCTTTGCCAATTATAAAATGACCGAGGGCATTTGCTTCTTCAAAAGAGTGGCATTTGGTGTATATCCATTTCATTCTTTGGGCTTTATTTCGATTGTTCCTTGCGCCTGATAGTGGTCAAGCATATTGTCAGAGCCAAGCTCATGTGAGCATTTCTGCCTATCCCACGCCTCGCGCATTGTTTCGCGTGAAAATATACCGCAGGGTAAAATGTGCATCCCGATGTCATTCATTCGCAGTAAGCCCTTTCCCATCTTCTTTGCTTTATATTGCAGATAGTTGGCATACATCGTTATCTCGCCGGGAGTCCGGGCGATACTTGCGATGGCAAACGCCACGGCAAAAGTAATGGTGTATGTATGGCAAAACTTGACGCGGTTGTAAAACATTCGTTCCAGTGATGGCCCACCATTCAACACCGCTTCTTTTAACTATGCGTTCTTTTCGATGTCGTTTTCGTGCATAGCCGCCATGATGAAAGTTTCCATCTGTTCATCATTCAGCTCTTCGTTCTTGGGTTGGTGGTCAAGCCATTCAGCCCACTTTTCCACCATATCCGGCTTTATTTCTTTTATCATAACTCAGACCTTGATTGTGTAGAGGTATTGAAGCTCGCCGCGATAGCCACGGTTATGCAATTCTTCGATAAGCTGACGCGGTGTAAATTCCGCAAGCGGTGATGATGGGTCGCCCTTGATGGGGGGGGGTAATTGGCGTCTGCTATTCGCCTGTTTGTTAGCAATGCGATGACACGCCTTGCACCACTGCTGTAATCCGTCTGGGGATGTCTTGCGACGGCTGAACTGGTCAACCGGCAACTCGCGCCCGCACTTTGTGCAGACCTTTGTAGCCTTTTTTGGCTCTTGATTTGTGGATAAATCCATGTTGGTATTAAGTTATTAATTAAAGTTACTACTTTATTTATTACACCGCAAAGTTAAAGCATTTACTTTAATTATGCAAGAGAAAATACCGAGCAAACAAGATTTTTAACTCTTATTTGCTCTTTGGTATCTTCCGTTCTTTGAGGTGATTACGTTGTTGAAGGAGATGGTTGTCGCGTATAAATTTGTCTAAATCAGCGACATTATACTCATAATAGTTGCGGCTGGCATTGCGCTTGTAGACACGCCTTTCAATGATGCCGCACTGACCGGCATTGTTGATGTATTCCGCTTTGCACCCATAATATAGGGCTGCGGTTTCAAGGGGTAGCCATTTCTTTTTGCTTTCGCGGTCGTTGTTGGGATTAGTGCCGGGAGTGTAGTATTCGCCGTGCATACGTGGTTGTCTTCCTTTTCCGTATGACTGCATAAAAAGTATGGCGGCTCGTTTCGCAGCCCTTTCGCGCAGCTCGTCTTCCGGCGTTATGATAAAGCCGAGTACTTTCTTGACCTTGGGCTGGATTGCTTTCAGCTTCGGCAGAGGTTCCGGGATTGGCTCCGGGTCGTGTGTTTCACGCTTGGGTATTGCCTGTGCTTTTGGTTTGGGATTGGGTTCACTCGTCTTTCCGTGCTGAAAACGCTTGCCTGTCGGTAATTTGTGGATGGCAGAAATAATCAGGTTGACTGTAACATCACCCTCTCGCATCAGCTCTATCCACTTTTGCGCCAGCTTGGATGTTCCACTTTCTGAATAGCCGATTTCAGGGGCAATTTCCCTAACCGAGCATCCATTCAGCGTGATTTGCGCTCCTGCGTAAAGCATGGCACGATAGGCCTTGCGTTTGGTCGGTGTCAGCCTTGCATATTGCCTTGCCGCCTTTTTATCAATGATGTCGATGATTATTTTTTCCATTTGTGATGAAGAGGTTAGTTTATAGCATATTGTTAATCATAATTGCAGCCTTGTTTGCCATAACACCGACGCAAAGGTCAGTGTCGGCGTTCTTTTCCAAGGGATAGGATTTTATAATGTCTTTGCATACGCCTTTGATTGCGGTCAGACGGGCATCGCCGTGATTGCGGCAGGGCATACCCATCTTTTCCGCTATACGTTTGTTCACATCCCTGTCAAAGTCTTCCACGTAATTGATGAAAGCAAGGATGATGTTGGCGTAGCAATAGAGGGCTTCATGGTTAATGCGGCCATACCTTTTCAAAATCTGATTTCCGAATGTGAAATACATAAGGGTCAGATTTGCGCCGCAGCTTGTTAGATATTCATCGCGCTGGTCAAGGAATTTCTGAAAGACGTGCGGAGGCATTTCGTGGCGCAGGGCTTCTAAATATTCAGCCTTGATGTCCTTGAGCTTCCGTGTATGCTTCTTGTAGTCCGATAGCCGGTTGGCACGGGCATATTCCACGAGCAAGTCAAGATAGTGGATGACGCACTGCGTCATAAAATGCGGTACATACGCCATCTTGAGCGACTCCTTGCGGTCGAATAGATTGAGAAATTCTTCCGTAGACAATTCGCGCTCACGCATAGGCTCACGGGGTTTGATTTGAAGCCCGGTGTCGATTAGGGGCTTCGTGAATATCGGCTTGATGCCGCGCTTTTCCATTTCTGCTTTGATGGAGTCCGGTAATTCTATATTGCCGAGCATGTCAGAAAAGGGATAGCTGCTGATTTTCTGGGATTTCATTTGTGAAAAGACTTTTGAAGATATGGTAAAGACACGCCACAACGATTGAATTTCCGGCCAACTTGTAGTGCTGGGATTTTGATATGCCCGACGCAAGCAAGCGGTCGATGTATTCTTCCGGCATATCCATGAGGCGGTAGCACTCGCGGGGTGTCAGCTTGCGGATACGAAAGCGTGTGGTCTTTCCATACACGCTATTGGGTCTTGCGGATATGTTTGTACTCCCAATACCCTCGTCGTAGTCCGTGCAATATTCGCTTATTCCGTCTTTGGCTTTATTCAGCTTGTGAGGGCGTAAGCTGAAATCGGGATTAATGGTTACGCCAACCTCTTGTCCGCGACTGGCAGATGCGATAATGCGCAACTGCTCGGCTGTCTGTGCGACCTCGCTGGGAACGCCTTGTTCCGTTGGCTCTACCACCAAATGCGGTGACTTATAGTCGGTGCTTAAAAGCGTAGGCGATGACTCTGCCGACGGCTGCATCCTGCCGTAATTCTTCCGCGGGTCAGCCATGACCATAGGATTGTCACCGTCGATATACCATTTAGGATTAGATGCGTAGGCGTTTATTCCAAGATTGTAAGGTACATCGGCGATGATAAGCTGTGCCTTGCAATTCAGATATTTCTTATAATTCTGAAAGTGGTCGTTGAAAAGTTCTATATTTTGCATTGTGATAATGATTTACTTGGTTAAAAAGGCAAAGGCTCGTCGGGGTCAGTCGGGCCGAATGGCATAAATGGGTCTTCCGCTTGCGGCGGGGATGGTGCGAATGACAATCCGCCAGTCGATGCTGTGGATGTAGCCGCCGGAGTGTCGGGTAGGTTTTCCCATGGCGGTTCAGATGGTAGTGACGGCTGACTTATCGCATCGCGTTCTTTCAGCACTATCATATCCTCCATGTCCGCTCTGAAATCCACGGCTACGCTTTCGCTTTGTTTCCACGGGATATATCGGCCATTGATGGTGTTGAATTTGAAAGTTGCATCGCCGGGCGTACCGAGGTGTCTAAATTTGACCTTTTCCACCCTTACAAGGGTGTAGTTCTTACTTTCATCACGCTCGCGGTGTACGATTATGCCAAAATCGGCTTTGTTGTAGAAGTTGGCAGAGCCATTGATGTCATACATGGTAGGCACGCCGCCATTTCCGTTGTCCTTTCGTACTTTCGTAGGGTGCGCCATCAGAAAGACAAGTACATCGTTCTGCTGCGCAAAATTCGTCAGTCTGTCAAGCACACGCGAGATATACTGGGTTTCGCTTTCCTTGCTTGATTGCTCGTTTTCTATTCGGTTGAATGGGTCTATTACCAACACGCGGATTCCCCTGCGTCTGACAAGGTATTTCGCCTTTGCAAGAATGTTGTCTATCGTGTATCCGTCTTCCGGTAAGATGTGAAAGAAGTTCTCGCGATAATATTCCTTTGCGTGGCTATATTGTCCGGGTGTTATGCTTTCGCCGTTGATGTCTACTGATTGCAGACGCTTGCCACATAGCTTTTCAATAATCTTGACCGCATGGTATTCCATAGGCATATTCTCCGGCGAGAAGAAAGCCACCTTGAAATCGTATAGGATATTGAAGCGCACGCACATCTCATCGATAAATTCCGACTTACCGCTACCCGGTATGCCGGTCACTATCGCGAGGCGTTTGGTTTCAAAGCTACACAAGGCATCAAAGTTGGGATGACCTACCAGAAAACCCTTTTTAAGACCATCCTTGTAGATTGAATCAAGCTCTTCCTCGTAGTCGTTAAGCGTGAATACGCCATCAACCTTGACATCCTTGGCTTCGCGCAGACATTTCTCAAGGCTTTCTTTTCCATACTTTTGAAGATGCTCGTTTGCATCCTTGCAGTCATCGCCGTAGGTAACAATGCGACAACGCTCGCTTCCGAAACGACGCACTAATTCTTCACGCAACTGCAATCCCTTGGTGTCCGTGTCGGATGCTATGTAAATGACATCTTTATCTTCAAACCAGCCATCGATGAAATCATCAAGATATGAAAGGTTATTATTCGCACCATTCGGCACGCTGACGCAGTTTGTTTTACCTATTTCCACGAAAGAAAGGCAATCCATTTCGCCCTCGGTTATGATGCACTCGCGCTGACCGACTATGCCATCAAGATTGTAGGGTATCAGTTCCGCACCGCTTTCAAGCGTAAAGAGTTTATTGCCGGTGCGATACTTGACGTTGATTAGTTCGCCGTTCAAATAGTAGTTAAACTGCACGGTGTTCATCTTCGCACCGGTCTGCGGCATGAAGTGTTCACCCTCGTTGATTTTCATTTCTTTAAGCACACGCTCGGATATTCCGCGCTTGTTAAACCAATCAACGAGTCTGCGCGACAATGTGGTGATAGGGCGAGCCGTGGGTCTGCGATATTCTTTTTTCGGCTTATCATCATGCGACCTTTCGCCAACATGTATAGTTCCGCTCCAAGAACAGTAATGGCAATGCCAAACGCCCTTATCCAAGTCCACGGATAAGCTCTTGTCGCGCTTATTCTTCCGTTGGTCATGGCATTTGGGGCAGATGACTTTCATCTTGCCGCTATTGCGCCCGGATGGGATGTCTATACCAAAGTCGCTATAAGATTTCATTGGGGATTTTTACTCCTTTCGTCTTCTTCTTTTATGAGTTTCCATATCGCAGATGTATCGCGTTTTGTCGCACCTTTGATTTCAACAAGGTTGAAAAGCTGACCGATGCGGTCTACCGTTCTCGCGCCGTAAAGATTAAGTATTTCCTTGAGCGTGTGATTGGTGGTCACGATATAGGGGATGTCGCTGTTGTTGTCGTAGATGGTGTTTATCAGATGCGCCACTACATTCAGCTTATTGCCTACATGGTTTGTGGGGGCTATTTCCGTTCCAAGCTCATCAAGACCCATAGGGATGCTATCGAAGACCGAGAAGCCGTCAATCGCATATCTTCCGCAGAACATCGGCACGTTGCTCCATCGTGGCTTGATGTGTTCACCGCTATCGCGTAGCCAGTAATCGCCGGCAAACTTGATTATGGCTTTCATCAATGTGCTTTTGCCTGTTCCTATATTGCCGTAAAGCCATAAGCCTTTGCGGGGGTCAAGATGGCCGTTTGTGTTCCGTATGCACCAGTTGAATAAGTCGCCTACGATTGCGCGGTTGTCATCGTCAACGACAAAATCATGGCAGACACTTTTAAGGGTGTCAAAGAAGACTGTCTTAATGATATTCAGTTCCGTCTGGCATTTGGATGCCATATCCGGCTGGAGATATACCATTCTGTTGATTAGTTCGATTGCTTCCATTTGTCGTTGTGTTATTGTTTCCGTATTCAATTTCCCAGCATCGGTTGTTAATCCATGTCTGGAGGTGCTTGATGTATTCGGGCGGTCTTCCCTGCATTCGCCGGATGTAGGATAAAACCGCCGGCATCAAAAGAGGGATAACCTCGCGCCAATCTTTGTGCTTCTTTCTGAAATTTGCAAATTCGGTTTCAAGCCCTCGCTTCGTTCCGGGGTACTTTTTGCGAAAAGCATCAAAATCTTCCTTGGCTTTTTGCAGAGTTATACTCTCTTCTTCCTTTCTTTCATTATTATCATTCTTATTCTTCTTATTATTCTTGTTTGTGGTTGGCTGATGTTCGGCTGATGTCGGCTCGATGTTTTCTTGATGTTCGGTCGTTGGTTGGCTGATGGCGGGTTGCTGGTTGTTAGCCTTTATTCCGCCTTGGTAACTATCGTAATTGCAGACAGTTATTAGCGAGTATCGGTTGGTTGTATTTCTGACAATTTCGCCAGATTGTTCCAATTTTTTTAGACATTCACGCAACGCTCCGCGCTTGATGCGGATGCTGCGCATAATGCCGTCTTCCGATGTCAAGACTTGCCCTCTTTTTATCTCCACACCGAAGCTATAACCGTCTTTGTGGTTAGCCGTTAGGAGCAGATGAATGAAGACAGCCATCATGTTCGGCAAGCCATACCAACGCCATTCCGTCATCTTGCGATAAAGGCGTATCCAACCCACATCCACTATCTGATTGGGAGTACACATGGCGCAGTATGATTATGCCGGCTGATACGGGATATAGTCAAGAATTTTCACACGCTTTATTCCGTCAAGGCGCAGATTGTATCCTTGCTTGAGATATTCGTTTACAAGCAGGGTAGCTTCTACGACGTTCTCGGCGCATACAAGCATGTAGTATTTGGTTTCCTTTTCTTTGCCGGTTTCATCATCCGTAAACACGTCAATGACGGTAGCCTTGAAGAAAGGCTTGTCTTCTTCCTTTTCGTTGATGATTTCCCTGATGTCGCTGCGGGCGACGCTAAACACGTCGATGGTCTGATTGGGATATAATTCAAACATCATCTTTTCTGCCTCGGCGAATAGTTCGGCATCCATGATGTAGTGTTCCCTGACCTCTTTCTGTTCGCCGGAGTCAAGGGTCTTTTCGACTCTTAATTTTGCTTCAAATAACATATTTAATTTGGATTAAAGGTAGCCGTCAAGCCATTAAAGGCATTATCCGCTTCTTGACGTGCCTTTTCACGATTGACTGCTACGACTGCGTTATTGATTATCCTATGCGCTTTTTCATGGCGCAACATTAAGGTTACAAGCGCACCGCCCACTTTAATCTCATCGCCGGTAATCGTACATTCCATCTTGTCAGAATAGATTGTAAGATTAAGCCCGGCGACAGGTTTATCGGCGGGTCGTAGGAGCTTATTGAAATTCCATTTTCCGAATAAGCTCGTTTTTTGAAATGCCTTGAAGATGTGTGATAATGACTTGGCCATCGGCATGTGATAATAATTGTGGCTACACCATGGATTGTGTTCCATGATGTAGCCGGGTTGACATTTAGAATGGCGGGTCGGGAGTTTCGTTGGGCGCGACACTGGGCGCGGCGGCGATGTCTTCCGCAGTCGGGCTTTGGGGCGTGAACACACGTGTTTCAAGGTCGCCCAAGATGTAGTTTTCACCATCAATGCGCTCTTCCTCTTTGGGTGCGCAGGAGATGAAATGGGTGTACGTGCGTGCTACGCCGTTGTTCGTGAAAGTCCGGGGCGTTTTCTTCGTGATGACGGCCACATTCAAGAAGATGCGTTCCTTGCCGTCTTTGCACATGACTTTCTTCATTTGGCTTTTGGGGATGTCCGTCAGGCAGATGCTACCTGTCAGGATAGAATTGTTGTCGGCCATGGTTATGCTCTTTGGGGATTAAGTTGTGAATAATTGCTTTCGATGATTTGCTCGGCGAGTTCCACACGCTCCATTATAAGGGCGATGGCTTCTTCGTCGCGTGAGATGCGCACGATGTGGATGGGATTTTCCACGAATGGGCAGTAGACAATAAAGTCGCAGAATACCGCACCAGTGCAGGCCATGTGGTTCTGGCACTGATAGTAATAGTCCGGGTTGACTTTTTTGAGCGACTCGTTGTCATGAATTTCGGCAACATACTTGCTATACGTTGACAGCGTGGGGCATTTAACCTCTATGCAGCCCAACATGTCGCCATCGGCGGTTATTCCGTCGGGTGAAGATGCGAGATACTTGATTGTGGGGTGCTGGCAAAGTCCTACCTCCTTGACATCGCGTTTCGTCAGTGTGATATACATTGCACGTGCATTTTCTTCCTGTTCAGTGCCGAAGCGCATAGCTTTTGACTGCGTGTTCGTCTGGTCGATGTAGTAGCTGAACATTTCGTCATCTTTGACCATTTCGGCATTAAGGGAGCGTTCCCCCGCAAGCTGATATAGGTAGGTGAGCGCAGTGTCAGAAAATACCTTATCCTTGCTTCTTCCGCTTTTCATAAGCGTACCAACTTGGCTACCGGTGATGTAGCCGAGGCGAGCGCGATACCAATCAAGGGTGCGCTGTTCCTGATTATAATTCAGATTTGACATAGCTTATTAGATTTGAGGGTTAGGGGCTTGCATACCGCCATTTTCGGCAGGCTTAACCTCGCCCGTTTCCTTGTCGATTGTTTCAGCCGACGCCTCGGTGGGCTGGTTGGCTGTCTGCGATTTCTTTGCGCCTTTGGCTGCGCGGTTAGCCATTTCGGTGAGCTTGCTTGATTTTGCCTCCTTGCTATTGCGGATGGGAGCCATTACCTCGTCTACGGTTGTGTCGCCATCCTTGAGCGACTGCTGAATACCAAGCAAAAGGGCGATTTCTTCCGCGCCTATCTGGTTGACCGTCTGCTTGCCGCAGAGCTTGATTACCTCTTCCTCGGTAATGCCATACTGGTCATTGAAATACTTGATGGCCGCATCACGACGCTTGATGAGTTTGGTTTCGTCAGAAAGGTCGCCGGTGATACATTCCTGCGCCGCCTTATACACCTTGTCGGTGATTGATTTCGGCACTACTGCGAAGACGGCATTTCGGTAAGCGATTGCGTTTGCGGCATTGCCGGTAACGGTAATCATATCTTCCGAGAAACGTGCGCCCTTTGATGTGAGGATTGACCTACGCACCTCAAAGGCTACGGCATAGTTGTTTTCCAAATCCCACGCCGTACCACGCGAGATTACCTGTGAGCCGGTCACGTTTACGACACGTGCTTCCACGCGCATGTTGCCGTACTGCTGGGCGATGATTTTCGCCAAATGTACCGATGGGCCGGTGATAGGTTTACCGCCACGTGGCAGGGCGTAGCCGCAAGTCTGGGCGGTTTCCCTATCCATCGTTGCGATGGCGATTGAGTTGTTTATTGTCCGCGACAAGTTACGCGGGTAGGCGTGAGCCGTGCTGACCTGAATGTCGATGTTGGCTCTTTCTGCGCTGTCGATGGTTTCAACGAGCTGCATAGGTGTTGGGTCTTGCAAACGTGCGACCTCGTACCCTTTGATGTCTTCCATCATATTGGTGAGTTATTAGTGCCGTCTTACTGCTTCCGGCCTTGCATTAGTGAAAGAAGATGGACTCGAACCACCGACCTGACATCCCCACGAGGATTTCCATGGTTGCCCCGTTTTACTGATGTCCGCTCTGCCAACTGAGCTATTCTTTCAGATGCCCGGCTTGCTTGCATTTAGCCGGGCTTTGAATGTTAGTGTTTATGGCTTTCGCCAAAGGACTGCCTCTCTTGGCTCACCCTATTTCCTGCGCCGTCGGTTAGACAGCTTAAATTTTTCAAGCACCTTGTCAACATCAATCATCATCCATCGCCCATACTGGCTGATGCAGTCATCAAGTACGCCGTCGGCTTTCATGCGATAGACCGTTGACTCCGATGTTCCGAGTATCTTGGCAAGCTCGCCGATGCTGTTCACATACCATCGTTCCGGTCGTTGTGGCTTTTCTTCTGCTTTTGGGGTCTTCGCTTGCCAATCGGTCATCATTTCAAAAAGCTGGCGCGGTGTCAGCAAATGAATAGGCGTGTCAAGACCGATTGCGAAAGTTCCTACCTCACTCATCATGCTGTCCTCGTTATGATGGCCGCCACATTTGACTGCGTGTTTATATCGAAATCCAAGGGCTTGCCTACCTTGAGCTGTGAAACGGTTGACCGGATAGAGTTTTCAGAAAAATAGCGATACGGCACTTTGACACGCTCGCCTACTGATAGCTCTATAAGGGCTACTTGCAATCTGTCGCCGCGTTTAATTTTCTTAATTTCCATTTGGTTTATAATCAAAATAAGTATTAACTTTGTTGTCACAATAGATTAAGGACTTAATCAATCACTTAATCAGTATTTATTAAGTTCTAAATCAGTATCGACACCGCAAAAGTACAACTAAAAACTGATTTGGCAATAGCATCAATCAGTATTTAACAATTATTAACTCTATGACTGACGGAGAAAAACTTATCCAAGTTCAGCAGATGACAGGTCTGACATGGAAAGAATTGGCCGCAAGGGTTGGTTTAGCGTCTGCGCAGACCTTTACCGACATACGTAGCGGTCGCCACGGCATCAGCGCAAAGCTGGCCAACAAGATTGTTGAAGCGTTCCCTGAAATAAGGCGCGAATGGCTTATGTTTGAAAGTGGCCCGATGACGCAAAGCGAAGCCGCCGGCATGATTGCCTTATACGACTCCGCGGATGAGCTTGCGAATAATAAGGAGGGCGGTCGTTGTGCTGATATAATAAATGTGGGGTCTTGCTTCCCAAAGGCTGAAATGGCGATAAGAAACACCAGTGACAACATGGTGGAGTATCCTACCGGGTGTATCCTCGTATTGAAGCGCGTAGTCGATACAAACCTACTTATACCCGGCAATAACTACCTTGTGGAAACAAACGAGTTCAGCATCGTCAAGCGCGTTCAAAAAGGCAAGGATGAAGCACACATCGCCCTGTATTCATCTAATTGCGCGACATACCCCGACGGTAAGTTGATTTACGAGCCGTTTGAAATTCCTATTGACTCCGTGCGTCGCATCTTCACAGTCCTCGGATACATTTACACGCAAGCCAATGATATAAATAAGGTATAGAAAGGAACAACGCCATGATTACCATCAAGCGTAGCATCTCGTTTATCGTAGAGGTCAGGAAGCAGACCGCCAAATCCGACAAGAAAGCCAAACAGCCGGAGGGTCGATTAAGGTGTGTTGTCACTTGGCAGGGTCAGCGTGTGCGCTTGAGTGTAAATCATAATGTAAATCCGGAATACTGGGAGCTATCATTGCAAAGATGTCGTGCCAAATCGGTACACGGAAAGAACAAGACCCCGGCAGCGACCATTAACCGTGATATTGATGATTTTGAAATCCTTATAAACGGAATATTCTTGTCGTTTGAAGAAAAGGATTGTGTCCCGACAAAGGAGCAGTTTATGGAAGAATTTACCCGTCTGACTACACCGGAAGAAAAAGAAGCACCGGTTGAAATCAAAGACGAGTCTATTTTTCCAATCTTCGACAAGTATATTCAGGATAATGTTAGGAGTGGTCATTGGAGTGAAAGCGCATTAAAGAAAAATAAGACCATTCGCCGCCACCTGTATGCTATGTCGCCAACACTGACATTTGAGCAGTTGGAAGAAACCGGCATGACTGATTTTATTGCGCATTTGTCATCCATACCCGACAAAGAAAATCGCATAGGTCTTTCCAATCAAACGATAAAGAAAGATATAGGTTTTATTAAGGCGTTTATCCGTTGGGCGCAGGAGAAGGGCTACGTGGGCATGAATAAATTTGTTTTGCAGAAAGTAAGGCTCAAGATGGCTCGTAAGGCGGTTATATTCCTGACATGGGATGAACTTATGACCATTTACAATTACGATTTCGGCAAGCTGAATTACCTATCGCAAGTCCGGGATGTGTTCTGTTTTTGCTGCTTCACGTCTTTAAGGTATTCCGACGTGCGCAATCTTCGACATTCAAATTTCAACGGCACATCGTTTACCTTTACTACGATAAAGACGAGCGATACGTTGACTATTGAATTGAATAAGTTTTCCAAGGCTATTCTGAAAAAGTATGAGCATGTGGTGTTTCCTGACGACAAGGTTTTGCCGGTCATCTCAAATCAGAAGATGAACGACTACCTCAAAATCATAGGAAAGAAATGCAAGATTGATGCGCCTGTCACTATAACAATCTACAAGGGGATGAACCGCATCGACGAAACTCACCCCAAATGGGAATTGTTATCCACACATGCAGCGCGTCGCACATTTGTCTGCAACGCCATTATGTTGGGTATTCCACCAAGCATTGTAATGAAATGGACTGGTCATAGCGACTATCGTGCCATGAAGCCGTATTTGGAAATCGTCGATGATACGGCAAAAAGGGCAATGAGTGCCTTTGATAATGCTGGGGCAGACGTGGGGCAAAATGTGGGGCAGGAAAATGAAGATGAATGAAAGTCTATGAAAGTAAAGCCGTCAATATTATATCGTAAATCGCTGAAAAGAAAGTCAGTTACAACGAGTGAAATTGGATGGATATTTTTGCAGTAGAGCCTCCAGCTCCACTACCAAAGGGTCTAATCTTTTATACTAAAGGTTGGACCTTTTGCAGTTGACGGATTTTTAGGCGGTTAACACCGTGAACGGCTTTGAAATTTTAAAAACCGTTTGTTCTAAAAACCGATTAAGGACTAACAATCGAGCGAATTTGTTCGGGTCGCAAGGTCTAAGAATCGTTATTAATTGCCAAACGATGGAAAAATAAATGGCAAACCAAGAAATTTATTACACTCTCACACCCTCTGCTCCCAGTGTGGCAAAGGGTGTGCTATGCGTTGTAGTTGGCTATAAAGGCCAGTCCACTGGGCGTAAGCCGTTCCCCATTAACGGCATTACGAATCCAAATTTTGATTTTTGGGATAAAAAGGCTAAACGGTTCAAGAGCGGGACAGACACGGCCAAAGTTAATAATCCAATCTTGGACAGGGTGTGCGACCTTTGTGATAAGCTGTTGGCTAACCCTAAGATTACAACCCCTCAACAATTCATCGACGCTCTTAAACTGGGCGCCGCGCCTGATGATGTGTTGACACTCGGCGGGTTTCTCTCTCAAATAATAGATGAGATGAGGAACGGAAAAAACAACAAGCGTCCATCGCGTGCATATCAAACTTATGTTAACTTGTTGCATAAACTGGAACGTGAGGGAGATTTGATTAACATTCCGATTGGCGATATTGCTAACCGTCATTTCATCCAGTTCGGCAACTTTGTTCTCTCTCTTGCTGATAATGAGGGTAGGAGTAACTATTATAACTTGATGAAACTATTCAAGCAAGTCCATAAAAAGGCGTTTGAGCGTGAGTTAAATGATAACTCGCTCCGTTTCCGATACGCCGATAGCGCGCCCTTGACTGATGATGTTGAAAAACTGTGCCCTCTAACGCTGGAGCAATACCGCCAGTTCTGTGAGTTGGATTTATCAAAAATCCCCCCAAGTGGCGTTAAGGCTGATTTCTACAAGGAACTATATCACGATGTGTGTATGTTTCTTTATGAACTCAAAACACGTCCAGTGGATTGCATACGCGCCCACACTGACAATATAATTACCGAGAACGGTAAGACATACTTGAGGTATGTGGCCGAAAAGAAAAAAAACTCCAAGTCCCGCGATAAAGTCACAAAGGCCGAACTTTCTGAAAAGGCATTGCAGATTATTGCCAAATACAAGGGCAAGAGTTCTAAGGGTTATATATTTCCCTTTGCGTTGAATGAACACGACTGGGATTATACTAACGCTAAAAGTTGGAACAACTGGAACAATCGCAAAAACCGCGCTCTCGAAATGATTCGTGTGTGGCTAAAAAAAGTTCAAAGGGTCTTAGGATTAGAATTTGACCTAACGCTCTATACCTTTAGGCGTTCCGCTCTAACGCACGCTTGTATGGGTGAAAGCCCTAATTTAATGAGGATAGCCTTGAATGGTGGTACCTCCGTGAATATGCTACAAAAGCATTATGTTTCTAATGTCGGATAACCGCTTGTTTCATTTCGTGGGAGTGTCGGCTGCTCTCCAGTTGCCACACTCCCATATTTTTAGCTCTATCCAGCTATAACTACTTGAAAACGAGCCGTAGCGGGGATTCCCGCTACGGCCTTAGTGGCTCTTTGATACTAAAAAGGCCGTACGACGCCATATAATGCGCTGTACGGCCTTTTCTTTATCGAGAAATACAATCCCTCATCCGAGAGATTTTACGCGCTCTACGAGCCTCTAAGATGGCTTTTTCCTAAGTTTTTCTGCCTTGGTGATAGCTTTTCCTTTCATATATCTCACCACTTTGCTGGCTGTTACCTCTTCGCGCTGCTTTTTGCGCCCAGTGGTCAAGGTACATTTGCGCCTCTTTTCCTGTCTGACTAATGAGGCGTAGACGCTGGGGTTATACCGATAGGTGGTACACTGGTTGTACTTTTTAGTAACTTGTGTTATCAGCTCCAGTTCCTCCATTCTGGCCAGTGCGATTTTAACAGTGGCGTGCGAGCATTCAAACAAAGACACGATGTAACTGTACTGGAGTGTTAGTATCGGTTCATTGTCGCGGTGCGGGTTCTTTAGCTCCGCTTTTTTGATGTCCTCTCTTAGACACTGGATGAGGTCTAAGAGTTTGAGCTGAAAATCCGTGAGGATGTTACAGAGATAAAAATTATTTGTCATAAGATAGATAATACCGCCCTATCCCTCTACGGACTGGACGGTAATATTGTATCTTATGACTATGCAAAGATAGTAAATTTCCGTCAGTCCTGCAAGGGTTCGGGTCATTAATTCGTTGATTATGTGGTGTCTGTATGTAATCTGTTACTACGATAGGTGTAGTAACATCAGGGTCTGTTCCCGTGATTTTAGGGCGCGACGCTATAGGGGGGCTATACTGTGCATACTCCGTCTATGCGACACATTCTATGTCTATACGATACAGACTATGTTACTACAGTAGGTGTAGACTATATAATGTCCTCCCCCTTTATGGGGGGGAGGACTGTTAGCGCCTCTGTCTTAATACCCACGCAACAAGTATACCGATTGCATCGGTGATGTTATCGGACTGGATGTGTGTTCTTAGTCGCTTGTTGATATAGTTCCTCACTTTCTCTTTGTCGGCGTATGCGTCACCGATGAGGGTACGTTTCCACTCTGTAGGCTGATAGCCTTTGGTGATGAGGTCTATTCCGTTTAGCTGGGCGAAGAGTTTGATTACGCCGTGATAGTTTGCAAGACGCTCGAAAGTCTTGACATTGCGGTTTAGGAATATGCCCTCTGCAACTATTCGCGTGACTTGATACTGGGCGGTGATGTCTGTGAGGAATTGCCACAAATCACTTTCGCCATTCTTTAGGCGCGTTTCTCCATAGCTGGTTAATTTATCCTCAACCGCCACACTCCACCCCATAAGGGTAGCACAATCCAAGGCCAATGTGTTTCCGAGATTTTCCATTACTGGGCGTTGATGAGTTTGTTAAAGGCGTAGCGGTTGAGTTTGTATGTAGCGCCATTGATACGCGCTCCCATTTCCTTTGTGGTATAGCCCATCTGAATGAGGGTACGCCAGTACGACATTATTGTCATAAAGGATATTCTATACCCTTTGGCCGTCAGTTCTCTCGCAAAGAGATGTACTGGGATTTGTACGGTATAGCCATAACCGTACTTTGTCAGCAGGTCAATCCCGAACTGCAATGCCCTCTTTTCTTTGAGGGTCTTTGGCTTTGTCAATGCCATATTAGTATTCGCACCGTTTTTTAGAGATAGTTGGTTAATGTCTTTCCCTCTCGGTTTATTTGCGAATAGCTCGGTAGTTTAAAAGGAAGTTTGTATTTAAGTGAAAAAAAATCTTTTGTATGGTCTTGACATTGTGCCAGTCTGAATGTTTTTAAACGAATGATGCCTTTCAAAATCGGATGAATTATAACAATCAGTGATTGTCTTGCATAATTATTCTAACCTCTTGTGGGGGGGGCTTGGGCTTGCGTGGTCGATGAGGTCTATATTATTATGATTTTTGTCTTTTTATCTGAGTATCACTTTATTAGCGATTAGGCGCGCTTGCTTGGCGATACTCACTGGGGAAATATTTCAGTAACTTATGAGTGAGTGATAATGAGATTTATTCCGTGTCTGCTGGGGTATAGAAAAATGAGATTGAAAAAAATGGCCGGACTATACATACGGACACCGCCCCAAAGAGCATACCCTCCCAGTTATTTTTTATTTTTTGTGGCGGTTCGTGGCCTTTTCATCGGGGTCATCTGCTGATGTCGGCTCTTGGCGTCCTGCTTGTCGATGATGAGGTTCAACTATGGCGGACACAAAAATTAGTGGAAAATCCCACTTTTGTTAGGGTATTTTGTTTGACTGTTCGGCTCTGTTAAAATGTGTATGGGTGAATTTTGAAAAATTTAAGGCTTACACTGATGAAAAAAAATAGGTTTAGGATAGTGGAAAGTTGAATATCTTTGATTAACTTTGCATCCACAAAATAATCGCGCAAGGAGTTACGATATTAGTTACTTTGTTCGGCATATTTGTTCGGTCTACTAAGGCAACAAGCTGAAAATAAGAAGATTAGAATGTTGGATGTGAAACCCCTCCAGCTCCACTATGTACTACCGAACTAAATCGGACTTAACGAGACAAACCTCGGACTATCAAGTAGTTCCGGGGTTTTCTTTTGTCTATTCCTTTCGATTAAGGACCGAAAAAAGACGTAAAAAGGACCCCGTCAGACATAGTTCAGGCACTAACCAGGCACTAACTTTTTGAAAAACCCTTTTAGTGCCGAAATAGTGCCTAAAAGCAATCTAATATCCACATTGCCAAATAGTTCCAAAGACACAACTCAGACAATCCACGGAAATTAAGCGACATTTTAACCACTTGAAAAGTGGGTGTTAAAATGGGTGTCCGACACAGTTTCCGATTTTTCGCATCAACCATACTGAAACAGTTGGATTTATATCGCGTCTGCGATATGTCTTCGATGTTAAAACTGACGTAACTGTCTGATATGTCTGATGTTGTTCTCCAAAGTGACCAATCCATCTTAATGTTAAACACGTTATCATTGCATCCACCGCCTTACAAGCGGACAATGACGACACTTAATCCAACGTAAAGATGAAAAAGAGCACTTTCAAAGTTCTGTTCTTGATTCGTCGCAACCAAGTGAACAAGAGGGCAAATGTGCCATCATGATAAAGGTCACTGTGGACGGTGAATATGAACGAATAAACTCTACGCTCACCATCGAGCCTGAGTTATGGGATGCTTCGGCATCTAAGGCTATCGGCAGGTCTTCAAAAATTGCCCAGTTCAACAAGCGCATCGAAGATATGCGTCATGTTCTTAAAGAACACTACTATGACATTCTCAACCGTCATGGCTATGTTACCGCCGAGATGGTGAAAAATGCCTTTATAGGCATAACAGCAAGAGAAGAATCTTTGCTGAAGTTATATGAACAGCATCTTGAAGACACCAAGAAACTCATTGGCATCAGCAAAGCCAATCCCACCTACCAGAAATACGAGCGAATGTATCGTCGAGTGGTGGAGTTTATGAAGAAGAAGTACAACATCACAGATATTCCTCTGCGAGAAATCAAATACCAGTTCATCGTTGATCTGGAGTTCTTCCTGCGCACAGAGTATGGTTACAGCCAGAACACCACATACAAGTGTATGAAGTTCTTTAAGCAGGTAATCAACAAGGCAATCAGAGCCGGCTTGATTGGTGTTGACCCATTCAACGGGTACAAGATATCTGTCGAGCGTGTTGACCGAGGATTCCTTTCCGAAGATGAACTCACCAAAATGATGTCGAAAGAATTTGGTTCTAAACGACTGGAACAGGTGCGTGACATCTTTATCTTCGCCTGCTTCACCGGACTGGCGTACATCGACCTCGCCAATCTCCGTGTCGATAACATTCAGAAAATGTTTGACGGTCGCTTATGGATGGTCACTCATCGTCAGAAGACCAACACGAAAGTGACCGTACCTCTGCTCCCTCCTGCAATCAAAATTCTCAATAAATATGAAGGGCAGTTTCTCGATGGGAAACTTCTGCCCATCATTACGAACCAAAAACTGAACTGTTATCTCAAAGAGATTGCAGGAATCTGTGAGATCAACAAGAATCTCACGTTCCATCTGGCCCGTCACTCCTTTGCGGTCAATATTCTCAACAATGGGGCGAATATAAAGACCGTGGCAAGCCTTTTAGGGCATAGCGGATTAAAGCACACCGAGAAATACACCCGAGCCGTTGATAGCCTCAAGCAAGCAGCCATTAACAGCCTCCCGGAGTTGAATATTGATTAACCAAGTAAATGCACGAATATGGGAACCGGAAAGAAAATCAAATGTAATGAGTGTGGGGCTGAATGGCTTCAACTTTGCGGCGTTGGCTTTGAGCAACACGATGACAACACAAAGCCCCAAACCGAGGAAAGTGACAAATGCCCGGAATGTGGCTCAACTGATATTTCGGACGTTCCGGATATTACTATACTTTGGGATTAACAGAGATTGAAATGACAATAACCGACAATACATTAATGGAGTTATGCAAGCTCTATAATGGGGGCGAAATTAACCCTTATACGCCTTTTTCTACCTTAACTGATAGTTGGGCTATGGAGTATCTTAAATTTCACGTCTGGGACGCGGAATTTGCCTTTGTAGCCAATTATGGAGAGTGGCTTAATATGTGGCAGCGCAAAGAGAATAATCACGATGTGAGCGACCCTAAGAGCGTTTATCGCTTTGTTATTGAGTGTAAATTAATGAAGATGCGCCGCGATGATATAAATATTGAAAAACTCTATCAAGAATTGTAATATAATGGAACACGCAACACCATACTATGCAATGAGCTTGATTAAGCAAGTAAATGTATTGATTGATGAGGTTGAGTATCTATTAGATACTGCAACAGATGCAACTTACCTCAACGAGCGATTAATGAAGTTGGCACAATGGGCCGGCGAGATAAGCGGATATATCCAAGCCAACAACGAGCTGGAATTAATAGGCATAATCAATCCCTCGGCACCTCTATATCGTCTTATGCTAAAAGCTAAAATGCCCGGTGATACGAGGGTAAATATCAGCCACTATTGCAAAATGATGGATGAGCTAAGAGTATGGGGGCGGCAGCGTAAAAAGATGCCTTCCGCTAATCAAGATTTATCATTTAGAGATATACTCCAACAGCTTGATGAAGAGGGTAAAGACCGTTTTATCGGGGTGTTTGCGGATTTTCTTAAAAGTGGCATTACTGGACGGCAGCTTGCAATGATTATTAAAGGGCTTGTAAAGAAAGCATATCTACCAAACAATTCAGCCAAGAAATTGCATACAGCCTTTACATTGGAGTTTGGTAATGACATTGTAAAATGGTCAAATTTCAATAAGTATTACTCAAACACCAATGGAGTAACACCACCAAAGCATCAAGATATAGATGCTGTTAAATCTATTGTTGAGAAATTGACAGGTCAGGCATATTTAATATAACACACTCCCAAAGTAGTAAATAGTTGTTGCTACTATTTGCTACTTGCTTTATTTGCAACGCATTACGCCTCGGAGTAACTTTGCATTGCCAACGCGAAAAGCAAGTTATCCGGGGCAAAGTTTGAGCGGACGCGCCCACTCCGAGCCTCTTTGTTTAACCCTCAATCTATGGATTATGACAAATGAGGAAATAACGGCCATTTCTAACAATCTGGCTGCGCAAACAATGATTTGTACCAAAGAGGTACTTACAAGCGATGAGGCGGCGCGATATATGGGTATATCCAAAAGCCATCTTTATAAGCTCACTATGCAGGGCGAAATTCCACACTCAAAGCCATTAGGCAAAAAGTGCTATTTTAGGCGCACGGAGTTGGAAGATTGGTTGATGAGTAACCGAGCCGCCACCGCCACCGAAATAAATGACAGGGCTAACGCCTACTGTATGAAGAAAGGGGGCGCAAAATGAATAGTGCCACCCCCTCGGAAATCTCCGGCAAAGATACACCAACTTTGCCACGTTTGCAAAGAGCCGTTTATAATCTCTTGTCACAAGGCGGTCAATTTTCAGCAGCGGACATATCTATTAGACTGCATTTGAGCGATCCTCGCGGCCATATCCGATGCCTAAGAGATAAAGGCATAAGGGTACTTGATGAATGGCGCACCTCTGAACACGGCACAAGATACAAACTTTATTACTTACCCTATCATTGAAATGGCAACAAAAGACAATGAGCAACGCCCCAATAGCTTTGTATTCTATCGTTCATTTTTTGACGCAATAGAGCAGGCAAGCGAGGCCGAGCAGCTACAATTATATCGTGGCATAACTCTTTATGCGCTTAATGGTCAAGAGCCGGAATTTAAGGGGCTTTTACAGGCTGTATGGCTTGTTATAAGACCTCAAATAGAGGCGAACTACAAACGATACCTAAATGGTTGCAAAGGAGCAGAACACGGAAAGAAAGGAGGCCGACCAAAACAACCCCAAGCCCAAGAGAATAAAACCCCACCACAACCCCAAGAAAACCCCACTTTAACCCCTAATGATAATTATAATGTAAATGATAATGAAAATTATAATGACAATGAGGATAAAGTAGGCAAAAGCCATAAATCAAAACGCGCTCCGCGTTTTGTTGCTCCCACATTGCAAGAGATAAAGAATTATATTGTTGAAAACTCTTTATCAAGCGATGCGGATAACGAGGCGGAAAAAGCTTTTGATTACTACACCTCAAAAGGCTGGAAAGAAGGAAACGCACCAATGAAAGATTGGAAAGCAGCAATACGGAATTGGTGTAGAAAAAAGTTTGCTTCGTCTTATCCGATTCCGGCTCAACAGCCACCAACAATCATAACCCCCAAAAACAGTAATGCCGATTTTTCGGAAAGGTTTTAACAACAAAAAACAAAGAAATGAATAATCCACAAGCGACATTTGAAGAAAGAGAAGCCGAATATCTAAAAGAGATAGCCCGGCTTGAAGAAGAAAATAACAATCTCAAAAGCCAACTCAAGCAATACAAGGACAAAGAGGACGGCTCCGAGAAAACCGCAAATGATTATGTAGCCAAGTATGGAAAAAAATAATCAGCGACCAAACATCACTAACAAAATGGAAAGACGTATTTTAGTACATAAAGACCCGGAATTTGATAACTGGGCAAGACGCTACCTTTGGATGCAAAAGGAACTGCAAAAGTTAGCAGACGGCCTCAAGACACTCGGAATAGAGCCAACCGATGAGCTAATCAAACGCTTATACAGTGGCGAGAACTTAGAGGGAATGACCGCCGAAAAGCACGTTGGCGATGCGCTCAAAGGATTGCCTACAACGCTTTTGCGCACTATCTCCGACCTCTATAAAAAAGAGCGCACCGATGAGTATAACAAAGCTGTCGGAAACCAAGCCGATAAGATTGTTGAATGGCGTAGGCGCAACGATGCAAGCTCAATGATTGATTTTAATTATTATCACGTTGAGGACGGAAATATAACAATCGACCCCCGGCACACTGAATATCTGGAGAGTATGTTTTGTATGTTTATTGATAGCGACAATCGCAAGGCCGTTTATGAAAAATGGCTTGAGCTTCAAAAGGCAAAGGCCGAATTTGAAACCGCTGTCAAGAGTGCAAGCAAACGCAAAGGCTACTCCCAGCTTGAAGAAGCAAGAGGCATCACTGGTAATGACCTTATGGCCGTTGCTACTCCGGGGCAATTTTGCTTAGTCAAGATAAAGTATGACGGAGAAATGACGTTGAACGGCGAAAATTTCAGCCATATTCTATAAACGGCATTAAAACGGATGTAAATTATGACAATGAAATACCCGAGCAAACGCCCAAAAGGATTTCAGCGAGGAAATAAAGCGGGAGTTAACACCCGCTTTACCTCACTGAATCAACCAAAGAACAACGGACGCAAACCGTTGATAGGTGCAAAAACACTCCGTAAATATGGCGATGCGATAACCAAAGAGGATTTTAGAAAATCAGTAGCCATATTGATTAATCTATCATACACCGAACTTGAGGCGTTGATTGAGCAAGGAAAACAGCCTCAAGAACAAGCCCCGGTATGGTTAATAGTAGTCGCAGAGGCATTACTCCAATCCGCAAGGAAAGGTAGTGCAAAATTAATGATGCACTTTCTGGATATGGCTATAGGCAGACCGGACAAAGAAAATGACATTGACTCGGTAAATACTATCTTGAATGTTGGTTTTGAGCGATTGACCCCGGAAGAACTTGAATTGCTTAATTATTTACTAAGTAAATGATGTTCAATGTGTGTTTGTTAAACACATATTGCTGAATATCAATAAAATACATAGATTGTTTTTTGGTTTTATCGTTGAGAGCGGTTATCTTTGCACCAACATAGATAATCGCTTTCATTATGACTACAAGAAAACAACAATCAGCAGCGCAACACAATACACCTTTAAGCACGGATATAGAGGATATAATCAAGTGCGCAATATCTCTCCGGACTAAAATGCAGTGCATTTTGTGGGATAGCTCCTTTGACAATCAATTTGCCGATGAGATTGACGCAATGCAGACCGACATTAACGACATAATTGCAAAGTGCGCACCAATATTGGGATGGGCAAGAGCCGGAGAGTTGGGCGATTTTATAACGCCGGATATAGGCAACAACAAGAATATGCGAAATTGAATTGCTGGTATATCTCGGAATTTGTTTGTACCTTTGGCGTGTCTTATTTCGCATAGTCAATCAAGCCAACGAAACAACTTAAATCAATCAAGCAGTAGGAGAGCCGCCTATTGCTTGATTTGCTTTGTGGGCTATTGGTACACTCCCAAAAGTACACTTTATTTTGAGTAGTACACAATTAGTACACCCCAGCAATGAAAAATCCCCTAAAACTCAATGAGTTAAATGGGGGTTTGTGGTGCCCAGAACAGAACCACTAATATTACATTCTATTACATTGAACTACATTCATAAACATATTGATATTTAATGATTTACTAATATTTGATATAAAAATAAATTTCTCTAAAGCGCTTAAAATTCATAAAATTTGCCAGTTGTTTTGCCAGTAAAATTATTTGTGCTAACTTTGCAAGTAAGGAGAAACACACCCCTTATTAAACCCTCAATCACAATAAACAATATGGCTACTTTCCGATTTGAATTATCCAATAAACCGAACCGCAATAAGAAGTATATGCTGATGCTATGCGTAACAGTGGCGGGCAAAAGAAAAAGGATTAAGACTCCAGTTGAATTAGATAAGCCGGGAGACTTCAATCCGAAATGCCGTGGCGAAAACTGGGTCAGGGCTAATGTCGTTGGAGCAAAATCTCTGAACGCACAATTGGTAGATATTCTTGACCGCGCAAAAGACACTTACAAGGAACTTGATAAAAGTGGTGAGGTTTCATCAGCAAAGGTTACAAAGGAGATGAACAACGAGGCTGTATCCCCTTCTTTCATGGAATTTGCAAAGGAGCGGGCCCAGATGATTTACGACAACGGCGGTTGGCGAAACTGGCGCAAGTATTGCGGCCTCATAAATAAACTTGAAGCCTTCCGTAAGAAAAGGCGTATGCCAGATATAACAATTGAAGATTTGACTGTTGATCTACTGACTCGTTTTGACAATTTCCTCCATAAATGGGAGAATGAACGTGAGCCAGGGAAGCTTCTACATCCCAATACAATCGAAGTCCAGTTCAATATTCTCCGAACTCTTGTTCATCGCGCAATAGAGGTTGGAATAATGGAGGCATCAAAGGACCCGTTCCTTGTTTTCAAATACAAGGGAGTAAAGACAACAAAGGAGAAGCTTGATGATTCCGAGATGGAGCGCATCATAAATCTGGAGTTGGAGAATGACTCGGTAATATGGCACTGCAAGAATTATTTCCTGTTCAGCTACTATTGCGCAGGCATCCGTGCCGCCGATTTGATACAGTTACGGTGGGGAAATGTCACTGCTTCCGGAAGACTGCACTATCAGATGGGTAAGAATCATAAGGAGCGCGACCTATTGCTTGTAGAGCAGGCTGTGGAGATTTTGCGACATTATCACAGGGAAGACGCAAAAGCCACGGACTATATATTTCCCCTCCTGTCTAACGAAGCCGAATATGCCGGTTATGTAACGCAGGCCGATAAGGACAGAATGAGACCAGATCTGCGACACAAGATGTATCAGGATGTGTCATCAAAGAATGCCCTTATCAATAAGTATCTTAAGAAGATTGCAAAGCAAGCGGAAATAGAGAAACCTTTGTCAATGCACATCAGCCGTCACTCCTTCGCGCATATCGCACAGGAGTCCGGCGCTGAGTCATCTGCTATCAAGAATATACTTGGTCATACTAATCTTGCGACCACGGAGCGTTATATGGGTAGCTTTAACACCTCAAAGACCGATGAAACCCTCCGAAATGTGTTTGCCAAGAAACAAAGCACGGTAAATCAGGAAGAGATGTCCACAGAGTCCAAAGAAGAGCTGGCAGTAGAACTACTCAAAGGCATGACTCCGGCACAAATAATGGCTGTCATTTCCGCAATCAACAAATAATCAGTAAATTTGCATTACT